TGGCCTTATGGAGATCATGAGATAAGAAATCGAGTAGAGCCTTTAAAGAAAGATTATTCTGAGATATTAGGAAAAGACTTCTCTGAAAAAATTAATGAGTCGTTTAAATGGATTAATAGTCTTTAAAAGTTAATATAAACTGATAAATAAACTTAGGAGTGGTTATCTGCTCCTAAGTTTTTTTTGTATAAGTATAATCATGGAAGAACAAAGAATATACAGCACAATTTTAATCAAAAGAAGAGTAAAGGGCGAAGCAGGACCGCCGCCAATGCTTAATAAAGGTGAATTAGCATTCAACGAAACAAATCAAACTTTATATATTGGATCAAATATGCCAAGTCTTTCAGCCGCAGAAGAATTTTAGCATTGAAAAAACCAATTTTTTTACTAAATATGTGATATATTATGCCATCTCTAGGCGAAAGTATCATAAAATTTAAAAGATCAACAATTTCCAATAGAACACCTGATTTATCTGCATTAGAATTGGGTGAATTGGCACTGAATCTTGCTGATGGTAAGATATTTTTTAAAAAAATTAATGATGAAAACGAGTCTCTAATTTCTTTTTTAAATTCTGAGCATAATTTATTTACATTTAATCAGAATCTAAGTTCATATTCATTTCAATATGGAAATAATATAGCTGATGAAATATTTTCATCAGTTTTTAATGGCATAAATAATAAAGTTTCCGGTGCGGCATCAACAATAACAAATGGAGAAGAGAATGAGATTGATAGTAATTTTTCATTTATAGGTGCAGGATATAATAATAAAATTTTATTAGATTCTAACAACTCTTTTAATGCCGCAGGATCAAATAATTTAATTCAACACGAAAATGTTTTTACATTAGGATCTAACCTAACTAGTCATGCAGAAAATTTTACATATGTAAATAATTTAAGTTCTACGGGAAGTTTATATGTAACCAATAATTTAGAAATTAATAACAATCAAGAAACAATTTCTTTATATGTAGGATCAAACAAGGTTGGAATCAATACAGACAGTCCTACAGAAGCTTTAAGCATTGTGGGTAATGCTAGTATAACACAAGACATAGAAGTAACAGACTTTAACAAAGGTGTAATATTAAGATCACCGAATAACAATAGATGGAGAATTACCGTAAATAACTCAGGACAGTTAATTACGACAGCATTGTAATAAGTATATTATATATGCCTTATCCATCACAACCAGTTTTACCTAATTCTTTTCATGGCGGTACAACTTTTAATACTCAAATTAAAAGCTATGATCTTTTGGCACAAAGAGTTCGTAGAAGCTTGGGAGAACCTTTGATTCAAATAGAAATTAGTAGTGAACAAATCTATGAAATGATTGATATTGCAATCGAATATTTCACAAAATTTGCAGGTTTAGAAGAAGAATATTTAATTTTTAGATCCGATCTGTATAAATCTGGAGTTGGTCTTGAGATTGGAAAATTAATGAATATTACTCCAGACATGTATAATTCAAATACATCCAATCCTTCATTAAGTGCTTCTTATGATTATGATTTAGATGATTATAGAAGAGTTGTAGACGTATTTTCATTTGCAGAAGGAAACAATACAGGAGTTAATACCCTATTTACTATTGAAAATACAATCGCACAACAAGCTTATTTTGGACATTTATTGGGAAATGTTGGCTATGATTTAGTTACTTGGCAAGCTCTTAAAACATGGTTAGATACAAGAGATAAATTATTAGCACTAACTCCATATTTAAGATTCGATCCAGATTCTCAAATATTAAAAATAATTCCAGAACCATCTCAGCAAAGCAGTACGCCATATTTTGGATTAATAGGCTGTAAAATGCAAAAACCATTGAAATACTTGGTTGGTCAACTGTGGGTTTACAGATATACCCTCGCATTAACAAAAATTGCAGTTGGACATACAAGAGGTAAATTCAGCGGAACTAACCTTTTCGGAGGACAAGCCGTTAATCATACGGATTTAATGTCTCAAGGAATTGCGGAAAAGAAAGAATTAGAAGACGAAATTACAAAAGATCTTGTGGACCGCGACCCCATTCGGTTCTTCGTCGGTTAAAAATGAAACCTAAAATTGGTAAAAAAAATTCAAATTATATTCAAGGAATCTTTAGTATTTCAAATAAACAAAAATATAAAGGTTCTCTTCCTTGTATATATAGATCAAAATTAGAATTAACGGTATTCAGGTGGTTTGATAATAATCCAAACATATTATCATGGGGATCGGAAAGTGTTGTGGTTCCATATCAGTCTCCTCTAGACGGAAGAATTCACAGATATTTTGTAGATTTAGTTGCTGAGATGAAAGATAGGAATGGTAAAATTAGAAAATTGTTAATCGAAATTAAACCGTATAGGCAAACACTAAAACCGGAATCAAACAATAATAAAAAAATTAAAACAATTTTATATGAACAAACTCAGTGGGTAACAAATCAGGCTAAGTGGCAGGCTGCATCTGCGTGGGCGTCTAAAAAGGGCTATGAATTTTTCATTATGACAGAAAAACACATTAATGGTTGAATTATAATATTTCAAGATAAATATGATAAAAAGAACATTCTTTGTAATAAATATAAATTAACAACATATGTCAAAAAATGCCTATAGCCTTTTAGTCGAAGAACCAACCTATGAAGTAAAATACCTCATAGAAGAAAAAAATAAAAACACTCCTTCTATTTTACATATCCAAGGACCATTCTTAATGGCTAATGAAGCCAACAAAAATAAAAGAGTCTATCCATTAGAAGAAATGGTAAAAGAGGTTGGTCGATATACCGATGAAATGATTAGGACTCAGAGAGCTACAGGAGAACTTAATCATCCTTCAAGTCCAGAAATTAATTTAGAGAGAGTTTGTCATGTTGTCACAGAATTAAAACAAAATGGTAATATTTTCGAAGGGAAATCCAAAGTTCTTTCAACTCCAATGGGACAGATTGTTAGATCCCTCATTATGGATGGTGTCAAATTAGGGGTATCCAGTAGAGCATTGGGAAGATTGGATGAAGGTAGAAATGGTGTTAATAAAGTTTCCGATTTTCGATTGGTTGCTGTTGACGTTGTTGCGGACCCTTCGGTTCCTACTGCATTTGTAAATGGAATTTTAGAATCTAAACAATGGATACTTAATGAAGATGGAAAATTTGCACCAGTGTTTGATCGTTTCGAAAAAGCTATTTCAAATCTTCCTAGAAGGAATACAGACAAATATCTTACAGAAGAAATTATAAAATTTATAAATTGTTTAAAGACATTGTAAATATTAGAATAAATAATAAATATGAATATAAAAACCTTAATATCAAGTTTCATAGCTCAAATTTGTGAGAAGAAATATGCTACAGCAAATTCTACTCTCAAAAAAATTGTTACTGAAAAAGTAAAACAAAAAGTGGAAAAAATTAAAAAGGAAATTGCTCCTAAAAAAGAAAAAAAATCTGTATCAGATAAAAGCAATTCCAAGAAACCAAAATCCACAAAAAAATCTTTTAAAAAAAATATTAAAAAAGATTCTAAAAGAGGAATGAAGTAAGAGTAAATAGTAATATATAATATGGATATCTCATCAATCATATCAAATATTGATACAAGCGTTCTCAACGAAGAAACCGCATCTTTAATCGCAGAGGCATTTCAAACCGCTGTAGAAGAAAAGGTAACTGCCAATCTTGAATTACAAGTCGAAAAAGCATTGTCCAGACAAGACGAGGAGCATGCTGCAAAACTTGAAAAACTTTTAGAAGCGATTGATGCCGATCATTCCGATAAATTGCAAAAAGTAGTAGGAGCCATCAATACCAATCATGCTGTTAAGCTCGACAAGTTGGTTTCTTTTTATAGAAAAGCTCTCAATGAACGTGCTGAAAAATTTGGAAATAAAGTTGTAAATGAACTTAGTACTTTTATTGACAAATATATTCAATCAACTCTTCCTTACACAGAACTCAAGGAAGCTGTTTCCAATACCTATGCCAAATCACAATTAGATAAGATTAAAGGAATAATTTCCATAGATCCCGAAGCTATTAACGAAAGTGTTAAGGGTGTTATTACTCAGGGTAAAAAGAAGATTGATAATCTTGAGGAAAGATTAAATGAATCTTATAAAGATAATTTGATTCTTCAAGAAGAACTTGAAAATGCAAAATCTTCACTTCTTTTGGAGCAAAAAACAAGAGGCATGTCCAGTTCTAAAAAAGGATATGTTTTAAACTTACTTTCAGATAAATCTCGTTCTTACATCGAAGAAAATTTCAATTATGTAATTGAAATGTTCGAAAAAGACGAAACAAAAACCACTAACAAACTTGTAGAGGAAGCTAAAAAAACTTCAATCTCCAAAGATGTTAGAGTTCCTACTAAAGTATTCACAGAATCTGTTAATACTGAAAATACATCAGAAGTAACTCCCGTAAATAGTTACTTGAGTGCTTTAAAGGAAATTCGATAATTTTAAGGTGGAGAAGGTACAACGCTTTCTCGAAACGCTAAATCCAAAGGAAAAAATAACAAAAATATGACTAATGTAAAACCCGCACCCGGATTCATTGACAAATCCCGTGCTAATCAACTCCTCGAAAAATGGGCACCCGTACTTAATTACTCAAGTGATAAAGTCCGTCCCATTGAAGATGAACACGCTCGCGTGACAACTGCCATGCTCATGGAAAACCAAGAGCGTTGGTGTTTGGAGGAAAATGGTAACTTTGCTGGTAACGGTGGAGCTTTCGGTAGTGGAAGCACTATCGGGGGTATTTATACACCTCCCGGTAGAGTTGGATCGAATGACGGTTATGCCGCCAACGATGCTCGTTTACCAAAGGTTCTTATACCGATGATCAGACGTACCTTCCCAGAGTTGATTACTAACGAAATTGTTGGTGTCCAACCGATGAGTGGTCCTGTTGGTCTTGCTTTTGCTCTGCGCTACCGCTACGATGCTAATAGCTTGGGTGGAAACGGAGTTGACGGTTACTCAACCGGACTCGGTCCCACACAATCAAGCAATTACAACGTTGGGAACACAAACTATCAAGTTTCTCGCGCTGGCTCGGATGGTGCTGAACTCGGTTATCAATATCTTGATACCCGTTTCACAGGCACTTCAGCTTCATCACTTACCGGAAATACTGATTTCTCGGTTGTTGATCAAGATAGAGGTGTTGCAGCTATCCTCAGCCAATTCGAACTCACTGGTAACATTCCTCAAGTAACTGTCGAATTCAGCAAAACCGCCGTCGAGGCTGGCACACGCCGCCTCGCCGCTCGCTGGTCTGTTGAGCTTGAACAGGACTTGAAAAACATGAACGGTCTCGATATCGACTCTGAATTAACTAACGCTATGTCGTATGAAATTCAGGCTGAAATCGACCGCGAAATGGTTATCAGAATGATTCAAGTTGCTCTCAATGCAGGTAGCCTTAATGGATATAGCTTCTGGTACGCTCAATCCGCCGACGCACGTTGGTTGGGTGAGAGAAACAGAGACTTCTACAGCAAAGTTATCGTTGAGGCCAACCGTATTGCTATCCGCAATCGTCGTGGTTCCGCTAACTTCATTATTGCAACACCTCGCGTGTGTGCAATTCTTGAAATGTTGCCTGAGTTTCAGTGGATGCCAGTAAACGGTAACGTTAACACTCAGCCAACAGGCATTGCCAAAGTTGGTACATTGGGTGGACGTTTCGCTGTTTACCGCGACACTCGTACAGATGCTCAATATCTCGCAGGACAAAGACAGAACCCATTAGAGTATGCCTTGTTAGGTTACAAAGGTACCGAGTATTACGATACTGGTATTGTATATTGTCCGTATATCCCTGTGATGATTCAGCGTACAGTTGGTCCGAATGACTTCTCACCTCGCGTTGGTCTTATGACTCGTTACGGAGTTGTTGATTATATCTTCGGTGCTGCACTGTACTACCATGTAATCATCGTCAAGGGTCTCGGTCAAGAATTTGCACCTAATCAGACAGCACTCTATCTGTAAGTTCCAAGACTCAAAAATTTTACCCATCCTCGAAAGAAGATGGGTAATTTTTTTGTATTTTTTTATTTACTTATGATACAGATTTGTAATTATAATATATAAATATGGAAAAAAAATTATGCAAATGTGGATGTGGAATTGAATTAAAAAACATAAAAAATACATATATTTTGGGACACTCTAATAGATCTCCAGATGTAAAGCTTAAAAAGGCACAAATTTTTTTAAATAAATATGGTGTTGATAATCCTTCCAAACTTAAAGAAGTGAAAGAAAAAAAAGAAAAAACCAATCTACAAAAATTTGGAACTAAATATGCGTCTCAAAATGATGATATAAAGAAAGAAGTTAAGGAAAAATGGATAGAAAAATATGGCGTTGATAACCCCTCTAAACTTCCAGAAGTTAGAAAAATCATATCAGAAAAGAGTAAAGCATCTAGAGAAATTGTTAGAGAAAAGACACAAAAATCTTTCTATAAAACAATTTTAAAACGCTTGTACGAAGAAGGAAAAATGGGAACATTGGAACCGATGTTTGATTATAATGATTATAGAGGTAGGCTTTTTAAATATCCATTTAAGTGTAAAAAATGCTCTACTACATTTGAAACAAATTTAAGAATTGCATATGAACCATTGAGATGTTTTACATGTAGTCCTAAAATTGACACGGGAGGACAATCTATTTTAGAAAAAGAGATATGTGATTATGTTAAAACATTAGATTGTAATATAAAAGAGCAAAATAGAACTATTATATCCCCTTTGGAATTGGATATTGTTTCAGAAACTCATAAAATTGCTATAGAAGTAGATGGATTATATTGGCATTCGGAAACATCTGGAAATAAAAATAAATTCTACCATTCAACAAAGAAAAAATTAACAAATGATGCTGGTTACAAATTAATACAAATATTCGAAGATGAATGGATGGAAAAGCAAAAAACAGTAAAATCCAGACTTAAAAATCTTTTCAATAAAAACAGTAGAAAAATATATGCCCGAAAATGTATTGTTAAAAAAATTTCATCTGAAATTAAATCAAAATTTTTAAAAAAATATCATATTCAAGGAAATGATAAATCCAACATTCATTTAGGATTATACTATAAAAATCGTTTAGTTTCTGTAATGACATTCAATCCTTACCGAATAGCACTTGGAAATACACCCAAGAAAAATTGCTACGAATTGACAAGACTTTGTTCAATATTTAATTTTTCCATTATAGGGGGTGCATCAAAATTATTGAAATATTTTGAAACTAATTATAAACCAAGAGAAATTCTATCATATGCAGATAAAAGATGGTCGGAAGGAAATGTTTATAATTTATTGGGGTTTGATTTTATAGGAACAACTCAACCAAATTATTGGTACATTATTAAAAACCAAAGAAAGCATAGGTTTGCTTATAGAAAATCAGAGCTTTCAAAACTGTTAAAAACATTTGATAATAACTTAACAGAATGGGAAAATATGCAACTAAATGGGTATGATAGAATTTGGGATTGTGGACACCTTAAATTTATAAAATCCTATTCTTGAACATTTCCTTCGATTAATTCAATTTTTTTTCTAGGCTCTTTATCTTGAATTTTTAATATTTCATCGCGTGTTGCGATAACAATATTATTGGTTTGACTTCCAATATTACCCAATCCTAATTTATTAGAACTTGCTTCTATATTTGCAACTTCTAAATTGTTTTTATGTTGCTTTGCCTGTAGATTGATTTTATTTAAATGGTCTATGGCTTTTGTGGTTGCTGCTATGAGCTGTGCAAGTGCTGAAATTTCCTTCGGATCTTGTCCGGATACTACGCTATCCTTTAAATCGTTTGCTGCTGCTAATCCTATTTCTATGACTTCTGCGGTTTTGTTGTAAACATATTCTCCTACGTTTTGATCATTGAGATTGGGGGTTGTTTTTTCTATTTTCTTTTGGGATGGCACAGAATCATATTTCAACTGGTCTATAATGTTATCTATATCATTGTCTTGATCCATATTTTAAATATTTACTTGTCAACGCATAGAAATATAGTATAGTTTGAGAATGTTTAAAAGCCCAACAATAACATTCTCCAAAACTACCGACAGTGCTACATTGCCTGTACAATTAAATATAAGCGATCCGGGATATATTTTAAAATCAGCAACTTCCGGAATTATAACAACAGGAGAATTCGTGGAAGTTGAGACTGGATTGCTTATCGAAGATATTATTAAAGGTGTTTGGGCAATGATTCTTCCATTGGAAGATATGGAAAACAAACACGGAATAACAATCAAAAATAAGGTAATTAATAATTCTTTTAGGGGGGAATTGAAGATTTCTCTTTACAATACTTCAAACAAAGGATATTTTATGGAGGAGGGGACATCAGTTGCTCAGATTGTATATTTTCCTCTAATGACAATTCAATCAGAATTTAAAAATGAATCACTACAATAACCTTTGGGTAGAAAAATATCGACCAAAAACTATCGATGAAATAGTTTTGGATGCAGAAACTAGGGAACATTTCGAAGAAATAAAAGAAGATGTCCCGCATCTATTGCTTTACGGTCCTCCGGGTACTGGCAAAAGCACTTTGGCTAAAATTCTGGTTAATGATGTTTTAAAGTGTCAATATTTGTATATTAATGCTTCTGATGAGAATGGTATCGATACTATTAGAAATAAAGTTGTAAGTTTTGCACAAACACGATCAATTGATAGTAACAAGAAGGTTGTCATTCTAGAAGAAGCAGACGGGTTAACAGGCGATTCTCTTCGCATGTTAAGAAATGTAATGGAAGAGTATAGTTCTACAACAAGATTTCTTTTGACTGCAAATTATCTTAATAAGATTATCGAACCAATTCAGTCTCGTTGTACATTATTCAAAATTCAACCAACCCTTAAGGGATGTGCCGATAGGTGTATTGATATTCTAAAAAAAGAAAATATCGATCTTTCCCAAGAAGGATTTAAAGAATCTTTTGTAAAATTCTTAAAAGAAAGATTTCCAGATTTTAGGAGAATATTGAATGATCTTCAAAGATTTTCTCTGTCTGGAACTTTGATATTCAATGATGTGAATATTTCAAATTCTTATGTTTCTAGTTTAATGGAAGACTTTCTAATCAATAGAAAATCTTCCACTGAAATTAGAAAAATGATAATTCAAAATGAGAAATCATTTGATAATGATTATCACAATCTAATGAAGAGCATGTTTGAATATGTTTATAACAATAAAAACATTTCAGAAAAACACAAAAAATCTATAATGCTCGATATCGGAGAGCATATGTATAGAGACAATTTTGTCGTAGACCATGAAATCAACTTCTTCTGTTGTTTAATGGCTATTGAAAATACTATCTCTTCTTAGATTTTTTAGGACCAGTAAAATATCTCTTCTCAATAGCGGGAGACGCTGGTATTGAAGCGTGTTTACCAGTTAGTTTATTGTCAACTGGATTATTCCCCAATCCTTTAAAAGCATTTTGATCAACTGGAGTCGGTTTGCCTTGAGTGTAATCGGGGTAATTCTCGTATTTATTAGGAACTCCTTGTACAGGAGGTAAGTTTACTCCGAAGTCTAAGACTTCAATTAAATTAAAATCCCCCGGAACTTGAAACTCATTCCACTCTGTAGGGGTCTGTAGCGTTCTAGGATCCGGTTTTAATGTTAATATAATGCTCATACCGCCAGACAGGTCATTTGCATCTTTTGCGCTGGCATTGGTGCTATTAGAGGCTATGTCGTGAATGAAAAAGAAAGAATCGGGGTTTTGCTCAATACATCCTCGTAGCCAGCCATCGAATGGTGTATTTTTTTGATAATGAGTTGTATAGAAATCTGACTTGAAAAATTCCGGTCTTAATCTAACGGGAGTGTTTGTTCGGAATCCTCCGTTAGAATGATGTGTAAATGCCTTTTCGCATAAGGTTTCGAATTTATTGAATTTTTTAATCATATATATTGAATATTTACCATAAATATTTACATTACATGGCTAATATTTATATAGATAATATTATAAAACCTAGAGAAGTAAATTCCAATAAAACACTTCCAGAGACGGAAACAAAACCAAATCAATTTGTTTATACAGATCTTCATTTGGATCTTGTGTTTGAGAAAAATGTTGGAAATGGATTAAATGCTGTAGATGGAAATGATATTGTGGCTGATTACGATTCAAATGCGATCAGAAATTCTTTATATAACATATTCACCACAAAACAAGGACAGAAATTATATAATCCCAACTTCGGATCTTCTTTGGATCAATTTTTATTTGAATCTATTACAGAATTTAAAGCTAAAGTATTGGGAGATAGAATATTAAAATCTATACAAGAATATGAACCAAGAGTTCGTGTAGAATCGATAGATGTTATGCCTATGTATGATGAAAATCAATATTATGTATTTTTTAAGTATAAAATATTAAATATTGGTAGATTGGAAAATTTTCAAATAAATTTTGAAGCAAATAATATAAACATTGTATGAGTGATATCGTTCCTTTTAATAAAAATTCTTATGTTGCGTTTGATGGATTGAGCATCAGAGACATTATAATAAACAGATTAAATCAATCTAAAATATTTACAGATCAAAATTATCAAGGATCTAATATGTCAGGTTTGATAGATATTGTAAGTTATACTTTTAATACTTTATTGTATTATTTAAACAAAACATCTTCAGAGAGTATGTTTTCAGAATCACAGATTTATGAAAACATGAATAGAATTGTTAAATTAATAGACTATAAACCGATAGGAAGATTGGGACAGAATGTTCCATTTGGATTAATTGGAACTGATCAACTTGCAATTGGAAATTATTTTATTCCGAGATATAGTTATGTAAACGTTGGTGGTACTCGATTTTCGTTAAGCAAGGACATTGGATTTTCCAAACTGGGATCAGCGCAATCTACTATATCTGACATAAACAATAACTATCTATTATATCAAGGCGGTTTTCAAGAATACCCCCTTTATGTTGCTGCTGGAATAGACAATGAAGTCATTTATATTGCACTAGATGATACGATTAAAATAGATCATTTTAATATATTTGTATATGTTAAACCAAAAAATGCTACAAAATGGCAAGAATGGCAAAATGTTCATGATACATTTTCTTATAAATCTTCTGATACAGTATATACCACAAGATTTAATGAAAATTTACGATATGAAATACAGTTTGGAGATAATATAAATGGTAAAAAAGTAGAAGAGGGTGATCAAGTAGCTATCTACTATTTACAAATAAATTCAGATGCTGCTGGACTTGCTCCTAATTCATTAAATGGATTAAAATTTGTATCATATAATACTAATAGATTTAATCAAATATTACAAGATACTGTTTTTAACATAGATGAAAAATTATCTATAAATCAATTATCAAATATATTACTTTATAATGATTATCCATCAAACTCATATTCCGATTATGAAAATGTCGATTCTATACGACAGAATGCTCCTAAGTTGTTTAAGTCACAAAATAGATTGATAACAATATCGGATTACGAATCTTTTATAGAATCTAATTTTTATAATATAATTTCAGATGCTAATGTTGTTAGTAATGAAGATTATATGTCTGGTCACATAAAGTATTTGTTGGAAATTGGTTTAAACAATCCTCAAATTCAAAATCAAATTTTATTTAATCAAATTAAATTTGCCAATAGTTGTAATTTTAACAACATATATGTATATTCTGTTCCTAAAAATGAATTACAAGATTTCTTATCTCCTCCTCAAAAAGAATTAATAAGAAATGGTTTAGAACCTTTAAAAACTATAACTTCTAATATAGTAATATCCGATCCGGTTTATATGTATTTAGATTTTTATGTAAAAGATGTTAATACTCCGATTTCAGTAAATGATATATCAAATTGTAAATTGCGATTAACAAAATCTAAAAATAGTAGACGCGCATCTTCTTCTATAATATCTGATGTTAAGTCTATACTTTTAAATAATTTTAACCACAAAACAAACAAATTAGGTCAAATTATAGATTTATATAAAATAACATCTGATATATTGAATATTGACGGAATAGAAAGCATTCAAACATATAGAACAGATACTAAAAATTCCGTTAATGGATTATCGCTTTTAATATGGAATGAATTATATCCGGAGAATGATGCGAGCGTATACACTCAAAATGTTCAACTGAAATTTTTTCAATATCCAGTATTCAATCAAATTGAAAATATAATTTCAAGAATAGAAGTTGTTGATAACATCAATTCTACTAAATCAATAGATATATAAAATGGCGAAACCATACATAGCACCAAATCAAGTATTCAATTTAAATTTTGGAGAATATTTTTCTAATATTTTAAATTTCACGGGAACCTCACCGATAACATTTTCGGCTGTTGGGTTGCCGAGTGGTTTGGCCTTAAACACTTCTACTGGTGAATTGGTTGGAACTCCTGTAGAGTCTGGTGTTGTATCTTCTTATATCATAGCAACAAATTCTGAAGGATCTTATGCTTCTGTTATAAAATTTAACATTAAAAAAATACCAGATTCCAATGTATATTTTAATATTTCTCCTGTTGTTGGATATGCTAAAAATACAAAATATCAATTTACAACAAATGTGATCGAATCCTTATCTGCATATAGTGTTTTATGGGGGTTTGGAGACGGTTCTGTGTCTGATGAGATAAACCCCAAGCACACATACAATGTATCTGGTAATTATATAGTATCCTTAAATGCGTACACCAATACCGGAGTTGTTTTATTATCATCACAGTTAAGTGTTGGTCTATTATTAAACGAATCTGTATATTTTGATTATGTCCCCCCTCCTACCTTTGCTGGTCATTACAATAGATATCCATTCAAGTTAAATTTCACGTCTTCGGAGGAAGGTCCACATGTCATTGACTTAGCGGCACAGTATTCTAGATCATATCAATATCAGTCTCCGAGAAATAAATGGTCTTTTCTCAGACCGGAGTGGAGATTTTTAGATTTAAATGGAAATCCAATTACAAGTATAATTCCAAATGAAACAAAAATATATTGTAATGATTTAGGTAAATTAAATACAGATGGTTCTGGATTTGTCGCAGGAGTTACTGGAAGTGCCGAATTTTATTTTGTGGATGATATTCATAATTTCGATTTAGCATTCGAGGGAGGTGCGTATACTACAGTAATAGCAACCCTACAAACAAGTGCGGTGCGCTCTTTTAACGATAGTTTTAATATTAGTGATGACCTTCCTAGTTTTTCTAATAGTTTAGCAACTGTTTCTGTTCCATATATGGTTTTATTAAGACCACCGGATAATGTAAAAATAACAGAAAATGGAATTAGAGAATATATAAATCCTAGATGGAAAGAATCGATACAACCAATTGTAATAAATACTAATTTTGAAAACCCATTTCCAGAACCTTACTATTGGCAAGATTTTTCCAAAGAAATTAGCATTTATAATGAAAATAAGTCATTTTCGCATTCATTTCCACTAAGCGGTGACATGTCTTTAAATGTAGGTGTTTTAAATTTGAGTTCAACATTTACGCCGTCTGATGTGAAATTTTCTTGGCTAAATGAAGATGGATACAAATCCCCCGGATACTACAAGGGGTATTTTAAAACAAATCCTCCATATTCATTCAAGACTCCTGTGACCTCAACTGTATCAGCACCGCTTCCAAATCTTTCGTCTCAGTATTTCAACCCAATAATTTGGGTGTCTAATCCAAATGCTGGAATGATGTGCAATTTTCAATATATAAATAACCCAGCACTGTCTGCGGCCATGAACACTCCTAACATGAACATAGCTGTCATAAAAAACTTTGAAATGCCAGTAATAACTGAAGTAGATTTTCAAAAAGATCCGATGGCATTATCAGGATTTCATGGAATATATAGCATTGCTGCCACTACGTATCCAGCATATCATGCATGGGCATTGGATTCTGAAATGAATAGTTTATATCGACTAACAACAAATGGAAATATATTGTGTTCCATAGATATAAATAAAATTATTTCGGATAATAATTTAGGATTTTTAAGTGAAGATCAAACGTCTCCTGTTTCTATGGTTCTGGATAGTAAGCAAAATATATGGATAACATTGTATGATACAATATCTACAATAAAATTAGATAGATTTGGAAATTTCTTATTTGCTACCACTCCTCTATCCAGTACTGGATATGTTTTTCCTCCTGCTCCAAATATAGATGGAAATTGGTATGAGCAAAATACTTATTTTGATTCCGACAATTTTGCTGAATATGATTCTAATGCTTTAAATAATATAGATTTAAATTTTATAGAACCTACATGTGTCGATTCAGATTCGAATGATAATATATGGGTAACATATTCATATTTTGCTAGTGGATATATAGTAAAATATGATAAAGATGGAGCATTGTTAAATACAATTTCATATCCCGTATGTTCTTGTCCACAACAAATTGTAGTGGATAATCAAGATAATGTTTGGATAGCACTTTCTAATAATCTCAATCCTTCTCACGAATGTATTTTAGAGAAAAGAAATTCAAATGGAGTTTTATTAAGTTCTGTAGGCGATATAAGAGGATTGAATTATTTAACATTAGATACACATCAAAATCCTTGGTTTACCTTCAGTTATAGTTGGATAGGTTCCGTTGATAATAATAACGGAACTGTATTTACTACAAATCTTTCCGGATCTAATTACACCTCAAACCCTCCCGATTGGTTTGATCCAGATAGTAATATAGATGAGACATGTTTGGAAGGAATTGGATGCGATTTAAGAGGTAGAATATATGTTGTGAATTCTCTTGAAAATCAAATTTATATATTAGATTCTTATACAAAAACGTTTTTGGACAAATTTTATGTAAACCCACAAGGATTTACATTTACAATAGACAATCAAGAGGGAGAAAACGGAATGATTGCTTCTCTTTGGCAAAAGTCTCTTCAAGCGTCTGGAGATTGGACTGGATTGCGATGGATGAACAAATATGGAGTATCGGATCTTCCGTTTTTTACTAATAATAGTTACGTTCATTCTATAAGCGGAACAACAAAACAATTACACTTTGCCGAACATGAAGATTATACTTCCTTTAAAATTAATGAAAATTTCGATTTGGCTGCAAATATGCAATCATATGCTTTCATACCATCTCTACGAGAGAGTACATTTCTATTTGAGGATTTCTTAGGCTCAATATACGGAAAATACCCATTTAATAGAGATGATTTGGGAGTTTCTGTGTATGAAAAGATAGCAAATTTTGTTTCCAATCATTCTGATGTAGATTATTGTAATATAGATCAATTATATAACGTTATGAGTGAATTGGGGCTTGATGTTGATAAATTCGATTTAAATTATCCAGAAGAAATACAAAGATTAGTAAATCTTGCTAGTATAAATCAATCTAGATTATTTGGAGCCAAATCTTTAAATGAAAATTATTTTACAAAAGTAAATAATCAAGATCAAACTAATAGGGGAGATTTGATAACTAGTTTTTGTTATACGGTATCAGCTGGGCAAAAATTTGTGTTAAAAGACAAAACCATAAACAAATATGATTTGATTGAAACCTCGGAAATAAACGGATGTTCTGCATATTCCTTATCGGTTTTAGCTGAATTTTTAGGATTTAATTCATATGATTGGTCTTCTTACTATGAATTTTATGAATTTAATAATTCATATGACCTTAAACAATTAGAGGGTATAATCGATTGGTCTAATCCGCAAACAACAATAAACGAAACATTATCAAGTTCTAAATATTGGTTTGGACCCGAAGGTCTTTTGGATTTAGAATTTTCGTATGAAATATATAAAGGATTAGGTTTTATTAACAAGTGATAATAAATAATTAGCGTTGTTAAATGTTGATAGTATCTCCTCTACTGTATTGTTTACTCCAGATCGATTTTCTGATATAAATGATTTAAATTCTGATGATGTCAATATGCCAGATAATTCTAAGTATACAGAATTATATATTTCAAATAAATTAGTAGAGCAGAAAATATCGGAGTCGGTTACTGATAAAAACCCATTTATATTAAATTTTGGAAATAAAGTATTTTCATTTATTTTAGAAATTCCTATAATTTCTTCTTGTAAAGAATCCGTTAAATCGTTTAATTTATCATACAATTTTCCAAAAATTCTATGAGAATTGTAATCATCTATATACCAGTGAATCATTTTTAATAAAGTTAATGTTTTCATTAAAATTAATCCAAATTCTTTAGAATTATCAAAAGAATTTTCAACTTTTTGTGTTATTATTTGTATTTCCATTTTTATATATCTCCGTTTTTATTAAAAAATCACCTATTATTGTTTCGCTCGAACTCATCAAAATATAATTCGGGGTGTGATACTCTTCTTGCTCAGGGTCTTCTTCTTTTATATCTATTTTAGAAGAAGATAATCCCTTTCCATCTCTCGTTAAGGTAACTTCATGACCGAGTTCTTCTAATTCTAATTTTAAAGATAGAATATAATCTTCTTCTGATTTGAAAAATAATTTCCACAGTGGAAGTGGAAATATAATATTTAAAGCATCTCTTCTTTGTGTACATTTATTGCAGGGTGTTTTAGATTTGATTATTAGATATGTTATCCATCCTAATAATTTAGAATGTAAAATACATGCAATTAAATCTCCTAATCCCCTTGTGTATTTTATTTTTAAGTATGGATCTTTCATTTTAAATTTTTATGATATGCTTTATAGTAATTAATCCTATTTTTAGTTTTTTCTATAGCATTTAATATAGATTGTGACATGTCTACAAAATCATCATCTGCTAAAGAATCGTTATTTTCTAATATTTTGTTTATTTGTTGTATTATGTTTAATATCTGTATATCTATAGGGTATTTTGCTTGTATGTAATTTTTTAAATCATTTTCCAATTCTATTTCTTTTTCTGGATATCCAACATTAAATCTTATCATACCTCCAGTATCATAACTTCCTTCCCATTTCCAAAGAGACAAATCTGATTTGTCTGGAGGTGTTTCTATGGTTAATATTTGATTAGATGGAGGTATATCTTCACTATAACCTATAAATTCTTTATCTTTATTAAATAATACAAACATTATACAACTCCCGGACCTAATATTATACCATACTTTGTAACGGTTCCATATGATGAAATATATTGAGCATTTAAATTTGTTGTGAGAGAAAGTATAAAAGTTTTACCATTTATCGACAATCCAGAATTTCCGCCGAATGGTGGAAGTTGTCTATTTTTATTATCTAGTTTACCACTATCGACTCCTTTTTGCCCTAAAGAGCCTCCTGCTCCTCCCGTTGCACTATTTAAACTGCTAATACCAGAACCTCCTTTACCTCCACCCTGTCCCCCACCTAAATTATTAGATGTGAATGTGCCATCTCTGCCAACGTCTCCTCTGTATGATTTAAATACATAATTTTTAGTAGGATCTAATGGTTGAGTATTGCCTAATCCTCCTTCTCCTCCCATTCCCCCAATAATTCCAGCACCTCCACCGCCACCGCCACCGCCGAATATGTTTTCTACGTTGAGATTTGATGTTGGAAGTAGTTTTAAGTACGAAGTATCAGAAAAGTCTGCTAATCCGCCACCGCCACCACCACCGCCACCCGCTATTACGTTGTTATTTACTATGGTAACTGGATAGTTTAAAAATATAGCATCTCCTCCGTTTTCTCCGTTGTTATCAGCTGTTAATGCTTTTCCTAAATCTTGTCCATTTCCCCCGTTTCCTCCGTAACCAACTATAAATCCATTATTAACTATTTTTACAGTATCGCTGGAAGTAAACCCAGAAACAATGAATGCTGCTATATTTTTAGAGTTGCTTCCTATTTTTATATTCGCATTTATTGTTACTTCTATGTCGCTAAATCCGGGGTAATATAATCCGGTGTTATACACATAAGAATATAAATCAAAATTTTGAGTATCTCGTTCTATTGTTATTGTTAATTTTGATCTGCCGTCAGCGTTTCCGGTTTGAGTGGAAATTCTATTTCCTTGAGATGCGATATAAGTTGGTTGATATGTTTCATCCGTAAATCCCTTTTCGATATTTAATAAGGTCCAACCATCATTGATATTTTTAAATGTAAAATTTACACCATTTCCAAATGAAATATCCTGTTTTAAAAATTTTACATACATATTTCTAACTGAATATGATATTTCAGGAGATAGGGTATATGTGATTAAATCATTAGGATCTGATGGATTTACTGGTACATTATATAAAAACATACAAACTGTTATCTCATTTCCCGTATTAAAGGAATTCGCTGGATAATTTGCGTTTAAATATTTTTTAGCTAATGTTTGTAATTTTAAATCTGGTTGATTTACAGTGGGGCAGTTTATTGATAAATCATTTAAAATAGAAATATTTATAGGATATAAAACAGTGAATTTATTTTTATTCCAAAAAGAACTTAATAAATTTACAGTGGTATATCCTAAATTATATCTATCAACATTATAAAAATATTTTACAGTATCATTAAAATACTGTAAATTTGAATTTAATTCATTAAATTTTGTAAAAAAATTGTCATTTGATAAAAAATATTGACTGGATACATTACATACTTCGGTGTCCAATGATAATAAATTAAAATTGTGCTTAGATGGCGAATCCCCTACACAATCAGATTCGAATATTTCTTGTGTTAATAATCTAGGTGTCATATATTATATATATTTGTCTAATACCCAAATACAATTTTTAACTTTAAAAAATAAAGTTGATATCTTTTCATTTTCATATCTATCTTGAAAATCCATTTCTATATTGGCTGATATATATGCTTCCACCGTTTTACCTAATGGTTGTATAGGAAATCCCATTTTTAATGCGGGAAATGCGTTCACAGCTTTGGTTAAAGTTTTTTTTAAAAATTTTATTGTTTTACCGATTCTACTTTTAATTGGAATTTTTGTTACTACAGGTATATTACTATAGCTATTTATATTTTGTGTTAATGGAGGTGTCAGTATTTGTGATGTACTATATGGATAAGACGGGTAAGAGCACTCTAATGTCCGTGTTTGTTGACAAGAATTTGATTGTCCGTTACAATTAAAACCTCCATTCTCACAACTTACATATCCAGAATAGTAATTTGTACACGTAATTGAAACAATTTTATTTTGTGTTTGGCAAAATGTTCTGTCTCTTATAGATTGATTTTCACTTATAGAATTTCCGTACTGCCAAATGTGTGAATATACAATAATTTGTTGATTTTCTATATAATTTAAATTGTTGTCATTTGTCTGTACTGGAAAATTTTCATTTATCCAAGAAGATAAAGTATCTATAATTGTTTCGTTATCTATAGAATATGGAAATATTGATGGATAAAAAACTGAGATAGGTTTTATCCATCCTGCGGAATTAGTTTCAACAGTAGTACATGCACTAAATACGTTACTAGAAGCTGCTTGTATTAGAGTCGAAGTTTCTTTTAAAAATGGTCCAAATGCTTTATAATAATCTAACATTGGATTCCAATATAGATCTATATCGTTTTTAACAGCAGTTACACAATTTTCTAATCTAAGGTAATTGATATTTACAGAACTTAGAGAATCTCCTATTGTTTCGTTTTGAAATATTTCTATCATATTACACTCCAACTATTGTTTATATTTTTAAGCTTTGCCGAAATTATTCTAGCTACATTTCTATCGCTTCCTGCTCTATTCAGTCCTATTTGTAATAATTTACCACCAGTGCCTGTGCATGTTACGTTTGCGCTTGCGGATGACACGGTGACTCTGCAACCATCATATGCATTTGTACACCAATGTTTTTTATTTTTTCCGCTTCCAGAAGTATGGTTACATCCTCTGTGAGGTCTGCGGCAACCGCTGCACGATAACACTAAGCCGCCGCCTGTTGGTATACACGTTTCTCTATAGCTTCTATTAAAATTAAATGTAAACGAGCCTTGTTGGCTTACATGGAAAAATACATCAACTAACTGATTTTTATTGTAATTGGATGTGGGAAAATATATATTCATCCATGAAATTGCTTTATTTTCTATTGTTTGTTGTAAGTTTGGAGTGGTAATGCTTATCATTTCTGGATAAAATATTGTCCATTTTTTTGTCCACCGAGAACTTAAAGATGAAACTGTTGTTGCCATATCTAACCATTTCGCGCTGAATGTTTGAAAATTTGATGACGCTACCATCCATTTAGCACTATTTTCTGAAAAACTAGTATATATTGGATACCAGTTATCTTTAAATGATGATAGATATGCAACAGAAGAATATAGTTTACTAAAATTAAAATTTATAAGATTCAAACTATTTTTTAAACATAGATTTTGATCTATTAAATAGATATTAGAACATGTAGGATTTATTTTTTTAAAACTTATCATAGCCAATTTATTTTATATAATGAAGATTCTGCGGGTGTTAATTTTTTAATATTATTTTTAATAGACTCCTCTATTAAAAATTTTAAATCATCTTTTATATTTAGGTTATGTATATTAATATTAAAGTATTTGCTCTTGTTTCCGGGTAATTGATTTTTATACCAATATTGAATTTCTTCTATGTAGTTCCTATCACCAACTAAAACATTCCAAGAAAGATCTTCTCTGTTACTCGAAAATTCCGAAGAAAAATATAACTGTTCTGTTTCTCCGATAGTTAGCGATTTTGAATATATTCTTAAATCTGATATACTTCCTATAAATTTATTTGTATTGTCTATTCCTATAATATCATTTAATGTTGTGTTCTTTATAGTAGCAGCACCTAATAATAAAGAAGATCTATATTCATAATTCAACTGATATTTTCCAGAATCAAAATATGCCGAATCCACTTCTATGGAATCTATAAAATATTTTGCATAACCTTGTGTCGAATCAAATGTAAAAGTAAACATGTGCCAACCAATCGGAAGAGATTCCGAGTTATAATTTAAAGAGAACAATTGAGGTGTTTTTCCATTCGGCTCTGATATCTTAAATTTCCATGACACATTTTTTATTGCGGCTCCGTATTTTCTTAAAAATTGATATCCAGTAAAATCTCCTTTTGCGTAGAATTTGAAATCGGAAGTATTTTTATCGAGCAATGCTCTTAGATCTAATTTCGATAATAAATTTCCAACTTCATCTATTAAATACGCTTCATTGTCCCTATTATCTATTAATATTAATACGTCATTATAAAATGTATTTTTATTACATCTATTATTATCTAATGGAATTCTTATAAAATTTAAAAATCTAAATGTATTCTGTGAAAAGCATAGGTTTAAAGGAGATCCCGAATTCTTTCCTATTCTGAATGAAAACTCAAAAATTCCCTTTTCGGTATTTAATTTAGATATGCGATCCTGTTCGTGTGATATCCAAATATTATTTTTAGAATCGCATGATATTTGTTGTACAAATCCTACATTAGCATATACTTGTCTGTTTTTATATAAATTGCCTCCGACTGCCTCCCATATGTTATTATTTCCATCTATTATGGAAGAGTTTCCATAAATTTCAATAACATTATTATTGCTATCTAATTGTATTCCATTTACACTCGAATCTGTGATTATATGTGTGGATTGAATGCTTCCATTCTGATCAATAATAACATATTTTTTAAGACTATTATCATATAGATACATGTTCTGATTGGAATCCATTTCAAGTTGATCGATTGTATCTAATGATAGATATCCGGACGGTATTGTGTATACTAAATTGTTTATCGAATCGTATTTATGACCTATAATATTATTAGAATCAAATATCCAATAGTTATAATCGGGGGTTCTTTGTATGAAAGAGAAGTTAGAATTATAAATTCCATTTAATGGATTTTGAGAAAGTTTGTTAAATTTATAATTAAAATTATACGAAATTGATGATGTTTGATTTACTATTGTTACTAAAGGAGAAGATAAAAATCCTTCATTAATCAAACCAAACCCGCTGTCATAATAGTTTCCAAAAATTTGATCACCGGATATATTACCCCAGTCATCTACATTAACCCACATGGAAACTGTAAATTTATTTTTTTGTAGAAGTGATGTTTTTGATGGAAAAACTACATGGTTATTACCGTTTAACGTAATATAATTCCCTTTAAAGGTATTATCATCAGAAAAAAATGCCAATCCGTTATTTTTATGTAAAGAATCGTCTAGAATAGGAGAGGATAGCCAGTTTGTAATTGTTAATACATTAGCACCTTTAGGATCGTTTATATCATAATTCAAATATTTTAAAAACTCTTTACTTCCGTTTATTCCATAACGGGAATATGTGTACAATGCTCCCGGTTCCATGTACATTGTAGATGGTGTATCAAATGTTAATGGTTCGTTTGCTGATAATTTTGGGTGATATAACAAGCTTTTTGCTGTTAATGCTTCATCGAGTGTATAAAATGCTGAATTGTAATATCTATCCAACCATATTTTATCTCCTAGATTTGTTCCCGAAAGCCAAGAACATAACCAAGTATTATCAAATTTTGTAATCGACAATGGCTGTGGAGCGTCTGGAATTAGTTCTTCGTAGTTTGTTTTATATAAATATATCCTATCAGATGCATACGGCACTTCTCCTGCTACTGCACCGTCTTCTATCAATCCACATGAACTTAATGGAATTCTTGAAGATGTTGCTGGAAAATAAAATTTCGTATCTTGATCTACTTTAAAATCTATTTTTTTAGTATTTGCATGGAATCCTAAGAATATTTTATCATATCCTTTATTCTGATTCGTTCCTGTGAATATTTTATTATATACTCGTCTTATTGATGGAGAATCTGAAAATTTTGGATTTGAAGTAGAATATTCATATTCCGGAGTTTGATAGTTTTTTAATCCATGAATTTGAAAATCATAAGCACAATCACTTTCATTCACAGTGGGATTTTCTACAGGATACATTCCCAAGTAATTTTGAGAGCATAGATTTTCATCAGAAAACTCTTTGTTTATTTCTAATTTATTTTCCGAGTATATTGGATTTGTTTTGTATTTCACTAAAAAACTATTAGAAACGCTATCCAAAAATTCCTCATCATTATATCTATACGAACCTAATTTAAAAAATGAGTTTAATGGTAAATTTTGATTTTCAGTTAATGATATAGAACTTAACATTAAAATGTTTGAACTGTTTATTAATGCTATTTTATTATATAAATTATCATATTTAAATATGTATATATTGTTGCGTTCTAGTATATAATTAAATTTTTGATTGTTTATATATGGCAATATTTGTTTACTAAAAATTAGTTTATCACTTGAAATTGTTAATACATTTCCTATTTTATTTTTTATTATTATAAAATCATCTTCAAAGAATAACGTTAATACATCAGAAGAATCTGCCGATACTCTATCACTTTTTATTAAAATATTCGGATTATTTGGAATTGCAGAATTTGCATTAAATATTGATAGATAATACCCATCTAAAGTTTTTATGGGAGATTCTATTTTTTCTAATTTTTCTACATCTTTGGGGTTTTCTTTATTAGTTACAAAATATGAATTATAAAACATGGAAGTAAGAAATGTTCCAGTTTTTTTATTAAATGTAAAATCTGTAGAATTTTTTAAAAAATTATGCAAATAAAAAAACATTCCATTATTACATAATATGGATTGTTTTTTTGTAGAAAATTGATCTCCTATGATATTAAAATCTATAGGCTTCCAATATGTAGAACATAAATTATTAAATATACTAAACGTTGATGCCATTTATTATATTTAGATAAAAAAATAAAATTACTACACTATTTCAACTTTAATTCCAGATATACAAGGTTTTTGAGTTTGAACAAATCCCCTCCAAGAACTTACGGAATAGCTGTAGCTATCTCTAGAGAGTTGTCCATATCCAGCTTCGTTTTGAATTAAAATATCAAAATATGTGGTATATCCAATTGATTTTGTTTGTAAATGATATATAAGAGCGTCTGGAATATCTAATACCATAAATTTCTCATCGGGAACATCGAATTGTGATATTAAAGATGCGTCAAATGACGGATTTAACGCAGAAAGATTTTTAATTGCTGAAAATGGATTATAATACGAAAAATTTAAATTCTGTAAAATACTTGTATCTGAACTGCTTAAAAAAACATTTTGTATTTGATAAAAACTTTTACCAGTTATTACGATTTGTTTTTCCTGTTTTGCTGATAATATGGGATTTACTATATACAGATTGTAAGGGAATACATCGGTAGCACTTGGTTTTGCGTATACAATAATTCTTGAATCGTAGCTCATAATTCTGGTAAATTAAAAAAATCACCTTTCGGGTTATTTGTTATGAAAAACTTTTCATCAATTGTATATATTTTTTTCACAATTTCGTCTGTTTTTTTAAACAACCAACCTTTAATTGTGAAACTGGTGTCACATGTTATCCTAAAATTTTGAGTACCACCTATATCTGAAATAGGATAAGAAGTTGTAATATTTCCACTCCACAATACTTCTGTTCTTATTTCATAATTGTTTGCAAATGGTAATTTCCATGAAATTATTATATAGGGATCACAATATGGCGCAAAATTTGATATTATTTGATCCATATCGCTTTGAAATTTAGTAATAATACTCATATTAACACCTATGTTTATAGGAACGGGTTGAGGTATTGGTTTTACAAAATTATTTGTTTCTGTGTTGAATTTATTTACAATAAATCCATCTATTTTATTAGAAACCCTATTCTGATCTCTGGTTATACCGTTTAAACTAACGGCTACTACAGGAACCGATATTCCTCCGGGAGCAGGATTTTCTAATGATGCGTACACTCTCTGCTTTGGCGCATATACATAATTTACAGGATATCCACTTAAGGATCCTCCAACAGTTTTATCATTATTATATTTTAATACTATAATATCATTAAAAGCTGCAACAAATTGCTCCATTAATGTTTGTATTTCAAAATGGAATGTATAATTCTTCACTAATAATATTTAGTCAAAAAATACGATCTAAAAAACATTTAGGTAGAATATTTTTATTTCTAATAATAGAATTTACCGCATTTCCATCTAAAATATATGTTACGGAAAAATCTTCTTTTGATCTTGTACATCTACCGGACATCTGTACTAAAGTGTTTAGCATCTTCATCATATAATATTCCTTATTGATTTCATATATGTGTTTAATTCTCTTGGAATTTAATGGAAGAAATGGGGCTTTTACTATAACTTGAAACCTACCCAAATCACCGTCCAAGCTTATTCCAGTATCCATCGATGGGCTTACTATAATACTATCATCCAATCGCTCACAATGTTCCTTTATTACGGATTCATTGTTATATCCAATATCTCTGAAGATAAATCTATCATTTTTACCAACCATGCGTTTCAACTCCTGTGTAATTGCATTGGTATGCGTGTGTATGATTCCCTTTTCGCCCTTATGTTGTTCACATAGATATAATGTAGCTCCTAGAATATTAGGCAAATCCTTATTCTTATTTTTGTAAGAAAGGCTGTATTTTTGAGAAGTTTTTATTGGGGATTTTTGTGGATTGAATGCCGAAGGTACTTCGATGTATTCATATTCGCCCTCGGATATTCCTAATGTTTTTGCGAATTGATAATGATTCGTGATTGTTGCAGACATCATTAAAACCATATCGGCTCCCCTAAACAACTTTCTTGCAATAGGCTTGATATCTAGTGGGACTAAAGTAACTCCATCGGAATCCTTACTTTCTACTATGTAATTGCAGTCTGTAAATACTTGCAATATTTCTGATATGGAATTATATATTAAATTTATCTTGGAAAGATTTTGTGTATCTCGTTTAAAAATAGCAGTATTTTCGGAAGAATCCTTACTTTGCTTGGATAACCTAGATTTTAATTTTTCTATTTCACTCTCGATTTTTATAAAAATACCATTCAACCACAATAAAACATCTTGAGATTTTTCGGTTTTTAATTTTTGAACTTCGATATTATATGAAAGTAAATTTGAGTAACTTATATTCAAAGTGTATTGCGATACAATTTCATCTTCAATATCAGAAGCTTCATCACAAATATAAATTTCTCTTTTTCTCAGAAATTCCGGAAGATTCATAAAAACTCGATAATTTAAAATTGGATCCTTTGAAAGTAATGCTTCTTTTCTTGCTTTGTAATAAGGACATCTATCCATAGCAAAGCAAGACTCTTTAAGGTTTGGCGTATACAAACAAGGGGCAAAATCTACTGGTATATTCGGATCGATATCACAACTGTAATTAGATTTCCCCTTTAAAACTGAAATATCCGAGAAAAGAGATTTATATTGTTCCTGAAGGGATTTTGTTACAGTAAGAATAACAGAGCCGAATGATTCTTCATTGAGAAAGGCATCTTGATATTCATATCCGTTTCCGGATTTGTCTTTTTTATAAATACTATAATTATCTATCAAATTTTTCCGATAAGAATCTATTTCTTCGGAAGAATTTCCTACGGATGATGCTATATGAGATTTGCCAGATCCGGTGGGCAAAGATGCTATTACAAATTTTTTACCACTTTTAAAGGCATTTTCAATTTTTTTTAGAGCTACTTTTTGGGATTCTCTAGGAGAGGAGTCTTTCGGAAAAAAACTTAGATAACTGGATTCAATTATTGTTTGCATTGTTATTGGTCAGCACTAAATCTACAGATTTTCTGACACAATTGCAAGGATTAAATACCAATGTTTCTACATTTCTTCCAACATGACCTCTTTTATAGCATTTTGAACATGCTTTAAACTCTTGTTTGAGAATTATTTGTCCATTATTCAATATAGGTACATCTTTTTCCAAAATTTCGTAAAAAGTTCCGGAAAACACACTAAATATTTTTTTTGTATTATTATTTTGCATCTATTGTTAGAATTTTATTCCAAAATTTATTGGAATTGTTTTTATTTGAATAAATTTTTAATAAGGGTTCTGTTTCGGGGGAATGTTTTGTAAGGGTTTTAATTCTATAATCAAAATATACCAAACAGTCATCCTCATGAATTTCTACATCAAATGGAATGGGTATTTCTATTTTTTCTTTATTCTTTTTTACTGTATCTATTATAAGTGTAATGTGAAAGTTTTTTTGATAAAAAAGTATTAACTTTCCCCGTTTGAACGATTTTTCAGAAAGCTCGAGTGATATTTGTTTTTGTAAAAGAAACATACACGCTTCTTCGAGTTTTGTTTTGTGAATATTCATTTTTGCATAAATGTAGCTTTTTGAGCCGCTGTCATTTTTCCTAATACTTTATCGAAGTATTCCCAAAATTTTTCTTGAGGTTTAGTGGGGATAGCTGAAACGACAACTGTAGATTCAACTGGTATATTTCTCCAATCTTGAAATAATAAATCCCAAACCGTCAATAAACCCTTAGATTCCGCATCGTATTGTGGAATTTTTGTTGGTGGTTTGAAATTTAAAATCTCTTTTCCCATAACAGAGTTCAATAATTCAGCATCTAGGGTAGCCAACATTCTTCTTGATCTTGGTATTCCAACCAATCGAAGTCTTCGGTTGAATTTTAATTCAACCAGATTAGAATTGCATAGTTGTTTTAATCCCCCTAGAGATAATTTCATTCGGATGTATTTGATTCGCAAATACCAAATATTCTCGCTTCATTTAAGAACACTATATGTTTCAATCCATTTAAATTAGAAACTTGTATTCCTCGGTCGTTTGGGAAAACAATGTTATCCCCTTCTTTAACGGTTCGGCAGTTGGGTCCAGCTAGTAAAACCTTGCCAACTCTCCATACATGGTTTACGGCGTTTATAGGAACCCACATGCTTCCTCGTTTTACTAAGTCTCCATCCTCATTTATATCTGAAAATTGAACCATGAGAATATCATCTAAAACTTTAGTTAGTTTCCATCCATCGAGTTCAAATTGACTGCCTTTGTAGTTATCAATCTGTACTAATCCACCAATTAGGTCTTCTTGTTCGGGTCTTTGTATCATAATTTATTTTTATTTATTAATGTAATTAAAATCTGCAAGTAGTTTTTTATATTCCAAGATTTCTCTATTAGAAATTTCTAAATGTATATGCATATTATCATCAGTATGTAATACGTCATCTATATTATTAAAGTTTTCATTTTTAGGGGCAACGTTTTTTTGTTTTTGAATGTATTTAATATTTCTAGTGTTTTGAGGTATTATCTTTTTCAATAATCTCAAATTATCATACTTCAGAGAACATAATCCTTTTTTTGTTAGCCACCTATTTGTTGTTAGGTTGAGTATATTTGCAGATATACCATCAACCATGGAAACCCACCTATTAATAATAAATTGAGAAGGAAGATCAGGCTCCTCAATTTCTAATACACCTTTCTTTTTAAGAACAAAGTCTAAATTTTTAAAAAAATTATCGGATTGCATATTTTTGCTTGAATTTTATAGAACTGTTAAACCATTCAGGAGAATTCATACTATTTCCTAATCCGAAATGTGTCACTTTAATGGGATAAACTCCTATTTTAAGTTTATTTTGATTGGCAGTCAAGCAAAAAGAAATATCATAATGATGGAATTCAAAATCCTCATCAAATTTTGTATTTGTTTCTAAAAGACGATTTACATTAACTCCTATAAATAAACCATCGATCAATAATGCTCTTGATGGCGTTTTTCCAAATGGTGTTGTCCAAAATAATTTATCATGTGAATGACAAACCTCCCCTACAAAATTATTTCTAGGAGACATTAAGTGCCAAGCGGACATTTCACTGTTAACATCGCAAGATTTTGTTCCCGCAAGTCCTACGATATCATATTTTTCAAATGCGGAGCACAATTTCTCTTTAAAAAACAAATCTTCTATTATCACATCATCATGTACAAATACTAAAAATGTATCCTTATTACTTTCGCTTATGAATTGATTATAAATTTTCGGAAGTCCTTGTTTATTTTCATAAACAATATGCGAATCTGAAAATTTTAATAACTTATCAAGGGTTAAACATATTTTTGATTTTTCTTTAAATTCTTTTTCGTTATATGGAGTTGCAATTACAAATTTGTATTTAAAATTATTCATGTTGTAGTAAATATAAATATTATAGCAATAAAATGAAAAAAATCAAATCAACAACAAAAAATATTCATAAAACATTTACTGAATCCTCATCCCATCGATCAAAAGATTCTACTGATTATATCAAATTAGCACAGACTCCGGAATATGGTTCGTGTACTGTTGAATACAAAAGAAACAATGTTATTGTTATAACCCCGAAAGACCCAAGTATACCAAGAAGAACGGTTCATGCTGGACAAAAAGCAGAACACCCTCTTCGTAGGTGGTTGGCTGCTATGAAAGATTATGTAGAAACTGGAAAAAAAAGTTCTGCTTTAACTGCACCTTCGGAAGTAAGTAGTGTAGTTCCAAAAAAAGAAATTAAATCCATTGAAAATATGTCAAAAAAGGAAAGAAAAGCTCATATGAGATCACAAAAAGAATTTAGAGAAGGTATTTTAAATATTATAAAAGGTTCTAATGCAAAAGATTGTGATATTCCTTTTATTAAATCATTTTATTCTAGCCTTATAAAAGAACAGGAAGAAGAGGTACCTGCCTCTGATGTTCTCGATCAAAAAACTCCTGATGATTTCACACCAGATAGAACTCGAAAGGATTATGAAGATTCTTTAGAGCCACAAACTGATAAAGAATCATTCGATATTGAGGGATTAGATCCAAATATTTCTACTGAAAGTATTAAAAAAATCAAAGAGTGGTCTGGTAAATTAGATAAATTTGCAGAATTTTTAAACGATCCTACAGATCAATCCTTACATAAAATTCTTGCCGATAATGATAAACCGGGAAGTTTGCTTCGTGGTATAACTAGAAAAGCATCTGATTCTATTACTCGTATTGCAGGAGAAATTGAAAAGTTAAAAGAAGTTTTAAATTCTTTTATTATCATGGCTCCCAAAAAATTAAGAGATTCAGAACAATTGCAATAAATTTAATACATATTATCTATAATAGTATTAAAATGTATTTCATCTAGATTTTCAGAAACCGCCCATTCGTTAAAATCTTTGTATGGAACATCTATCCATTTAAAAATAGATTCTCCGTTCATTACTTTCGACTTTGTGAGTTCTTTTGAAGTGCTATCCACCTTTGGATTATCTAAAACCCACACCTTTTTATGAAAAGGAAATGCGTTTAATTGAATTTTTTGCTTTTCTGTTAAGGTCAACCCCGCAACGGCAACGCCATTTTTAACCATCATCGCATCAATTGGACCTTCAAACAAAAATATATATTCAAAAGTAGGGTCTACTCTTTCAATTCCAAATAAACTCTTTTCGTGTCCAATTTTATTTAAATACCTAGGCTCGGAACCATCTAAAGAGCGGGTTTGATAAAATATAATCTTTCCAGACAGATCATAATACGGAATACAAAGCCTATTTGAATGAATAAAATCTTTAAATGATATAAAATACAAAGGACTTCTATTGATAGCGGTGTCGAGTTTTCTACTTTTTATATAATCCAAAGATTTTCTAAAAAACTCATTTTTATTATAAAAATTATTCTGTTTAGAATCTAAAATATTTACAGAATCATATGGAAGACTTTCAATTTTCTTGTTAACCGTCTTTTTTTGTTTGAGAATAATATGCCTTGATATGTCTATCGAAGATTCACCGCAATACAATTCCTGAATAATTTCTTCTTTAGATAAAGCGCATATTTCGCCTATCCAATTGATATAATTCCAATGTTTTGAACAATTAAAACAAAAAAAGGAGTTACTTTCTGGATAAAAAAACAAACGTTTCTTTTTTAACCAAGACTTGCCTTCTCTACACGATGGACATGAACCATTATATGTATTTGTAAACTTATTATACGTGGGGTTTCCTGCGTGGGAATAGAATTTTTCTACAATATAGCTAGTCTTGTTGTCCATTATAATTTTGCATTATAGAACAACCTCTTTAGTTTGTCAATTCTACTTCTTCCAAAATTTTCTACCGAAATAATCTTCTCTATCACCCCAAGAAGACATGTCATCATTGTTTGTGGTGTCTACTGTTCTTTTAAAAGTGTCTTCTATTTCAGGGCTATCGTCGAGTGGGTTTGAGTCGCCTTCATCTAAGTCTGGATCTAAAACCGGAATGTCATCAGATTCAGAATCTCTTATATAAATTTCATTTCCTACTTTATCTATAATGCCTTTTGCAAGCATGGAATCCAATATATCTTCTGAGTTAGGAAACTGGGCTTCTATGTCTCTGACTGTTGTGGTTTCTTCTGATTGTTTTATAAAATTATATATAGAGGATTCAGCGGTTGTCATTCCCCATACATCTTCCTCGGATTTAATCATTCCTGTATATTCAGAATCATTTTCGAAAGAATCTTCCATTTCTTCTCCTTTTGAGGCCAATCCATATTCTTTATGAACAATTAAATTTATAATAGATTTTGCAAATCTTTCTACATATGTTTTTCTCTTTTCTCCTTTATAGGAATAAAAATTATCTAAAATACTTGATATTAAACCTCTTAAAGATGTAAAATCTGTTGGGCTATTTTCTTTAATCGATTCTGCTATCTCTCGAAGTGTAGATTTTATTTGATTTGAATCTAGATTTCCGTATCGAGGACTACCTTCCCAGCTTGTTATTAAAACATCAAAGTCTCCATCATTTAATTTTTGAAGCATTTTATCTGCATTTATTTGTATTAATGCAAATTTATCAATATTAGATGTTCTTGCTTCTTTTAAATAATATTCTTGAGTGTAGTGTTCAATTAAAGTATCAAATTTCATATTAAATATTATTTATCTATTAGGAACGTAAATATCTGAAATTAAACTTTGATCTTCTTCATATGCTTTACCTTCTAAGGTTAGATACATTTCTGTAAGTTTAATTCTTTCTTCTCTATTTCCAAATATTTCTATAATCGGAGGAGTGTCTTCTACAGGAAAAATTCTTCCATCTTGTTGTTGATATGATTTTAAAAATATTTTAAATATATTATCAATTTCTTCTCTATAAATCAAATCATCATCCCGCATCTCGTCTTTTTGAAAATCTACGGGAGAAAATTTTGTTATAGGAAAAAAGAAAATAATATCAAAGGACTTTAATGCTTCTCGTACTATAATCCTAGATTCATCCAAGTTTTTATCGGATATTTTACCATTTAAATTCAACCAACTAGAATATGCCAGATTATCTAAAATACACCTATCGAATATTACGTTATCTGTCCTAGAATATTGCTGTGATTCGTCCAAAAGAGCATTTAAAATTTCTCTCTGAGACTCTTCTGTTCCGTTTTTTGAGTGTGCGAGGTTTTTATCTTTAATAAAATCCCTATAAGTTTTTTCTGGAGTCTTATAATTTGTCCATTTTTTAAGGAAATCTTCAATGTATGTGCTTTTTCCTTGGCAGTGTGTTCCTGATATTGCTATTTTCATAATTAAATTCTGGTTTGTAGTTCTGGAAAATATTGTAAAAATTCATCTTCACCTACGTTACAGGAAGAATCCATTTCTACATTTTTACATAAAATGTTAGGATACGAAGATCTAAGTTTAATTGCTAAATTAGCAATTGTGTCATATTCTTCTTTATACCAATTGCTTGTTATAGGATACAAAGAGGAATATAATAAAGACTCTAGTAAAATTCTGTATTCGTTTTCAGATAAATTTTCAATATTCATTGATTTGAATATTAACATACTTAAATTTAAAAATCAAATATTTTATTCAGTTTCCGGAATTGTTTCTATTTTTCCCAAAAAAGTCATTAATTTATTTTCAATTTTATTTAATAATTTTAAATCATCCGTATCTATAGTTATATTTGATAATGCTCTTTGTTCTTCAAAATCAGAAGATAATGATTTGTATATAGCTTTTTTAAGTGCTTTTAACAAAGTTTTATATTTTATAACATCTAATGCAACGTCTTCTTCTTCTGGAAGTGCGCTATTGATTGTATCATCCATTTGCAATGGTGATATTTCAACGGGATTTTTTTCTTTTTTATCAGAGTTTATGTCATCTTGCTCTTTTAATACAGATTCTAAAAGTTTTAAAAATTTGCTCATTTAAATATTATTTACCCTAACCTTGAGGTAAATATAGATATTAATATATGGCTTCAAAGAAAATTAGTCAATTACCATTAAACACTTCAAGTTTACCAACAAGTGCTGTTATAATAACAAATATAGGAGGTGTTACGTACCAATCTCCTCTTTCTGCATTAGTAGATCCTTCCCCCTATAAATTTTCTAATACAAATAGTAATGCAATTATTCCAAAATTAGGAAATAATACTTCTTCTGGATATTATTCAAATGTTTCTGGTGGTAGTTATAATATTGCTTCTGGAAATTGTTCAAATGTAAATGGTGGTAGTTTTAATACTGCTTGTAAGGGTTTTTCAAATGTAGCAGGAGGTTATTGCAATACTGCTTCTGGATATTATTCGAATGTAGCTGGTGGCATGAATAATACTGCGTCCGGAGATTACTCTAGTGTTTCTAATGGTCTTGAAAATATTTCTTCTGCAAATTATTCAAATATAGTTGGTGGTGTTTTAAATACTGCTTCTGCATATGCTTCAAACATTGCTGGGGGTTGGGGGAATAACGCCTCAAACGATTATTCAAACGTTGCTGGTGGCAGGTCTAATACTGCTTCTGCATGTTATTCAAACGTAGCTGGGGGTTATATTAATACTGCTTCTGGATGTTATTCAAACGTTGCTGGAGGACGTAATAATACTGCTTCTAATTATATTTCGAATGTTGCGGGTGGTGGTTATAATACTGCTTCTGGATATTATTCAAATATTACTGGTGGTTATGGTAATACTGCTTCTGGATATTCTTCAACTATTGCGGGTGGTTTTTGTAATACTGCTTCTGGTCGTTATTCTTCAATTTTAGGCGGACGTAACAACAATACCAACAACCAATGCAATACGTTTATTTTAGGTTCTAATATAACAGCAAATGCACAAGATACTACATATGTAAATAATTTATTTGCTACTAATAATATTGTAATTCAAGGTTCTTTGAGTGCTGCTGGAGGTGCGACATTTGCAGATACTGTTTTTACAACCACTAGCGCATTAAGTGTTGTTAATTTAGGTGTTGGTCCTGCTTTATATGTATATCAAGCATCTGGTCCGTATGATGTTGCTTCATTTGTTGATGGAGACGGTATAGAAGTTTTACACGTTGGTAATGCAAATTTTGGTCAAACCGGAAAAATTGGTATAAATCAAAGTTTTCCTAATAAAGAATTAACAGTTACTGGAGAAATCAGTGCAACTGGAATTATTTATGCTTTAAGCGGAAATAGTTCTAGTTGGAATTCTGTTTATAATTCAGTTTTATCAAATTCTGCTAATAATGCTTCTATAAATTATGTAAATTCCAATTATCTTCCATTAACCGGAGGAACTATAATAGGTGAGGTTAATGTTCTATCGGGATTGAACGCGGGTTATGGAAATTTAACACTAGAAATAAATGAAAATAGTGTTTCTGTATATGGCCCGTTAAGTTCTAACAATACAATTTATGATTCTGTTGGAAATTCAACAGAATGGAATTCTGTTTATACTACAGTATATAATACTTCGGCTGATTGGGATTCTACATATACAAATCAAACAAATTATTTACCATTAAGCGGTGGAACAATAACAGGTGACGTTACTATTTTATCTGGTTTAGAAGTTGGGTATGGAAATTTAACACTAGAAATAAATGAAAATAGTGTTTCTGTATATGTACCGTTAAGTTCTAACAATGCAATTTACGATTCTGTTGGAAATTCAAATCAATGGAATTCTGTTTATACTTCTGTTCTAAATACGTCTGCTAGTAATGCTTCTATAAATTATGTTAATTCTAATTATCTTCCATTAACCGGAGGAACAATAACAGGTCCGGTTGAAATAAATGCATCAGAGGTTGATAATGTATTAAAATTAAAAGGAAAGTATGGCGGTTATTTAGACATAGTATTAACCGATGAGTCTTTTACAGCTGGATATCCTGCTCCGGTTGGATCTATTGGATCATCCGGTGAGGGATTTTCTGTAAAATATGGAGTAGGAGATACTCAATGGGGTAAGGTTGTTTATAGTACTAATTTTGACGAGGGCGATGAAGCTACTATTAAAAATCTAAAACTAGAAAAATTAAAAGATGGTAATAACAATTTTGTTTTAGATACGACTGGTGGGTTTAATGTTTATAATACTGCTAATTCAAATAAAGCTATAGAAATTGTTGATAATCAACTTTTATATAATGTTTCTAATGAAGTAGTATTAGATTTTACAGATAAATTTTATATTAAAAAAAACACAAGAATAGATGCAGATGTTACTATTTTTGGAAACCTTACATCAACTGGCACTCAAACATTTGCAAATACTATATTCTCGACAACAAGTTCATTAAGTGTTTATCATGTTGGAACCGGACCAGCATTATGGGTCGGTAACTATGGAACTGGTGATATTGCTTCCTTTTATGACTTAGATAAAAATATAGAAATTCTTCATGTCGGAGGAAATGATGGAATATTTCCTAATGTTGGTGTTAAAACATCTTATCCTAATAAAGATTTTACAGTTAACGGAGAAATTAGTGCTTCTGGTGATATATGGACATCTGGAAGAATTATTTCTGATATTATCGAAACAGGATCAGGAAGTATTACACTCTTTGTTTCTTCTGGGCTTGTTGGTATTAATACAGAACTTCCAAATAAATCTCTTACAGTTAACGGAGAAATTAGTGCTTCTGGTGATATATGGACATCTGGAAGAATTATTTCTGATATTATCGAAACAGGATCAGGGAGTATTACACTCTTTGTTTCTTCTGGGCTTGTTGGTATTAATACAGAACTTCCAAATAAATCTCTAACAGTTAACGGAGAAATTAGTGCTTCTGGAATTATTTATGCCTTAAGTGGAAATAGTTCTAATTGGAATTCTGTTTATTCATCATGGGAAACTGCATCTGCAACTTCTATTGTTTCTTACAATGATACTAGATTTTCAAAACTTTCTAGCCAAGCATATAAATTAACATATCCTAGGCTTTCGATAAGTCCTATAAATGGAAATAATACTGCTTCTGGATATTATTCAAATGTAAATGGTGGTTATGGTAATAATGTACTTGGAGATTATTCAAGCATAGGTGGCGGTATTTGTAATAATGCGTCTGGATATGTTTCGACAATTTCTGGTGGTAGAAGTAATACTGCTTCTGGATGCAAATCAACAGTAAGTGGTGGTTATTGTAATAGTTCTTGTGGATATAGTTCAACAGTTTCTGGTGGTTGTTGTAATACTGCTTTTGGATATGCTTCTAATGTTTCTGGTGGTATATCTAATACTGCTTCTAACTATAATTCAAATGTTTCTGGTGGTAGAAGTAATACTGCTTCTGGATGTATATCAACAGTAAGTGGTGGTTGTGGTAATAGTTCTTGCGGATATAGTTCAACAGTTTCCGGTGGTTGTTTCAATACTGCTTCTGGATGTGCTTCGAATGTTTCGGGTGGTATAGATAATACTGCTTGTGGCGATTATTCAAACGTTACTGGGGGTCGTTTCAATACGGTTTCTGGGGCGTATTCACACGTTGCTGGAGGTCGTGATAATATTGCTTCTGGAGATTATTCTGCGATATTGGGTGGTAGCTGTAATGATACCAACAATAAATCTAATACTTTTACTTTAGGTTCTAGTATAACAGCATCACAACCAAATTATACATACGTAAACAATTTATCTTCACAGAATAATATTAATGCTACTGTTATAAGCTCTATGGGTGGAAATTCAAATCAATGGAATTCTGCTTACTCAAACCAAACAAATTTTCTTCCATTGAGTGGTGGAATAATATCAGCAAACTCTTCTACAAACGCATTAACCGTTGTTGGTAATATATCTGCAACACAAAATTATTTTTCTGGAAGCAATAAATCAGTATTTACACCACAAACAAATACAGTCGGTATTAGTGCAATAAGTAATATTGTTGCTGTATCGGTTTTACCCGCAACACCAAATCCTTCAACACTATATATTATTATATAAATATGATTCTTAATAATATTCAAAATGGTTATATAGGAAATAAAGAAATTTCTAGAATTTATCTTGGAAATAATTTAATTTTTCCAGCCTTAAGTGGATTTTGGCAATTCACCGAAATAAATTCTACTATTACTGCATTCTCTGTTACCACAGTTCCTTCTGGTACAATAGATATTGATTGGGGAGATGAAAACGTAAGTACTATAAATTCTGGACAAACGATAAATAAAACATATACCATTTAATTTTATGGCAAACACTTCCATTACAATTTATCCTCAATATAATAGCAATCAGGTAACAAATATTAATTGCGGAACTAGTTCTCCTAGAATTGGTGGAACAATTGATATTTCGTCTTTTCCAAATTTAAATAGTTTTACTTGTGATTCTAATGATATAACTTCTTTTAAAGGATTTGCTAACTGCCCGAACTTAACAAACGTTAGTCTTACCCTAAATAAAATTACAGGAAATTTTAATGATATATTTCCAAATTTTAACAATAGATTAAATATGGTGAGTTTTGGCGTACGGTCAAACCTAATGACAGGAACAATTCCAAGTTTAAGTGGATTGAGTAATTTGCGAGTTTTTAGTTGCAATGAAAATCAACTTACAGGACTCATTCCTAGCTTGAGTGGTTTGACTAATTTTCGAGTTTTTGGTTGCAACTCAAATCAACTCACAGGAACAATTCCAAGTTTAAGTGGATTAATTAATTTGCAAGAGTTTCGTTGCTACTCAAATCAACTCACAGGAACAATTCCAAGTTTAAGTGGTTTGACTAATTTGCGAGAGTTTAGTTGCAATGAAAATCAACTCACAGGAACACTTCCAAGTTTAAGTGGCTTGACTAATTTGCGAGTTTTTAATTACAATGAAAATCAACTCACAGGAACAATTCCAAGTTTAAGTGGTTTGACTAATTTGCGAGAGTTTCGTTGCTACTCAAATCAACTCACGGGACCCATCCCCAGCTTGAGTGGCTTGACTAATTTGCAATATTTTTATTGCAACTCAAATCAACTCACAGGAACAATTCCAAGTTTAAGTGGATTAATTAATTTGCAAGAGTTTCGTTGCAGCTCAAATCAACTTACAGGCTTTGCTGGTGGTTCAGTTTCTAATACTCTTAGCAATTTTCAGGCACAAAATAACCAACTAACCCAAAGTGCTGTTGATACCATCTTATCAACATTTAATGCAACAACAAGAACCACGGGAACAAGAGTTTTAAATTTAGGTGGTGCAGGCAACAGTGCTCCAAGTTATACGGGAGGAGTTACTACAACGTCTCTTGGATTTAATTTTTCTAGAACAGGAACTCTTGTAACAGCAAATGTAAATAATCATGGACATACAAATGGAAACCTTGTAACAATTACGGAAATACCACAAACAGATTTTCAAGGAACATTTACCATAACAGTAACTGGACCAAATCAATTCCGATACACAACGGTAACATCCGGATCTATTACAGGAACAGGAACAGCCACTATGAGAAGAACGACCAATGCTAATGATGGATTTAGATCATATCAAAACCTTGCCCTCGTTACAAGACTAGGAGGATTTCCTTGGAACGTAAATATTAACTTCCCATAATATGATAAATGTATACACAAAAGCAGTAATTGAAATAACAGAAAACCAGTGGGTTATGCTTTACGAAGAAGAATCTAAAAATATTCTCATAGAACCTCAACAATCTTCGGGGTTTTATACAGCAGTTGATATATTAGTAGTTGCTGATTCTAAAGAAGAATTGGACCAATATATCTTAGAAAATCAGCTGTTTAAATTAATTTTTTAAATTCTGCCAGTTCCACGACAATGTATTTGGAACTTTAAAGCCAAAAAATTTTAGTCAATTACTCTTGATTTTCCCATGTTTCTAATGTGTATTTAAAAAGCGAACCAATTACCGTCTTCAGCAGTGAATACAATTGTGGAAGGTTGCAATAACATTTCAACAATAATACAATTAGCTAATATAACCAAAACGTTTTTGATAGTTATAATAAGTTTTATCAATCCAATTACAAATATCTTTACCTAAAACTTCCTTATAATCCGTATTTAAGGGAATCACTTCACTTCTAATAGTGTGAAGATCACTAGTAAGACCATATACAGAATCATCTTCTTTAATGGACTGCTCAACATTTTTAAAATCATGTTGAAATGACTCTAGTCCAAGATAATTGTAAATTTTATTAAGTTCTTGTTGAGGATTATTTGTTAAATCTTCTGCTCTGACATATAAAACATTTTTATTAATGCCCTCTAGAAAACATTGCTCTAAACGCTCCAGTGCAAGTCCCACTGGTGGCGATGCAAACCAAGAATCCACTCTTTTTGCTGTGTTTGTACCAGACATTTCCGCATGATTTTGAATTGATTGATGGTTTTCTTGGTTTTTACGATAAATTTTTTCCATGGATGAAATAATACTTTTTAAGTTTCTTACCATGCATATCATTTTTGGTTTATATGGCATAAATGCCTCAAACCATTTATAATGAATAGTACCGCCTCTTGTTTTTATGCAAATATTAGATTTTTCTGAATATGAACTTGCATATCCTTCTAAACCACCCCAACAAAATCCTCTCCATGCATTTATTGCTAAATTCTTATTAATAGCCTTAACTTCTGGAGAATTTGTAAAATTCATTCTAGCTCCATAGAGATATTCAAGAACTGGATCAGTAGGAGTTGCTGTTATTGTTGGATTTTGATTAAGAATACATTGAAGAAGCGTTGACATGCTTCTAGGCATTGAAGAATTAAAAAATATCATACATTAAAACACTATAGTAGGATTCATATTAAAAAGCAACTCATTTTTTGAACCTAAAATTGATTCTATAAACCTATTTTTGTCAAATAGTTTATTAATATCTTTATACGGACATTCATGCAGTCTACCACCTGTCCAATCATCAGATTCTAAGTACGAATCTATTCTATGGCGAAATACTTCTTGTTTATCTACTACAATATTTGTATGAATTTCATGTCCAAATACTTTTGGAGAGTTTGAAATCCATCCAACGGTAGCATTTTTGTTTAAAGCTGCTGCTGCATGTTGAGCAAATGAATCTATACATAAAAATTTGTCTGATAATGCAATATAACAGAACAAATTTCTAAAATTATCTGTTACTGGAATGGTATTTTTAATATTTTGTTGATCTTCTCTCTTAATATGAAGTATTTTATCAAATTTATCTTTAATAGAATCAACAATTTCTGCGGTAAATGATATTGGAAGATCTCTGGACCAAGAATATGGTATTTTTTGATTTTCAGCACCTCCTGAAGATTGAATTGTGAGTATTGGACCTTGTTTATTTAAAATATTTTGAACAAACATCAACTCTCTTTCGGTTAGAAAGAGTTCTGGTTTAATAGAAATACATGGAATATTGAATATATCACACCAAATTTCTGCTAAATGTTTTTTTCTATATAAAAGATCTCCAGAATGATACGGTTCCATTCTGAATATTTTAGAATCTTTGTTTTTTATATAATCATCATAAAAATAAGAAATATTTCCAAATTTATATACCCTAAAAACATTAGGATTATGTAAAAATACTTCTGGATAAGAAGTTACAACAATTAATTCATGTTCTGGATATGCAGATTTTATCGATTTTACAACTGATGTTCCTACAATTGATTTTCCACAACCACCGTCAATATGATAAATTGCATATTTTTCCATTTTATTTTATATATTTGTTAAAAAACTCTAAATCATCACCATTTGGTATTCCTACTTTTATAGTTTTATAATATCCTAAAGTATTATTAAATAATAATTTATTATTATTAATATATTTAAAATATTTTGTTTTTTTCTTTAATATATTCTTAATATTATTACCAAATTTATTAATATCTTCAAAATATTCTGAATATTCTATAGATAGTGTATTATTTTTATATATTGTATATATTTTAATATTTAAATCTCTAAAGAGTATTATAAATGATTCTAAAATTTTGTCAAGTTCTTTTTCTAGAAAAAATTTGAAATATTTTTCTCTTTGGGTGATCTTTTTATTCCCTATCAATCCCCATTCATCCATGTCTCTAATAATATTATCCGCTATATGGGATAGATATTCATCTATTTTAAATATTATAACTCTTTGATTTAAATATATTAATAGATGCTCTTTAATTTTTGATTTTTCCAGCATTTACTGCCAGTATAGCATCTACAATTGCATTTTCAAGCAATTCTTTTGGAATTTTCATAGAACCCTCTTGTACTATTTTGTTCAAATCTTCCATGTTTTTGACTATTTTTCTTTTAAAATCTATGCATTCTATCATTTCATGTTTAGAAAGATTTGAATATGTTGGACTTTCTCTTAAATTAAAAGCTTCCATTAAAGGTTCCGCAGCTAAAGATATGATTGAAGCAATTTTTTTATACAATCTATCTAATGGAGATGTATATACACGGTTTTCTTCTATTAAACTACTTGCAACATTTAAAAAATAACTCATAAGAGCGGATTTTTCCGATTGAATAGCAGTTCTATTTAAAAATTCTGCACTTTTTATATGAACTTTTCCATATGGATTGTGAGGACACCCAGATCCCACCGATTCAGAACCACAATATATGCATTTTCTATCAATATTCATATGCACATGGGTTTCTGTGGGGGAATATGGACACCCCCTACCAAAACAAGCAGCTCCGCAATATATACATTCAGAATTCATAACTGTATTTATCACTTCTATTCAAAAATTCTTTCGGAGGACTTCCAATTCGTACGTTTATAATGCCGTTATAGTAATCGTCTCGAAGTAAAACATCACGTTCTATCTGTTCTTTAATCTCAAAATATGCTAATTCCCATTTGGAATGGCATGTTTTTATAATTTTAAACGTAAAATTTTCCTTACCATGTTTTTGTATATCTTGATTCAATTTTTCGGATGAACTTGTGTACGATTTCCAATCAGATTCTACAAAATCAATTCGTTTTCTTTTTTTACCCTTCAGTGGTTTTCTTGTTAATTTAGATTTACATTGTTTTTTGCCAATATATTTTTTATTTTCAATGTTATTTGTAATTTCGTAAATTATTCCAAATGTATTTTCATTTAAAATTACATTTTCAGTTAAAATCCAATGACCCGTATCCATTATAGTTCTTTTCTATTCAAACTTCTTCTGATAATTAAAGGAGTTTTAGAATTTTTTTTATTTTTTTTCTTTGATTTTTTCTTTGATTTTGTAGCAGGAAAAACACCACCATATATATTTCTAGAATCCCCTTTAGCTATTGAATCTGAAGAATTAATACTGTCCGGAGGTCCGTATACAGCTTGAGCAGGACTACCAAAAGCACCACCATCTCCCGCAGTATTATCTTCCATAATTAATTCAAATGCTTGTTGAAATTTGTTTAACATATGTTATTATAAGAAATACTTATGATGGACTTAGATAAATTCAAAGAAGAAATAGTCGAAGATACAAAAATCGATGAAATGAATTTAATGGAAAAACAGATGATGCTTCCCGCCATAAAACACAAATGGGCAGCAAGATTGATAGAAAAAAAGAGACAACTTAATTCTTTAAATAAAAAGAAAGATGGATTAAAGGAAAGAGTTTTAGATTCACTAAAGGAGAAGGGAATGCCGCCCGGAATTCCCAAAACTGCATTAGACAAAAAAATAGAATCTTCTGAAACAATTTTAAAAATACAAGAAGAGATTGAAGACGTTAAATTACATATAGAATATTTGGAAAAAATAGAAACCATTTGCAGAAGCATGACATATGATTTGAAAAATATCATAGAGCTTACGAAGCTCGAAACAACATAATATGATAGAATTGCTACTCGAAGGTAATCAGGGAAAAATTTCAACAGATTCTTTAACTTTGAATTTGATAAGAGATCATCTCTCTATGGCAAATCCCGCATATAGGAGGAATATACCCTACATACAAAGTAGGTTATATGCAATTACTCCCAGCGGGAAGTTTGATGTCGGATTACTAGGAGAAATAATACAACTTTTAAATCAAAATAGCTACAATTACAACATTCACGATGATTTAAAAATAAAATATTATTGCGGATTCAAAGATATTTTTATTTATAAATTAAAATATGATTATAGAGACTATCAAGAGGAATCTATAAAAAACGCCATAAAACAAGGAAGAGGAATCACTGTAATCCCAACCGCAGGAGGAAAAACATTAATATGTGCAGGACTAATTTCTTCATTGAGACAAACATTAAAAGATGAAAACGCATTAGCTATGGTAATGGTTCCATCAATTCAACTTGTAGAGCAAACCGCCTCCGATTTTATATCATATGGAATGATGAATGTAACCAAATGGTCTGGAGATAACAAACCAACTGAAGATGCAGATGTGATAGTAGCAGGAACTCAATTACTTTTAAGCGAAAAAACAGATTTATCAATTCTATCGAATGTTAAAATATTGATAATAGACGAGTGCCATCACCTAAAAGCAAAAAATAAAATAAATAAAATACTGAAATTTGTAAAATCTGATCATAAATTTGGTTTTACAGGAACCATGCCTGTTCCCAAGATAGATCAATGGAATATAATAGGAAAATTAGGCCCGATAACATACGAACAAAAGACCTTATCTTTAAAAAATCAAGAATATATATCAAATTTTAAAATTATTATATTAAATGTTCAGCATAATCAAAAACCAAAAACAATAAAATCTTCAAATCCTGCGGCATCATATGAAAATGAATTGGATTTCATTATAAACAATCATTACAGAAATGAAATTATATGTAAATTAGCAAATAATTTAGAAAACAATACTTTAATAATGGTTGATAGAATTAACCATGGAGAAATTATGGAAAATGTATTAAAAAATATTTTAAATTTATCTAAAACTGTATACTTTATCAGAGGATCGACCGAAATGGAAGACAGAGAATATATAAGAAATTTAATGAATGAGAGATCTGATATTGTTATTATTGCAATATCCAAAATATTTAGCACAGGTATTAATATACCAAATTTACATAACATTATTTTTGCATCCGCTGGAAAAGCAAAGATTAAAATAATGCAATCGATAGGGAGAGCACTTAGATTGCATCCTACAAAAACATTAGCAAAAATATTTGATGTTTCAGATAACACCAAATATTCCAAATTGCATTTAGAAGAACGAAAACTATTATACCAATCAGAAAATTATGAATACATCGAAAAAACGATATAGAAAAACAAAAGATGAAGATTTTGACAATCTTAAATACTCAGCCGAAGAATCCGAATTATTGGGAATACCATTTAAAAATTTAGATACAGAAAATGAAGACACCGAAGACAATAATGAAAATATTGATGACGATGAAATTGTTTCGGAGGATTCTGTGGATGAGTTTGTAGAACACAAAATAGATTACGATAAAAAACCTAAAAATAAAAAGAAAGCAGATAAGGAAAAATTTTATGTAGATCCAAAAGAATTTGATTCTAAAATATTAGAATATTATGAAACAGGAGTATTATCAAATGAATTAGCGGAAATGGTTAGTAAAATAGCACATAAATTAAGTTATGCTTCTAATTTTATAAATTATTCATTCAGAGATGATATGATAGGAGATGGAATTATTAGAATGTTAAAAGCTCTCATGTCAAAAAAATACAATCACAGCAAGGGAACCAATCCATTTTCATATTTCACACGAATAGCATTCAATGCATTTCGTAATAGAATTAAAAAAGAAAAACACATGTATGAAACTCATGAAAAATATCAAAATGAATTCTTGATGTTTTCCGAGGGATATAATAATATGATCAAGAAAAATAATAAAAATATACAAAAATACGAATGACAATTAAACAAGGTAAAATTGGAATTTTTTCAGATATTCACTTAGGATTGTGCCAAGACTCTAAAACATGGCATGACATTTCATTGAATTTTGCAAAATGGGCGAGTGAAGAATTATATTCTAGGGGAATACAAACAATCATAATACCCGGAGATGTATTTCACAATAGAACTGAAATAGGAGTCGATACCCTATCTGTTTCTAAGAAATTTTTTGATTATTTCAAGAATTTTGAATTGATAATTTCCTCCGGAAATCATGATTGTTTTTTAAAACAAGAAAGCTCTATCAATTCCATATCAATTTTAAATGGGTGGGAAAACATAACAGTTGTAGATGGAGACCCCTTGATATTAAAAAGAAATAAAAAAATAATTTCAGTAATTCCGTGGGGAGTTGACATCAAAGATATTCCAAATACAGATATATGCTTTGGTCATTTTGAAATAAACACCTTTTATATGAATACATACAAGGTATGTGAGCATGGAATGGATTCCAAAAACATATTAGAGAAGGCTCCTATCGTATTTTCCGGACACTTTCATGGAAAAGAGCACAGAAGATACGATAAGGGAGAAATTATATATGTTGGAAGTCCACATCAACATAATTTCGGAGACGAAAATCAGCAGAGAGGGATATATGTGTATGATATAGATACAAATGATTTAGAATTTATTGAAAATACAGTATCTCCTAAACATATTAAAATATTTTTGAATAAAATTCAAAAAGAAGAGCAAAGTGTCGAATTTTTACAAAAAAACGTTCCGGACAATCTAATATGTTTCATAGTTAATACTGAAATATCAGAAAGTGATCTGGAATCTTTAATTTCTAAGATCAAAAGCTTAAACCCGAAAACATTTAGGCTTGATTACGAATCTAAATCGGAAAAATTAATTGAAAATTCGGATAAACATGATTATAATATGGTAAACATAGAACAAAATATTGCAGATTTTGTAGGATCTACTAATTTTACACACAAAGATAGCGTTGTAAAGTATTTAACAGATTTATACAATCAAATTAGAAAGTAATTTATGAAAGAACACATAGGAATTGGAATATTGGATATATATGATCAAGAAGATTTGGAATCTTGTTATTCATCGATACCGGAAGAGTATAGAGATAATGTTTTAATCGCTTCGGCAACCAACAACTCGATTGCTTCCAATATAGCACATAAAAAATTTAACGAAGTTTCCATGGCAACTCTTAGAAATTGGATAATTTCAAAATTCAGAATAGACGGATTAAAATATATTTTTATTATTAGTTCGAATCAAATTATAGATGATCCGAAAATATTCGAAAAGACAATTAAACTCGGAGAAACCTTTGGTACATGGTTTATATTGGGAGATGGAAAGAATTCACTACCAATGGAAGATGAATCCACCGGAAATACTATTTATGCTACTCCAGAAATGAATAGTGACTTCATGTTTATTCTCTCTGGAATAGTTTCAAATACCGGATACTTCGATGAAAGATTTTACAACACTAAAGATTTAGATGTTTTGGATTATATAATGAAATTAAGAAAAAAGGGAATATATCCACCCGCAAATTATAATTTAAGCATTGGAAATGGAGTCAAAGGACTTAATAAGCCAATCAAGAAAATAAAATATGCAGATGTGAATAATCCCGATAGAAGCGTTGGTATTTCGTATGGATATTTTAAACATATTCATAATTATTTGCCGGGAGTTAATGACCCTTCCGGAATAACACAAGAAAAATTGATTGAATTTATGCAAGAACTTCAAAAAAATTATGCAAAAAGATAAAATAGGACTCGGACTGATAACATGTGACCGATATAACTTTTTGGAAAAAAGTTTACTATCAGTATTTAAAGCCACTAGTGGACTAGATGATAATTTTTTCAAATTCATATTGATAGATGATACGTCATCTCCTATACCGGAAGGCTCGTATGATTTTGCAAATGAGTTTAACCTTGAAAAGATTCACACTACAGGAGAGGAAGGGGTGGGAATAGCCAAGAACAAGGCACTAAAAGCATTAATAGATGCAGATTGTGAACATATTTTCTTAATGGAAGATGATGTTGAAATGCTAGATGCTTCTATTTTTGAAAAATACATCAACGCTTCTAGAATAACTGGAATCAAACATCTCAATTTTGCTCTTCATGGCAATCATAACAGAGATTTTAATAGTAACCCAACACCAAGAAGAACTATAAATTATCCAGATAATGAAACACGAATAGTTTTATATCCAAATATTCTAGGAGCATTTAGCTATTATCATATAGATGTTTTAAATGAAGTGGGATTGATAGATGAACAGTTTTACAATGCCTTGGAACACGTAGATCATACATATCAAATAATAAAGGCAGGATATCACCCATATTTTAGATGGTTTGCTGATATAGAAGGATCGGAAAAATATTTAAAAGACATTGTACCCGATCATATGAACAGTAAAATACGATCTGAACAGGATTTTGTTGAAAATTTTATGAAAAATCATGACAGATTTGTATCCAAAAACAATTTTGCAGTTGTATACGGAAAGGGTCCAATAGAAAACACTTATACCGAAGAAGAAGTTGTCAAAAATTTACAAGAAATATGGAAAAAACACCACTACAAGGAATAGGAGTGGCGATTATTACATACAATCGACCAGAATATTATAAAAAAGTATTAAAAACCATACCCAGACATAGGATAAAATCCCTATTAGTGGTAAATGACGGAGAAAACTCGTATGTTGAGGAAACAGATGCAGATTTTGTTATAAAACATAACGCAAAATTGGGTGTTGCGGTATCAAAAAATCATGCACTTCATTTTTTAATAGAAAAAATGAAGTGCGAACATTTGTTTTTGATTGAAGATGACATATTGGTATTGGACGAAAATGTATTTGACGAGTATATCAAGGCCGCAAATTCTACCGGAATACATCATTTATGTTATGAAAAGGTAAATGGCAATGAAAAAACTTTAAAATTTACACAAGAGCAACCTGATGGAGTAAAAATTGGTTTTTATCATAATCCCCAAGGAGCATTTATGTATATGAATGCAAATTTAATTAAAAAACTTGGATACTTTGATGAAAATTATATAAATGCATTTGAACATGTGGATTTTGAATATAATTTGGTAAAAAATGGAGTAGCCCCATCATTTTGGTATTTCCCCGATTTACTGGAAAGCAATAAATTTTTAAAAGAAATTGAAGGAAGCTCTGAAAACTCTTCAATAACAAATAAAGAAGGATATAAAGAAAATGTAGAAAAATCTGCTCATTATTTTACAAAAAAATGGGGACATTTTACAAATGCTATAAAAGATGAAGGACAAATTCCATTATTACATTCTTTAATACACCTACAGGCAAATTATTCCAGAAAAAAACTCATAAACAAAGACAAACGATTGGCAATTATAATTCCATATAGAGATAGGAGAACTTCTTTGGAGAATTTATTGCCAAATTTAAGAAAATATGTAGAAAAACAAGTAAAGCATTTTGATATCTACGTTGTAGAACAAAATGACACTAAATTATTTAATAAAGGATTACTAAACAACATAGGATATATTTTAAATTCCAATTATGACTATTACTGTTTTCATGACGTTGATTTAATCCCAGAAATGTCGGATTATTCATATCCAACAAGACCAATACACCTTAGTTCACATTGTAGTCAATTTAATTATATTAATATACCAGATAAAATAATGGGAGGCGTTATTCTCTTTACAAAAGAACATTTTAAATTGACTAATGGATATCCAAATGACTATATAGGCTGGGGAGGAGAAGATAACAACTTGTATGCTAGATGTGAAAAGGTGAATATTCCCCCTCTAAAACATTCTTTCGGAAAATATTTCTCTATACCACATGAGCACAGATTATTCAACCCCGAAGAAAAGAAAAAGCATTTGGAGAATGGAAAAAAAACAGATGATTTTATCGCTGGAATTACAAATTTACAAGATAATGGATTATCTACCATAAATTTAAATGATTTTGAAATTCAAAAAGCAAATTTAAATGATTTTTTTCACATAAAAATAAAACCCAAAATTTGAAAAATACAATAAAACATATAAATAATTTATTAAAATGAGTAAAAGACTTTCTATATTAACGCCTACATTAAACAGTAGAAAACAATTGTTTCAGAATTTAGCAAAAGTATTAAAGGCCCAATCAAACTCCCAAGTGGAAATGCTGGCACTTTGCGATGATGGAGAACAATCTATAGGCAAGAAAAGAAATGAGCTTGTAGAAGCAGCCAAGGGAGATTATGTCGTGTTTATAGACGATGATGACATGATTTCTCCGTTTTATGTATTTGGAATTTTAGAGGCAATAAAAAACAATCCGGACTGCTGTGGAATCGAAGGTATAATAACAGAAAGACGATCCGGTCCCAAAAAATTTGTTCATTCGTTAAAATATACAGATTGGTTTGAAAAAGATGATGTTTATTACAGATGTCCAAACCATTTAAACCCGATTAAAAGAGAGATAGCAATGGATGTAAAATTTCCAGAATTATACTTCGGAGAAGATAAAGACTTTTCACACAAACTTATTGGAAAATTAAAAACTGAAGTTTTTATAAATGGTCCAATTTATTATTACTATCCATCAATTAGCTAAACATGAAAAACAATCTAAAATTATTAATTAAATTTCCGACAAGAGGAAGACCCGAAAAATTTTTCAATGTATTGAACAAATATATTGAAATGGCGCATGAACACAATTCAATTGCATTTTTAATATCTATGGATGCAGATGATAAATCCATGAATAATGATATTATTAAAAATAAATTAAATGATATTCAAAAAACAGTTAAATTGGTATATTTTTATGGAAATAGTAAGACTAAAATAGAAGCTATCAATGCTGACATGGGAAACGTATCCGGATGGGACATAGTTTTACTCGCATCTGATGATATGATTCCAATAGTACATGGATATGATTGTATTATAAGAGATCATATGAAAGAATTTTTTAGAAATACTGATGGGTGTTTATGGTATTCGGATGGAGGTCAAAATAATATCTGTACGTTGAGTATTTTAGGAAAAAAATATTATGATCGATTTGAATATATTTACAATCCAGAATATAAAAGCTTGTGGTGCGATAATGAGCATACAGATGTAATGACACAATTGGGAAAGGTTTATAAATCCGATCAAGTTATTATAGAACATCAACATCCCGTTTATCAAAAAACAAATTATGATGAATTATATGTTAGAAATGAATCATATTTTAACATTGATAGAGAAATTTATGAAAAAAGAAAAGTTAAAAATTTTGATTTGAATTTAAACTATCCACTTTTATCAATATTAACGCCATCAATTACAAGCAGAATGGACTCGCATTTAAAAAAATTGATTGAAAAATTGAAAAAACAAATTGGAAATAGTAATGTCGAACATTTAATATTAACGGATAATAGAAAAAGAAGCATAGGAGAAAAAAGACAGTCATTGTTAGATGTTTCTAATGGAAAATATGTAACATTTATTGATGATGATGATGATATTTCAGATGATTACATAGAATGTGTATTGAATGCAATTGAAGAAAATGCAGACGTTATAACATTTAAACAAAAATGTTTAATAAATAACAATCCACCATCTATTATAAATTTTTCTCTACAAAATAAAGAAAACGAACCCTATCTTCCGGGAATGCTTATAAACAGAATGCCATTTCATGTGTGTATATGGAAGTCTAAAATTGCTAAAAAATATAAATTTCCAAGTACAAGTTACTCAGAAGATTGGTTTTGGGTGGAACAGTTATTGAAAGAAGTTAAAACCGAATTTCATATAGATAAAGCGATACATAGCTATATCTACGATGAAAATGTAACAACAACTCCTTTATGAAATCTTGTATTATTAATTTTGCAAATGGTTATTGGTATGAAAATGGAAAGAATAGATTATTAAACTCTATCAATGCTTTTAAAAAAGAAACATCAACATATGATTTTTTATCATTTAAAGATTATAGTGATATCGGTTCTCCGCATCATAAAGATTTGAATTATGCTTTTAAATTTTATAGTTTCAAAAAGGCATTGGAAATGGGATATCAAAATATCCTATGGCTGGACTGTTCCATGTATGCAATAAAAAATATTGATGAATGTTTTGAGCACATTAACAACTGTGGATATGCAGTTACATGGTCAGAATATAATAATGCACAATGGACAAATGATAGAACACTAGAAGCATTTAATATGACCAGAGATGAGGCGGAAAAAACTAGACATATCTATAGCGGATGCTTTGGAATTAGTACAAATTATACAAAATTTCAAGAATTTTATACAATGTATGAAACCCATCTTCCATATTTAAATGGGGCTTGGAATAACAACAATAAAACAGAATCTTTAGATGAAAGATGTAAGGGACATAGACATGATCAAACCATATTAAGTTTAATATTAAATAAATTAGAAATGGACGACACTAATGGAACTTTTTTTGAATATTGGAATTCTTCGGAAAATTATAAACAAAAAACTTGCTTTATAGCGAGAGGTATGTGATAATAAATATCTAAATTATGTATAGTCAAAACAACGAAGATAAAATTTTCCTAGAATATTTTAAAGATAAACCCGAAGGAACACTCCTAGAAATAGGAGCATATGATACCACAACATTTTCAAACTCAAGAGCCTTGATAGAAAAAAATTGGACTGCGTATTTGGTGGATGCATCTCCTTTTTGTATAACCAAATTATTTGAATCGTATAAGCAAAATAAAAAGGTAAACTTAATACAATCTCTTATCATGACAGAGAAAAGCGAATCCTTACATTGTTTTTATGACTGTCCATTTTCAGCAGTTTCATCTATTTCAAAAGAGCATACTAAAAAATATCATAAAAATGACCCTGACATAGAAAATAAAATTAAAGAAATTTACTTAAAAAGTTTAACTTTGAATGAATTGTTGAGTTTTGTTTTACAACAACAAAATGGTTTAGATTTTCTATCAATAGACGTCGAGGGATTTTCGGCAGATTTGGCAGTATCTATGGATTTGGACATTGTGAAACCCGATTGCATCTGCATTGAACATGATTCCAAGCAAAATATTTTAATTGATAAATTTGGTGCTTTTTATAACGTAGTTCATAAAAACGGAGAAAATATTATTTTTACTAAAAAATAATGAAAGATATTTTATTTGAAAAAATAAAAATCAAAAATTTTCTATCAATAAAGGATGAAGTTGTTTTTGATATCAAGTCTGGATTAAATCTCATAACAGGAGAAAACAGAGATTCTGAAAGTAGAAACGGAGTTGGAAAGAGTTCTCTTATAGAATCGCTCTACTGGTGTTTATTCGGAAACACCATTAGAGACATTAAAAATGATAAAATAATACACAATCAATCTGATAAGAATTGTTGCGTTACCTTAGATTTTTCTATTAAAAATTTGGATATTAATAAAAAATATTCAATAAAAAGAACATTAGAACCTTCTAAAATTCAAATTTTAGAAGATGAAAAGGACATAACACTTTCAACTATTCCTAAGAATGATGAATTTATAAAGCAACTTTTAGGAGCCAATGAAGAAGTGTTTCAAAATGCTGTTATAATGACAGCAAACAACACTATTCCATTCATGGCACAGAAGAAGATAGACAAAAGAAAGTTTATCGAGGGAATATTGAACATGGAAGTATTTGGGGAAATGTTATTAAAGGTTCGTTCGGATTTTAATGACTTAAAAAAGAAAAATGATATTACTTCCACTATTTTAAACGAAAAGAATAAAAATATAATTCTTTATAATAATCAAATTCAAAAAAATAAAGAATTAAATAATACAAAAATACAAAATTTAAATCTAAAAATAGAAGAAAACAATAAAAAAATTAAAATATATTCTGATATTGATTCTATCAACGATAGAATAACAAAAAATAAAGAATCTATAGATAAATTATTCGAAACAAATAATAAATCAGATGCGGGAATTGATAAAATTGAGGATATTTTATCCAAAAAAAATAAAAATAAAATAGAAATAGATTTTGAAATAAAGGAATTAAATTCTAAATTAAAATCTATAGACAAAACACCAGATGTTTGCCCTACTTGTAAACGAAAATACGACAAACAAGAAAATTCTCCGTGTATAGATGTCGATTCGATTAAAAATGAATTAGATTCTAAAAAAATAATATCAAAACAATATGAAAGTGAATTGTTTGAATTGAATGATAAAAAAAGAAAACTAAAAGAAATTATAACATCAAATTTGAATAAGATTAACGCATTGAAAGATGAAATTAATAAATTAAACTTAAATTTGAGTGACGTTAAAAATTTGGAGGATAAAAACGAGGAAATCTTAGTTCAAATTAAAGAAATTGAGAACATAGAAGATCCTTTATTGGAAAATATTCAAAAAACGGAAGAAGAAATACAAAATATATCCGAAGAATTGGAACAAATTCAAAAAAATTTACTGATTTTGGATAATTGCAAGTTTGTTCTCTCGGAAGAAGGGGTAAAATCATTTATAGTTAAAAAAATGATTTCAGTATTAAATTCTCAGTTGAATTTTTATCTTAAAACATTAAATGCACCATGTATTTGCACGTTTGATGAATCTTTCGAAGAAACCATAACAAACAATCAAGGAAAAGAGTGTTCATATTTCAATTTCAGTGGTGGGGAGAGAAAAAGAATCGATATTGCAGTTCTTTTTATGTTCCAAGATATCTTAAAATTACAAACAGGAATCCATTTTAATCTCAGTATGTATGATGAGCTATTAGACTCTGCTTTAGATTCTAGCGGAACATCAAAAATAATGGAAATTTTGAAAGAAAGAAGTAATAATTCTTCAGAATCTATATACATCGTATCTCATAATAAATCCACGCAGGTAAATGGATTTGATAATATCATTATGTTAGAAAAGAAAGATGGCAAAACAACTATAGCTTCTTGATTTTTAACATAAAGAGTGTTAATATATAGTATATGGTAAAACTGAAGTCTGAAAATATTCAAAATTCATCTGGAATTGTTTTTGAATATGAAACACATCAATTAGGAATTCCCAATCCCCCATCAAACATGCCTGTTGGCATGCCCAAATACTCATATGTGGGGGTAAAACCCGTACAAGTCCCCACAATACCTCCAGTAGAGATGCCAGAAGCATCTCTTCCTAGAGCAATAAATTATTATGCCGACTATGGTGGATGTGGGTTCTGGCGAATGATATGGCCAGAAATGTGTTTAAACGCCTATCAGAAGGCAGTTATTTCCGGTTTGACCTGCATGGTATTAGATTTGAGATTTTATCAGAATATTAAAACTATTAGAATGCAAAGACAGGCAACACCTGTTCAAAATGCATTTATCAAACAATTACACGGCGCAAAATCAAAATATAATTACAGATTGCTATATGAGGTCGATGATATTGTCTTTAAAGACGATATTCCTGACTATAACAGATGTAAAGAGGCATTTTGTGATGAAAATATTGTAAAAAGCATAACCGAAATCATGTCCATGATGGATGAAATCACTGTTACATGTGATTTCATGAAACAATATTATATTAATAAGACTGGAAATAAAAAAATAACAGTTATTCCCAACTATGCTCCGAAATTTTGGCTTGATAGGTTCTATGATAAGAAAAGACTCATGGAATCTTTCGAGAAAAACAAAAAACAACCGAGAATCTTGTATGCAGGATCTGGAACACATATCGACGTTGCAAATAAAACGGGAATGAAAGATGACTTTCATCATGTTGTTGAAGAAATCATCAAAGCCAGAAAAAAATTTAAATTTGTATGGAAGGGATGCTATCCACTAGCAATAAAACCATTCATTCAAAATGGAGAAATGGAATACCTAGATTGGTCTGCTCTCATGGATTTACCAGAAGCAATTTTCAATGCAAATTGTAACGCAACTTTCGCTCCTCTTATGAACAATACTTTTAATAAATCAAAAAGTGACATTAAAATTATCGAGTCTGGAGCGTTTGGAATGCCCGGAACGTATCAAGACCTATGTACATACGCAGAAGCCGAATTTAAATTTGAAAGTGGAAAGGATTTGATATCTCAACTCGAATATATAACATCGGATTATGACAGATATGCAAAATTATCCGAAAATTCCAGAAACTTTACAGAAACGAGATGGTTGGAAAATCATTTAGACAAGTACATGGGATTGTATACTACAGAATGGGGTTCCGCTGAAAGAAATAGACTCTATCCGGATATAATTAGACTCAATCCTGATCAAAAGATTTGACACTTTTCCTGCAAGTGCTAATATAGGGGCATGGGATGGAGAAATATTTTTTATGATGGTAAAGAAGAATGCATACATTTGTGGACTTGGAATGAATTTGGAAAAAGAATTAAAGTAAAATCCAGTTACAATCCCTATTTGTATGTAGAAACTCAAAATGCGGATGACGCTACCTCTATTTTTAATACAAAACTTAAAAAACTTACATTTAAAAATCAATTTGAGAGAAGCAAGTATGTAAACGAAACGCCAATTAAGCGTTTATTTCATAATATATCCTGTGAACAGGATTTTTTATTAACTTATTATAAAGATTCCTCGAATGATCCCGATTTTGGTAATTTTCCATTAAAAATTTATCTGTTTGACATCGAAACAGACTCTCGAGGAGCATTTCCTGTCCCAGAAAAGGCGGAAGATCCTATAAATTTGATCACCATTTATGATACGATAGAAAAGGTATTTCACACTTGGGGATTGAAACCATATAACCCCAAAGATTCTAATGTCTATTATCATTATTGCACAAGTGAAATTCAACTTATAGAAGAATTTTTAAAATTTTGGGAGGACGATCCTCCTGATATGTTTGTGGGATGGAATTCAAATGATTTTGATATTCCATATATCATGAATAGAATAATAAATCTACTCGGAGAAGAAGATGCTCGACGATTATCACCTGTTAAAAAAATTTATTTTAGAGAGAACATAGGAGTAAACAAGTTCGGAAAACAGGTTAACAAGTGGTATATTAGAGGAATTAGCCTGATCGACTACATGGAGGTATATAAAACCTTTTCTAGAAATGAAAAAGAATCCTATTCTCTGAATTACATATCACAACATGAATTAGGGGAAACAAAAACCAATATTGGAACTACAACACTCGCACAGCTGGCAGACAGTGATTGGGATTTATTTGTAGATTACAATATTCAAGATGTTAGACTTCTCGTTAAACTCGAAGAAACCTTAAAGTTCCTTAAATTGGTTAAAATTCTATCATATAAGGGATTTATTCCATTCGAACAATCGCTTGGAAAGGTTTCAATGATTACAGGCGCAATTTCAAATCAAGCTTCCAGAGAAAACCTTATTATTCCAACATTTAAAAATGATAATCTGGAAACAGATTATATAGGAGGGTATGTACACGATCCAGAACGAGGACTTAGCGTTGATGTTATTAGTTATGACGCAAATAGTCTATATCCCAATACAATTATTACATTAAATGTTTCTCCGGAAACAAAAATTGGAAAAGTAATTTCCAAAGAAAATTCTGAATATGTATTAAAATTAACAACTGGAAAAACAGTTTCATTAAAAGAGGAAGTTTTTAATAAACTTTTGATAAAAGAACAATTATCCCTATCCAAACATAACATTTTATATAGTCAAAAATTTAAAGGAGTCATTCCCAAATTTATTGATACTCTATATTCAGAGCGAGTTGATGCCAAGGATAGAATGTTGGAACTTTCTAAAAAACTCCATACCTTTAAGAATAAGGAAGAAATACAAGAGCAAATTTCCGATTTGGATACCATTCAATACACTTATAAAATTTTATTGAATTCAATTTATGGAGTTTTCGGACAGAAATACTCTCCATTTTATGATGTGGATCATGCCGCTAGTATTACACTAACCGGACAGGCTGTTGTTAAGCAAGCTGCTGAAATTATCTCCAAATACGCAATAGATATTGGAGTGGAGTGTACAAAAGAAGATATATATAGATATGGCGATACGGATAGTATTTATATATCTATAAATAAAATTCTTAAAAATAATAGAATTGATTTGATTTGTGATAATAAAATTACAGATGGTGCAAAAAAATTAATAAATGATATTGGTCAATTGTTAAACACCAATATTAAGGATTGGGCCGAGGAAGAATTGAAATCAACAGATCCTCGATTCATCTTTAAACAAGAATCTACGTGCGATGTTGCAGTTTTCATGGAAAAGAAGAGATATATTTTACATATTATCGAATCAGAAGGATTAGCTCCTAAAAATCCATTTAAATATGTGGGTGTCGAAGTTGTGCGTTCTTCGTTCTCAGAACCTACCAAGAAGCTAATTAAAGATGTTATTGAATCCGCTATTCTTTCCAAAGATAAACAACAGTCTGATAAAATTCTTAAAAACGCATACGAAAAATTTTGCAAAATGCCTATAGAAGATATTTCTTTTAGAACTAAAATTACAGACATTAAAAAACAAATTAATAAAATTAGGGATGGAAAAATTGGCTTAGGAACTCCGGTTCACGCAAAAGGTGCTATTTATTTCAATCAAATGCTTGCACATTTGAATTTGGAAGCCAAATATGAATCAATATCAAATGGAATAAAAATTAAATGGTTTTATCCCTCAAAAAACACATTCAACTATAATGCAATGTCCTTTATAGATGAATTTCCTACAGAATTTACCGATTTGTTTAAAATAAATTTTGAAAAAATGTTCGATAAAAGCGTAACCCCTCCTGTTGAGAGATTATATGATTGTTTGGGGTGGCAACTTCCACAAGTTACGCAAGAAACAGTAACCGATTTGATTGACTTATTTGGAAATTAATTTAAAATATTAAATATGGAAGTAAAACTAACAAGCATAACACAACCACTAATCGAGGGTTTGGTAAGTCCGGAAGATTTGATAAGCTATACAGCAAGAGTATCAAATCCTTCGAATCAATTAAATACTGAAACTGCTCCTAAATTATTGAAATATTTGATACAACATAAACATTGGTCTCCATTTGAGCACGTATCATTGACATTTCAGATTGTAACTTCTAGAGCCATAGCCGCACAGATTCTTCGACATAGGAGCTTTTGTTTTCAGGAATTCAGTCAAAGATATTCAACTAATACTGAACTGGAATCATTTGATGTAAGACAACAGGCGTTAAAAAATAGACAATCTAGTTCTGAACAATTAGAACTCTCCGAAGATAATATTACGCTTCTTAAAGATTATTTGACAACAGGTGTTAAACTCTATGAAGATCTTATAGAAAAGGGAGCAGCTAAAGAGTGCGCTAGAATGTTCTTGCCACTGTGTACACAAACAACCTTATTTATGACAGGAACCCTCAGAAGTTGGATACATTACGTGGAAGTTAGAACAGATGAAACAACACAGTTAGAACATAGAGAGATTGCCTTGGCTATTAAAGAGGGATTGATTTCTATATTTCCAAATGTTACAGAAGCCTTAGAGTGGACAGTTGACAAAAACTAATTGTGTGTTAAATTATATACGAATATGGAAACACAAAATCTCATAACAATCCTAGACAATGTCGGCAGAACAATTTTAGGCGAAGTAAACGCAGAACTTACAAATGATAGCGTTCTAGTTATCAAAAATGCAGTTGTTTTGCATGTAAAAGAACATGATGGTGGAAGAGTATCGATTCAACTACTTCCTATCTTCTTTAGAGAATTCTTTGCAGACAAAACATCTGATTACAATATTTTCTACAAAAAGACTAATATTTCAGAAACAGATATTACAGCATATGATTTTAGATTGTTGGGTCAATACGGTCAAATGTTTAATAAGTCCAATACGTTTGTTGCACCAACTCCACAAGCAAATCAAGGAGAAGCTCAAAATAAACCATCTGTGATCAATTTATTTGACGAATAAGGAAAAAAGACACAGTAAAAACAAAAAATCCCGAAAGTTGTTTGACTTTTGGGATTTTTTATTGTATTATTAAATTCTAATTATGGCTAAGAAAAAAACAGAAGACGAACAACTAAAATCCGGTGATATTTCAGATGCTTTTAAAATTTTGGATGATTTAAATCCAGATGCACAGTTTTTGGACGAAAACACATTATCCACGGTAAATGAATGGGTAGACACGGGATCGATGGCATTGAATGCTATTATTTCCGGATCTTTATATGGCGGAATCCCCATGGGAAGAATTATCGGCTTCGCAGGACCAACTTCTTGCGGAAAAACCTTAATGGTAAATAAAATTATGGCAAATGCACAAAAAAAGGGAATGCATGTTGTCTATTTTGACACTGAAAATGCACTTGATAAAGATACCGCACAATCTTTAGGATGTGATCCATCAAAAATCAAACACTGTCCGATAGAAATCATCGAAGAATGTAGAAATCAAATTGTTAAATTTTTAAAATCTGTTGTAGATAATGGATTGCAGGGTAAAATTCTACTTGCAATTGATTCTTTGGGCAACCTGATCTCTTCAAGAGAAGCCAAAATAATCGAGGATGGAAAGGATTCTGCCGACATGGGAGCAAGAGCAGTCAGCTTAAAAAGCATGCTTAGGGCAATCACCCACGCAGCCGCAAAAGCAAACTGTCCTGTAATTTTTACCAATCACACTTATGATAATCCCGGAGCATTGTATCCAACGCTTGTTAAAAGCCAATCTGGAGGCTCTGGACCGCTCTATATGTCGTCTGTACTCGTTCAGATGGCAACAAAGCAGGAGAGAGTTGGTAAATCGGATAACAAAAACGCATCCGATGAAACAACACCACTTTCTAAAGACGTAAATGGACTTACAATGCGAGCACTCACAACAAAAAATCGATTCGTACCACCATTTTTGGAAGTCGAAATGTATTTAAATTTCAGAACCGGACTTTCTAAATATTCTGGACTCTTGGAAATGGCAGAAGGATATGGAGTAATTTCAAAACAAGGACATCGCTATGTTTTAGGTGAAGAGGTTTTGGGATTTTACAAAGATTTCAAAGATAATAACGAAATTTGGGCTAGAATTCTACCTCTATTGGAAGAAAAATTAAAATCTGAGCTTAAATTTAAAAAAGAATAAAAAAGTATTGATCTATTCTTCTGGACCATGTATAGTCCTTATATGAATAATACAATATCTATGGATTTTGATCTCTTTGAGAGAGTCTTAATATACAACTCTCTCATTGATCAAAACTATTTAGAAACTATTGTAGAACATATCAAGCCTTCATATTTCAAAAATAAAGAAATACGAACTGTTGTCGAGTGTTTATTAAAATTTTACCATAATTTTGGTAAAATTCCTAATAATACTGAGTTAAAAACTCATATGACCGTCGATGAAGAGCGACAAGCACTTAAATCAGTAGCATTGGGGTTCAATCAAATTGATAAAACATATGATAAGGAAGTTTTATTAAAAAATACTGAAAGATTTATTAGGGAAAAGGCGGTTTTAAATACCGTTGTCAAAACATCCGTTGATGTAAACTCCGGAACATTCAATACTGCTCAGATTTTGGCAGATTTTGAAAAGGCTTGTAATATTTCTTTGGTTGAAAGTTTGGGATTGGATTATTTCAATTCTATCGATAAACATTGCGATGACCTTTTAAAGGTTTCTAAGACTCTTTCAACTGGATGGAAGTGGTTGGATGATAAAATTGGAGGAGGTTTTCTAGCAGAGGGCAAGGCTCTTTATGTTTTTTATGGAGTTACCAATGTAGGCAAATCCATATTTTTAGGAAACGTTGCATCCAATATTTTAAACCAAGACAAAACGGTGCTTCTAATCTCATTGGAGATGTCTGAGCAGGTATATGCTACTCGAATGAGTTCAAACTTGTCACAAATTGCAATGGCAGATTTGTCTACTAATATTAACCCCCTCAAAAAAGAGTTGGGAATATATAAAACAAATCATAAAAATTCTAAATTAATTATTAAAGAATTTCCCCCACAATCAATCACGCCAAATCAGATTAAAGTATATATTGAAAGATTGGTTAGAAAGGGAATATCTCCAGATGTTATAGTGATTGACTATTTAAATCTAATTGCGGCTCCTGAAAGGGGAAAGAATTCATATGAATCTATTAAAGCAGTCACAGAACAAATTAGAGCATTGTCATATCATTTTAATTGTCCAGTAGTCAGCGCAACTCAAACAAACAGAAGTGCGTATGGAGAAGCTAACCCCGGACTGGAAACAATGAGCGAATCTATGGGATTGGCGCATACAGCAGATGCACAATTTTCAATCTGGAGCGAGGAGGGCGACATTGAATTAGGACAAATACATCTGGGAGTGAATAAAAATAGATTTGGTCCTATTGGAGCACATACTACCTTGGAAATTGACTACCCAACATTAACCCTTCGAGATTCTAGCAACGCTACAGTCGAATTGACGAATAAATTAAACAATAAAATATCATCCTCTATAACTTCTTCTAGTCTATCCGATACGTTTGATCTAATAGAGGGGTTGGATATTGATTGATTTTTAAGTTATTACAAATAAATATGCTTTTATATAGTATATTTATGATAATAACTTCAACTCAACAAATAGAGGAAATGATAAATCCTTCAAATGCATTAGATATGACAGAATTTGAAGATACAACTTTAAAACTTGGTTCTTTTGTATGCATTGCAAAGAAAAAAAAGTTTAATTTTTTAAATTTTTTAAAATTAATACTAGAAGATGAAAAAACACAAAAAATATATTTTAATTTATTGGGAGAAACCAATATTCAACTTATTATTAGAGCATATTTAAATAGTACGCCAAACGTATATAAAAAGATTTTTAGATCAAAATTTAACCATAAAAATAAAAATTGAATACAAAATTAACTGAAACAGAAAAAAAAATTTACAATACACATTTGAAATATTCCAGAAATGGACAGGCATACACGCCTAGAAAAGATTTCTCCGGTCTGGATGCTTCTACTATACTGTTTTTAAAAAAAATAAATATATTCTTCGGGAAATTTGAACATATTTCTTGCGAAGATTACTTTAAAGCCCCTCTATTGCTTCATCCGGATGAAAAATATCCACATTTGGGATATTTTATAACAAGACCCGCAATTAAAACATACTCATTGGCAATGAAAAAGCTTGAAGATGAGTCGCCTGAAAATCAAATAGAAAAAATAAAAGAAAGTATTAGATTTATAACAATGTTCTGCCTTCAAAATAGGATCAATATAGATCAGTATTTGGATCATAGAACATTCAACATGCCCACTTGGATGCAACACTACAGAGAACATACCGTAAATCCATATGCACTGATAGGAGTTGGAAGTTTAGATAGATTTTTAATGCTACAAGAAGATGAGAAGGCATTATGGGCTGGAAATTTTTTTGAAAAATATGATACTTTTCGTATAAGGTTTTACAATTCAAAGAAAACAAAAGAACTTGTAACTGAAGCCTACTCCCGAATGAAAATTTTTTTAAAAAAAGAGTTGCAATTTAAAACTACTTGATGTAATATTATAGCCTAATCTAACAAATATGAAATATTCAAACAATCTATTCGAATCTATTAAAGATGCGTTCAACAAAAAAACAAATGGAGAAAATGCAGCTTATAAGGATTTTTTGAAGCTTGAAGCAGGAAATACCTATGTGGTTCGCCTTGTTCCAAACATCAAGAACCCTGATAGAACTATTTTCCATTATTTTCACCACATTTGGAAGAGCATTCATAATGGACAATACGTTTCCGTATTGTGTCCTAACACTTACGGGGAAAGCTGCCCGATTGATGAGTATCGTTCCAAAATCTACGCAACCAAAAACGAATCTTTGATTGAAAAGACAAAGCCCCTGAAGAGAAACGAGAATTGGCTTTGCAATGCTTACGTCATCAAAGACCCCACAAACCCTGAAAACCAAGGAGCACTGAAGGTTCTGCGCTTTGGAAAACAACTTTTCGAAGTTATCTCCTCTGCAATTAGCGGCGACGATTCTGAAGAGTTTGGTGCAAAGATTTTTGACCTCTCTGAAAACGGTTGCAGCCTTAGAATCAAGGTAGAAACCAATGAAGGCGGTTATCCTAAGTACACCGCATCTCGATTTATGACTCCGTGCGCTGTTGAGGGATTGGAGAACTTGGAAGAAGTGTACGAGGCGGCAAAAGAACTTGACGCCGTTTTCGAGAGCAAGTCGAAAAAGGAAATCCAAGATCTTCTTAACCTGCATTTCTTGGGCAAAGATCGAGAAGAAGAAAAGAACACTGTAGTTGAGAAGGAAGAGGAAATCGATGTTCCGATTACATCTCAAACAGAGACATATATCGAGCGAGATGCCACTATTTCAGATAGTGACGATAAAATTCAAGATATTTTGAAGGATCTGTAATTAAATGAATAAAGAAGACGCATATGAAGCAGCACTGTTGGCGAAAATGGTCGGTTCACACCTTATGGGTGTGGATCGACTAACTTCAGAGAGAACCAGTAATCCTGCAAATAAAATTAATATAGAAAATTTTATCGCTCCTCTCATTGGGAAACAATCACAACCTTCTAATTTTATTGACCCTAATAGTGTATCTCCTGATATGCTGAAGGCATATGAAAATGTAAACCAGATTGCACTTCAAACTATTCCAGACCCTATTCAAAATTTTACAAGTGCTCCTGCAAATTTTGAAATTCCAAAAATTGAAAACATTTCAAATCAAAATATGGGTTCAAATGTTAAAATTTCTTCAAAAAATAAAGAAAATACTAAGGAATTTTTTGTAGATAAAAAAGATATAACACAGATGAAAACTTCATTAAAAAATATTGAAAAAATTCTTTCCAATATGTATAATTTAATGAAAACCAATGCTGATGTATAAATCTTTAAAAATTTCTAAAAACAACTTAGAACGGATATTAAAACCTGTCAATAAAATGGCAGAATCTTGTGTCCTTAAAACAGATTCTAGTGGAATCTTTACGATATGTTCTTCTGCTGATAATACTGTCATTCTATATGCACGAATGAAAGTTGATAGCATTGATACCCAAGAAAGAATCAATGTTATCAATATAAAACGACTGCTTACAGGACTTCAGTGTTTGGATGATGATAATTTTTTATTGGAAAAATGTGAAAACAATATTAAATGTTCCTCCGAAAGCAGCGATGGAGATAAAACACATTTTAAATATCATTTGGTCGATGATTCTGTAATCAGAGAATCTGTTTTTAATATTAAAAAAATTGCAAGTTTAGATTTTGATTCTGAATTTGTAATACCCGCTAATAAAATTAGACAAATTATGTCTGGATATGCATTTACTTCTGATACTCAAAAAATATACTTTTATTCCAACGAACAACAGGAAGTTTTTGCGGATATTAATGATGCAACTAATCAAAACATAGACAACATAACTTTTAAAGTTAGCGCGGATTTGAAGGGCAATCATATTAAAGATGCCACTCCAATTAATATAGAAATTTTCAAGAATTTAGCAGGGTGTAGGAATGATATAAAAGTAAAAATAAACAACCAATTCAAAGTATTTGTTTTTCAAAATAACGACGATGATAATGTTGAACTTAAATATATCGTATCTGCTCTTGTAAAATAAAAAAAACCAATAAATAAAAATAAAATATATGTCAAAAAATAAAGTAACAACCTGTAGCTACTTCATTAAACGTCTTCGTGATAGTGGATATGTAGCAGATAAACTATTCAGCGATTATTCACACGCAGATCCTAGAAGCTGGACCGCAATTATCGATCCCTTGTATTCTTCTATTTTTGTAACCTGTTACAATAATCACAATGATTTGGGTGAAGAGTATTTTGAAATTTATGATGGAGGACAGTATATTCCCGATGGATTCAAAATAAAAACAAGTTCAATCGAGGTAATTGTTGAGTATCTTGTAAAATTCAATATTAATCACAAAGCCTCAACATATGTCGGAGCCTAAGAAAAGAACAAGAAAGAAGAAAGAGAAGGAGCTTATAGTTCCTTCTCTTTCTTGCGTACCAGTAAATCAACACGCATTGGATGATGTTAGGAAAGTTGTTTTTGATTCTATTAATAATTCTGAATTGCAAAAGGCATTGGATAATTTCCTTAAAAAAGGAATTCGAGAAAACAATATAGTTGTAAGGGATTTGACAATACTCAAAAATGCTATTACAGAGTATTTAAATTCTTTTATTCTTCTGGGGTATAATTTGGAAGATCAGAGAGTCATAATTCAACATTTCGGAAACGCAAAAGATCGAGATGCTATTATGGAATTTTTGAAAACAGTTTTTATAAAACAGCAGCAAGAGAATTTTTTAGATTTTGAAGGAGAAGATTATGAGTAGTTTTATTAATACCAGTTTATTCCCATCCATAACAGCAACCAGTGGATTTAGAGATTGGTTGGAAGAGGTTGTTAAATATGCCGATGTTGAAGATTTCGATCCGATACTAAAACCTCATAAAACACCAAATGGATATGTAAATGACGATGGAACACCATATCAAGAATTTGATTATAATCAATTACTTCCAGATTTCGAAACATTAAGCGGAATAGGAGATGCTAGATTTTCTTTGGGTCATATAGTTTCTAGTGTTTTTGATAAGTTTCAAGCTAAAATTGAATTATACACAGAAATTGCACAAGCGGGAGGCTGTCAAATAATTGATGAGTTTATATGTGACGAGACTGGTATTCCAATTAAGAAAAGTTCATATAATTGTCCAGAAAATATAATAGTATCACCAATAGAACCGATTGAAGTTGTAAATTTTGTAACTTCAATATATGCACAAAAAGTAGAAGAGGACATTGTAGCCTTTCATGCATTTATAACACAATCATATGCGAATATAGGATATGCTGTGGATTTAGTATATGTTTCGGAACTTCCATATTTTATTTTTGTTAAAGTGACTAAGGGAAGTAGTAGAGAATATATACGATATTATTATAATGACAGGGAAAGATTATCACAGATTTTTAATAAACCATTAACAGCCGAACCTATTAACACCGATATTGTAGCCGCAACCACAAACCAAATTCCGGTGTATAATAAAAATATTTAAGGCGGACATTCTTCTGTAGGCAATGCAGAAAGTGAGATGTTTGTGTTTGGTATAGTGTTTGGTATAGTGTTTGTACCTGTAATTCCATACATAACGCTAAACACCGGAGCGGGATTTAGCGTTCCATCCGGACTTCTTGTTATAGGATATTTTATATAATTACCTCCATTAAAAGGATCTAATGGATTTAATTTATAATTTTCATTTCTTTTTTTAGTGTAAAGACTTCCGCCACCACAGCCTCCGGGTTTTGATCTAGGACCGGGAGACAACCCATCTCCCATTGCAGGATTCGGTGTTGGTATGGGACTTCCAGCGGTTCTTTCTTGTCCCCACGCCTTTCTATTATGCCAATAACTACCCTTCGGTAGTGTCACTTCATGTGAATGATCGCCGCCTACCGTCATATGAGTGTGCTTCCAGTTAAAAATCCATCCACTACACGGACCTGTTGTACCCCAACCAGCAAAAACTCCCGTTGGATATGGTTCAACAACCATAGATTGCATTATCGCATCAACAATTTCAACAGTTAAAGAAAATATTCCTGTCATAGAAGTAGCATAACCGGGTTTTAAATATCTCAACGCAATATCTTTTGCTAAGTTTTTATTTGATAAAACCGCCGCTGGTGTGTTCCAAACCGCTCCTTCCGCTTTCATTTTAGATGAACATGAAACAGTGGACTCGGAACGCATAGAAGGAACAATTAAAAATGGAGTAGATACTGCACCGTCTGTTGTTACTTGTCCTTTAAAAGCGGCATCCCCCCTAACATTAAATGAACCATTAACTAAAGTATTTTGTGATTGAATAGACAGTCCACTATCTCCACTTTGATCGTCTGCATCTATAATAATATTTTTTCCTTTTATTGTTGTAACATTTCCGGAACCAAAAACCGCTTCACCTTGATTTGCATTAAGTATTAAATCTCCGGACATTATATTAAATCTTCCGGTAGTTTGCATATCAATTCCGGGAGATCCTGCATTTACTGTAAAGTTATTTGATACATCAAACATCACGCTTCCATGGGTTCTTTGCGGAGGTGTAAAAGTTATTTTCGGAGCACTACCTCTACTCCCAAGTGCCAGAGTACTTCCATTTCCATTTTTTCCGGGTTCAAAATAAAATGCAAATACATGATGTCCATTCTCCGAATATGCAGGGGCATTATTTTTTTTCAATCCAAATCTAAAAAGAACGTCTCCTTTATATACCTTACCTTCATTGCCTCCTGTTCCTAATTGTTCTGAATATTTTGATATATCTTTTTCGTTTTGTTTTATAGCATCTGTTACCGCTTTATCAGCAGCCTTCATGGCAGTTACGGGAGATTCTACCATTCCAGATTTACAAGCAGGACTACCACATCCAGCACTTCCAGTTAATGCAATATTCTTTTTTTGACTTAGAATCGGAGATACCAATGTTCCAACCAATCGATGAATCGTATCAAAAGGAAAGCAAAAAAACGGACCTAATATTTTTCTTATAAAATCAAAAAAACTATCAACCAAAGCACTCTTATTATCAACCAAGTGAGTAACATTACACACCGGACATTGTGTGGGCTGTCCTTTTTGTTTTAAAGCTCGAAGTCTTGCTTCTTGAATTTTTTCCGTAATCTCTTGAAGCTTCTTTGCAGCTTCCATTTCCTTATCATCCTGATTCCCTTTTGATATTTTATAATTCCCCTTAACTATCAAAGTTTTATTACCCGCAACAACCTCTTGACTATCCCCCTTAACGCTAACATTCATGTGCTTGGAAGCACCTAATGTTAAATTTTCAGCAGCATTTACTAAAATATGTCCTCCGGAAGATATTCTTATTTTAGATTGAGCGGTTTCATTATTGGATAATTCTATATAAGAGTTATCTTGTACCAAATTTGATTTATTAGGATTAAAACTGTTTAAAACAGCAAAAACAAGTCCTCCTATTGCTGTAAATAGACCATGATTTTCTAGTTTATATCCTTTATCTAATCTTGGATTCGGTAAATTAGCCATATGTTTATTTATTAGATATCAAGCAGATTCAACTATGGATGCAAAATATACTGGACGCTGTATATCGCCTCCATGAAAAAACACCCACACCTTTGCAGATTCATTTGGAATGGAAAATATACCATTCGGAGATCCCCTTGCAGAGGTAAATACATCTTTACCAATTGAAAGTGCTAAGATTGCACTTAAATCATCATTTTTTACTATTTTGGGAGCAGCTTGGGAGTCTTCTGATTGATCCGTAGATGCCACAGTTGTATTAGCACCGGAAAGATAATCTTCATAAGAATAAGATTCCGTGGAAGCCATTTTTTTTGCTAATAATTGTTGTTGATTTCTTGATAAATCTTTTTCTTGCTTCTTACCCTGAACTACTTCTGTAATGTTTGCTATAGGACCGAATCCCGCACTTAATCTAGCGATTCCAGAACCATATTTATTTGCAGAGGGATATTTATTAGTAAAAATAAGATTCTCCGCATATTTTATTGCAACCTTAGTGTTAACTTCGGGATCTGCCCATGCTCCTGAACTAAGATCTTTTGCTGTTAATGTGCTGTTTTCCTTTCCTAATTGATAGAGTCCTACTGATGTTGCACTATCAAAGGAAACTGCTTTACCTTCCCTATTAGAGGTGTTAGAGGGATTGAGAGTAGTTTCCACAACCGCCAATCTGGCTAAAAAATGTGCAACCTCCTCCCTCGAACTACTATAAATTCCATATGTTTCTCTCTCTTTAGCGGAAAGAGGCATTCCGACGAGTTTACTTCCCTCCAATAATCTATACACCCTTTCATATTGAGCTTTAAATACGGGATTCATATTAGAAGTATTAATAGTTCCTCCATAAGAAAGTGAAAGTGGTTGTTCTGCATTTCCATCACTCGTTAACAAAGCTGTAGAATTTGCAATAGTATCGGATTCTGTTGAACTTACCGTTCCTCCACCCGAGAATCCAGTAAATGTGGGATTTGTATTATTTACAGCAATATTTCCACTGCTAGAATTTGATGTTACAGACGTTGCTCCTCCGAATATGGGAACAGCAGCCTCTGCCCACGGTAAAATTTGTTTTAATTTATTCAATACACCCAAACTAGCCAATTCTGTAGTATTTCTAAATTGAATATCGGATAAATTTTCTCTATTATTCCAATCTTTAAATAAAGTAGTTGATAAATGAGGAATAAACACCTGAACTCTTCCCCTGTTCTCTGGATCATTTGTATTAACGACCATTCCTAAGTGATTTCCTACTACTAATTCCATAATTTATTATTATTCGGGCTTTTGATATACGGAAAATTTTTCTATAGTAGTTCCAACCCACCCAAAAGGATTTAAACTGATATTTAATGGGGGTAAATTTCCCGATATTCCTGAAATACTATACGGATATGGATTTATTGTGTCATTTATATTAATTCCATATCCTCCGTTTCTGTACCATTCACTTCTATTGCCAACAGTTCCTGCTGTTGCTAATACATCCCCTATCGGTCCTAATGATGCACCCAATCCATATCGTTGAACAATAGTATTTGCAATTGCAAGAGCCTCATTATTAGAAGAAACTCCAAATCCTATGTGTTGCACCAACTTTCCAAGCAATGCTTGGGGTAAATTTCCGACATATCTTATAAAATCTGTAACTTGTTTTGCTTCATTTGGAAAAAGAGTAGCCAAACCATTCAAAGGATCATATGCAAAATTAACCCCAAACGATGCATAATTCACAACAGTTTGAATAGCATTCAAAGTTTGAAAAAGATTATCAGATCCCTTGAATAATTGTGCAAAAAATCCAACATCATCCAATATTGTTTGAACTGCTTCTAAAATTAAACATATAAGACTCAAGGGTATGATACTTTCAATAACGCTTATCAAATATTGTTGAACCATTCTGTATATATTATTCAACCATACGTATAATTGTTTTATTGCTAACACCATTCCTTGATATATTTCCACAATTGCTTGATAAAATGCTGTAACTGCTCCCGTAATAAACCACATTGCTTGTGATAACCCCCCAAAAGAATCAGAAGGAAGAGACAAATATGATCTAGTGCGTATAACATTACATATATTTTCAATTTCATCAACCATTCCGGGGTGTATCGAATTTAACAAGTCTGCACCCAAACAAGGAGCATTAACACCGGGACCTGTCATAATATTAAAATTATTATGTGCAGAAAATCTTGTAAAAGATCCATTAGAACCAATATCTTTCAATTCATCTTTACGTCCTGCGGGAGTATTTTTTAAAAGTTCTTCAAATTTATTCGATTTAATATAAGTTATAAATTCTTTATATAAATCTGGAGTTATTGTAACCGAATCTGATCCAATATAATCAAATTTTGTGTAAATCGCATCATATCCTTCAATCAATATGTATAAATAAGCAGCATATTTGTTTTCATTGGGCATTACACTATGTTTTATCTTGTAAAGAACTCCATTAAAATCAAAAGCAAGTCCCGTTTTAACTTCCATAGTAGCTATTGATATAGATTCTGCACTATTTTGTAAAACATTGTTGACAGAAACTCTAATAGCAGATAAACCACCCGTCACAGAAGATGCGGTTTTCTTTATACTGGCTGCTAACGGATTTTTTGGTATTGCTTTTTCCATAATTAAATGATATAATCTGTATTCGATGTCTAAATCTATAATCTATCCTCCAATTGGAATTTCAGGCTCCGCTTTATCAGGAAAAGATTCTTTATGTACATATATTATTTATATTCTCGATCTATATTACAATATAAAGGCTAAAAGATGTTCAATTGCAGGAGATAAAATAAAAAACGACCTGAAGGAGATGTTATTTTCAAAAATAGGAGCAGAAATTGACCTAAACGACCCGATACAGAAGGAAAAAGTTCGTCCATTGATGGTTGAATATGGAAGATATATGAGAAATCGCACAATGGGTAGATATTTTATAGAAAATATAGACAATTCCCTCTTCGGAAAGGGATATATTCCCATAATTCCCGACATTCGATATGCAGAATTCGAAAAAGATGAAATTTTTTGGCTTAAAACTGAAAAAAAAGGACTTTTAATCTTTATTGATAGGGAAAATAACCCACCCGCAAACGAATTTGAAGAAAAAAACAATATTATTTTAAAAAAAGAGGCAAATATTGTAATAAATGCTCCAAATCTCTTTTCAACTGAAAAATATTTAGATTTTATGGAAGATTATGTATATGATATTATCACCACTTACCTACGGGACATCTCTCCGCTTTTAGATAAGTCTTAATTGCCATATTACATCCACATTTTGAGCATCTTTGACTCTCTTTAATAAAGAATTCACATCCATTACATATGGATAATCTGCGATTTGCTTCTTCCTGAGAGATGTTTAAAGAATTTCCACTCGCTACGCTTGCAACATTTCTAACAACACTACCTGCCAAGTTCTTAGCCATTGTAAAATTTGATGGAAGTTGTTGTTTTGTGCTCGATTGTAACTTTTTGATACGATCACTTTGTAAGCTTTTTATTAAAGAATTTCTATCCATACTTAATATTTATCTGTTTTGACGTCCCAATGTTTGTTAAATGTATCTAATTTAGAACAAATAACATCTGTCGTATATGTTTCTCTTGTAAATCGATGCTTTACATTTAAAATCATCCATTGTCCTAAAAATCTATCATCAAATACATTATTATTTCCACTAGAAGAATCTTTATCTACAAACAAAAACCTTCCGGGACTTCTATTTGTAAGTCCCAAAGTCCTAAAATAAAGAGCTTGTCCCAATAAACACAACGATCTTAACATGTGAATTTGAGAATTTCTTGTAGAAAAGAATTTTCTAACATTATGAATGTTATTTGTTAATAATCCACTACTTTTTGTTTTATTAATATTCATTAATATTTCCGCATTATTATTTTTAGATTTAAAACTATACAAACCTTCTTTAGCAAACTCTTTTATCTTATTGTAAGCATCTTCTATTGTATTTTCTTTAAAAAATATGTTAAATTGATTGGATTCGAAATCATAATTATGAGAAGGAGTATTAGCAAGATTCAAATCATCAACAGGTAACATTGGAACAAATTTATAATCAAGTATTTTAGATGCAATTCCGGAACTAAAGTTTTTGATAGTCCCTTCCTGTGTCAAATCTGCCCTTGGAAAATATGGAGGTAAATCAGAATTGCCCATCGTATCTGTAACACTTATATGTTCAACTTGTTGTTTGCTCGAATCTTGTATTAATGTCTTTAGAGAAGTTAAATAAAATTTTTTCCCACCCTCAACATCATGCCTATCCAATTCTAAAAATACCGGACCTCCGTTTTCTGATTCAAAATCATTCATTACATAATTTAAATCGCCAATTGCCGATTCATTTGTGGGCGATGTATATAATATCATACCATCATTTCCAGCTACACCCTTATCCCAACGGTCATTATCAAAATTATCAAAGCGAGTTTTTTCATAAATAATCGAGGATTTTTCATTAAAAGAAGAACCATTTAAAATAGCAGCTTGAGTTCGTTCTACCCCAACTTCTATATAAGGTTTTTCTGATTTCGGAGAATCAAATTGTTTAGAACTGAAGTTAGGATCCGAATCATTAGATGCTGCTGCTTTTATGATAGATTGTATAGCATCGCTTATTGGCATGGACCTTTGAGTATCTGATGCATCTATATTTCCCTGATTAGGACCGTATAATGCAGTGGACCATTCTAATTTACGCTCACTCATTATTTGGTATCGTTCTTCTTGAAAATAAAATTTACGTCTTTTTATTTCAGAATTATCAGTTTTTAAATCCTCTATATCATATATAATCAATTCAAAAGACATTTCCCAATATTCTTTAGGAAGTTCTATATCTTTTACAATAGGAAATATTTTTAAATAAACTTTGTTTCTGCCATCACTTCTAAATGCAAAAGGGGAATCTATTTTATAAGTTGGATTTTTTTTATTCGTGGATAATGGATACGACCCTCTTTCAAAAAACTCAAAATCATTAACTAAAACTACGTATCCCTTAGTGTTCCAACTTTCTAATGTTTCTTCGATAACCAATTCCTCTATAAAAAAGAACGGAATTTTTATAGGTTTAAAATTATCTAATTGATTATCCATCCAAGTTTCAATATAAAACAATTGATTTCCAATCTGAACGGTAAATGCTTCATCTGTTATTGCTATAATATCTGAAGGAGCCTCCCTGTTTATATTGGATACTTGTGTAAGATTCATATACGTTAACAATTAGTCGAATTTACATCAGATAATAAATCTACACTTAATCTACTAAAAATAAAAGTTGCAGTACATATAATTTCTGAACCGGATTGGAAAGAAAAATCTATAGGACTGAGACTTGTTATAAATGCATTTTCATATTTAAATTCAATTACTTTATTATTAAATTCATCCAATCCAAAAACACTAAATGTTGCCATATAATCTGACATTGGATTTTTTAATATTAATTCTTTTTGGGTAACAACTGCCGCTGCCGCAACATCGCTTGTACTATTTTGGTTATCATTGAATAGATTCAACCATTTCCATAATATCCAATAATTTTGATATCCATTATCTATTAAAAATTTTAAAGACAATGCTTCATATGCAGGTCTCGAAAAACTAGAGGTATTATAAACCTGACCCCCAAAAGAAATGGCTTTTTCTGGTATTTTTATATTCGGAACAGGAGAACCAAATGTAGTGAATTGTATTTTATTTGCACTATAAGAATCCTGCATTACCAAATCTGAGGTTTTTTTTAAATTTTTAGGCAAGTCCATGACAAATAAAAATTTATCATTTCTAGATCTGTTTAAAATTGTTTGATTCATATATTAAAATAATACAATTGGCTTATATTCTTCTGTAGGAGCTGTTGATTTGGATTTGTCGAAAGCATCTTTCTCATTTGTATGTGCCTGTAGAAGCCACATATATAACTTATCTCTGTCTTCCGAATATAAATCAAATCCCGTTTCAATATCCATACCACCAACATGTGAATACGGAGTATTTATAGAAGGCTTTCTTACAATAGTAGATCCTCCTCCTATTAACAACTTACTATTTTTAATTAATTCACTATTATCAGTTATTGGTAAAATTTTTAACGGTCTTCCTTGATCATCTAAATCTTGAACTATAAAATATTTTCCAACCAAAGTTGGATCGAGTATAAATAATGCCCATATGAGACCAAAAACTCTATCATCTAAATCCTTTTCAGATTTTTTTGAAAAAGTATAATTCGGAAGTTTAATAAAATTATCAATTTCTAATACGGTATCAATATCATTTAATTTTACACATTTTAAACTATTAATCCAATATCTAAAATTTGTTATACCTTTATATCTGGTATTTGTGTGATTGTGAATTCCAAATCTGTGAGTGTTGTTATAGTGTTTACTAAATCCTTCAAAATGATAAGATACAACATTTTCATAATTATGCGTTTGGCATAAAACATCTAAAATTTGCTGTCCATTGTTATTATTTTCAACAAGAATAGGAGGTCTTCCCCAATCTTCTAAAACGCCCATTAGACGAGTTCCAAAATGAAAAGGATTTATATTATTAGAAGCAAAAATAGCTACTTGTTGTATGTTCTGTAAATCAGAAACATCAAGTATCTGAGCAACTGAATTTGTTCTTCCGATTCCTTCTCCCACATCAACACCTATTACATAATAACTTTTAGGATCTGGAAATTTAAAAATTTTATATGCACCTTCATCCAAAACTAAAACAGGTTCTGGACAATTTTGTTTTAACTGATTTAAATATTCCTCATCAACAACACTTTTATTCGGATCGTGAAATTTATTACCATATTCTTGATCAAAATCTTCTTTCGATCCCATTAATGAAATGGTATCCTCTTTCCATTTATCGTCTCTTCCGGGGACATCCCACCAATTTACAACTTCTAAATTCCAACCACTATTAGGTTTTTGGGCATCTTCATATAGTTCATAGAATTTATTATCCTTTCCGTTTGGAGTGGATATAACAACTATCTGAGATTTTTTCATAGAAGAAATAATTGGAATTGCAGATCTCCAAAGCTCCTTCATCAAGTCATTAGGACAATGTGCCATTTCATCTATGATTAGAAGATTACTTGTAGTTCCTCTAGGACCGGATGTTGAGGTTGTACTAATAGTTATTGCAGAGTCATTTCCAAGTATAAAACCATCCTTTCTCCAAGATTTTATAGGAGGTTTTAAATATATAGGAAGTTGCTCATACGACATCTTAATTCTAGCAAATATTTCTTTGGCAGTTGCCTCTTTATTAGCAACTATTGTTATTCTTTTATCTGATTGAAAACATACCAACCATAAAGCATATATGGTTATGGTAGTGGTTTTGCCCGATTGACGTGAACTTAAAATAACGTTAAATCGTTCATTTTTAAATGATTTTAAAAGACGTTTTTGATATTTATATAATTCTATTTTTTTCTTCCCATCTTCTGTTATTATATAAAAATAATTTTCCGCAAAATGTAAAATACTTTTAACACATGTTTTCAATTCGGACTTCATATCTTCAGTCCATTTGAAAAGTGCATCTTTTCTTAAAATATTTTCATTCCCTTGGTAGAATTTTCCATCGACTAATATTTCATCAATATCTATATCATCTACAGAATTTTCTTCTTTTTTTACTTTTTTTCTGGGCATACCTATCTATTTAGTTGGTTTTTTAATTCCGAAAGTACATAAGAAACCAATTGAGATTTTAATATTTTCAATTCTTTACCCGCCTCTGGCATTATTACAGGATTTTTAATATTATTATATGTACAAATTAACCACCAAAGTTCCATTGTGTTATAATTTTTAAAAGATATTAGAGGCCATGTATCATTTTCCTTAACATAATATGAGATTTCTGCATTTGAATTATTAGACGGAAAAACATTTATAGATCTTAATAAATTATAAAATCTAAAATTATTATCATCTTCATAGACATTTAAAAAATTTTCATATCTATATAAAGATAAGTTAGGGAGATCTGTAATCGAGTTTTGTTTCATAACATTATTCAGGAGTTGGAGGTATAATTACCTTTACTTTATTTGAATCTGAAAAAGAACCCGATAAAATATTTACACTATCCTCCATTAACGATTCTAATGTAATTTCTATTTTATATGCTTCCGGTATTAAACACGCTTTTCCGTCTCCAATATCTACGGATCGAGTAGTTCCTATCGACTTTACATCAAGAGATGACATATATGCAGCAGGCATGTATAGTCCTTTAAAATTAAGACCTTCTGCAAGATAAAGACTCGGAGCGATATGAGTCAAAAAACTAGTTTTAGTTTTTACGTTTTGAAGTTGTAACAGTTGACATAAATAAAAATTATCTTTAGTGTTTTTTAAGCTAACAGTATTGTATAGTGGAAATGATATTGATATGGACCTTTTACTAGTGTTTCCGAAAAAACTAGGAGGCTCAAATCCAAATCCGGTAGAAAACATAGATGCAACATCCTTTCCCTTTTCGATATATCCCCCGAAAAAGGGTATGTTAGAAAGCTCAACGGGTTTCCAAGTGTTTTTTATATTTCCAGTAACACTGGCAGCATTTCCCACAAAATATGGAAAGTTATATATAAAGCCAGTTTCCATACCCGTATATAACTGTTGATATGGATCCATACCCGCAGTGCTATCGGTAATAGGAGCATCATATATGCTACCAACACTTGAAACATTTTTTAAATATTCCCAAACGTTACTAAGATTTTGCAGCCATTTTCCTTTGGTAAGTTTATATTCTGTCAATTGTATTGATGGAACTTCACTATTAATTTCAGTATTATTTGATTGTATATTTCTCCACGAAAAATTATTCACAACATCAATAGGATTACTACCCACTCCGATAGTATTAACAACAGGATATTTATACGACAAACTTCCTGATGTTGAATCTGCATCATTTAAAATAAACAAAGGACTTGTATATGCCATATATATATTTATGGTTTATATGGCTGTCTAGCCATATTTCCAGTTTGAATTTTTCGATACGATTCTATCGGATCTCCTCCCCCACCACCGGAAGACCCCCCGACAATAACTGATGACGCTCCTCTAGACTCTTGTAATTTAAATATAGAATCAGCCGAAAGGTCCACAACTGGAGGCGTAGAAGCAGGAGTTGCCCTCGGAGCAACAATTACAGGAACAGGAGGAGGAGTTGGTGCAGCGGTAGGTTGGAGCGGAATAAATCTCCTCTGAGGAGCATCGGACGCAGGAGACGAGGACGGAGCAGGTATAACTGAAGCAGTAGCTGATTTTCCACCAACAGAAGGCGTAGCAGGCGGCTGTGGAGTGACAGACGGCTGTGGCGTAGCAGACGGCATAGCCGATTGCGGAGAAGAACTTGAACTACTTTGCAGGGGAGAGTTATTATTTTCCGAAGCAATTCTCTGAGATTCCGCCGCATTCTTATCTCGCATGAATTGTTCATGTCTCTTTGCTTCATAATTTTCCAACCAGACACTACCCGCCAGCCCCACTCCAGTACCAATCGCAGTTCCGACTGGACCTCCTATAAGGGTTCCCACTATGCCACCAATCCAAGGCAAAATAGCAGAAACAAACCTCAGAAACGCTCCTAATATATCTCCTTCGATTATTCTAGCAATTGCTTGATATGCACCATATGCAAATTGCAAGGGAACCGCTATTCTACCCAACCAACCAGCAATACGCATACCAAATTGTCCCAAAGCAGTAGATCCTTTTGTTAAAAAACCGCCAATCAATGGAAGTTTAGTTAAAAAACTACCAATCGATCCAAAAAATCCTTTAATTTTTCCAAAAATTGTTCCAATAGATCCCGATACTGATTTTGCAGCATTCAATAATTTCGGTGGTATAATTTTATTTAAAAACGAACGTACCTTATTTGCGTTTGCTAATGCGGCCTTATTAATTTTTAAAACGTCTCTATATACTTTTCCCAAGGGACGTTTAATTGTTAAAAGAGATACCATAAATACATTTTTTATCAAGTCTTGCATCTTTGGACTATCAAGTCCCGTCATTATTTGCAATCCTTTAGCCGCCTTTTCAACCTCCGTCTTATATCCAAAAAAACCAGCCATCTTATCAATCGCCCACCCCAGTTTATCTCCAAATAATGCGAATGCTAATGTAGCTCCCGATATCATCGGAAGATAACGCATTAAAGTAGGTAGTCCACTTCTCGCCAGCCATCCCGCTAACAATCCCACACCTGCCAATTCCGCGCCAGAAGCCTGTGTAGGTTTTTTTCGTATTCTTTCTAAACTATCTCTACTCTCTTCGTTTGTTAATAAAATTTTTCGTAATAAAATACTTTGATCTTTACTATCTAAATTTAAAGATTTTAATATTTTAACAGCAGAAGTTTCATCTAAAGTTATCGATCTTTCTCCAGATTTTCGTAATAATTCTATACTATTTGGACTCAATTCTTGTTTTTTATCTACAAATTTCTGAAATATTTCATTCAATTGTTCTTTTTTTATTCCAGTAATTTTAGATAATGACTCGATTTTCTCCTCATCAAATTTAAATTTTGATTCGTTTGATCGTATTAAAGAATCAAGTTTATCTAAAATATTGGGACCGAAATAATCCAATCCAACAGGAGATGTTGTAGTTAATTTATTTGGTATGTTTTGTATCTTTTCTTTTAATTTACTAACAATATCAGACAATCCCGTATTTTCCAAACTTACAGAAATTTTATCTGCCATTTGCTGTGGATTCGTAGTCGAATTTGTAGTCGAATTTGTATTAATATTATTTGAAATTTCGGATAGTTTAGAATTTGTTTCCTCTTCTATTTTTGAAAAATTTTCCTTAATATTATTAGAAATCTCTATAGCCTTTTCTAAAATTTCTTTTCTTAATACTCCAAGGGGGGATCCCTCAACAGTTTCTCGGGGAATTCCTAAAACATCAGATACTATTTTAGAATAATCTACTTCAGATAATGATTGTTTCATCTTATCTGATGATTTTTTAGCAGAATCTTCAATATCCTGCTGAATCGCTTTGATGTTTTGTTTATGTTCCGGATTTAATCCCAAAAAAACTTCTAAAAGTTTATTTGAATCTAATGAACCTATTACAGGTATTCCATTTTCTTTTAAAAATCGATTTAAATCATCAAATGACATATATAATACTTAATATATATGTCATTTTTTTATATTTATGAAATTAATTTGATATAAAAATCAAACTATCTGCTTCTAAAATTTTAGTATATTCTAAATAAGAAACTTCCGACACCGCATTTATTTCGTTTTTAATATTCATTATACTTTGCAATATATTTTGTATTAAAGTTGCAGGAAGTTTTTCCACAATTTGAATCTTCTGTGGAATATGTAATGAATCGTAATTAATATCATTATCATTTATATGTATGGATTTAATATATTTTGCAGTTTCTCCTATAAATGCATCTGTTATAAGATTTTTTATATCATCTACATTATTTTCTTTTCTTTCTTTATTATAAATATAGGAATCAAAATCGCCCTCCGCATAAAATTTTGGTATACTTAAAATAACATTGACTGAAATTTCATTTTTAGCATACGTAACATTTTTATTTTCAGGATGTTTAAATGATTTATATTTATCTAAAATAGAAAGTATGTTAATATCAGATTGAATTTTAGGATCTTCAGAAAAAATAACATTTATTGTTTCTGAAATTTGACTCCTTATGTGAAAAGCTATAGAATTTTTATCTATAATAGTAAGAGTTTTAAGCACTTCCGCATCCTCTTCACAATTAGAGGATAAAATTTCATAAAATATTTTAGAAAATGTTGATTTGGAAACAGAAGAGTCAATTGCAGACTCTATAATAGTTTTTTGTTGTTTGGCGTTTATTTCTTGAAATCGAATAGTACGCTCCAAAGAAGGAACCCATGCATCCACATAAAAATTTTCTTTTGCTATTTTATTTAATTTATTTAAAGCGTCTGTAAAATTTAAAATATTATTTTCGTTCATGCAATAATTTATACAATTATCCACCATATTCAAGCATTAAATCTTGTAAATTCGTTGATTGAGAAGTTGACTCTTGAGCATTTTGATTTCTATATTCCATTTCTTCTTCTATGAATGAAAAGAAAACCCTTCTATCGGATATTGATAAATTATCTACATATTGGGGATTTATATTTTTAGATGCCAACATATAATATTCTTGATATATATTTCTCAAATCGCCAAAACTAAATAATAATCGCAAAAAATAAGGTATTGAACTATTAAAAAAATTTAATTTTAAAGAATCTAATCTAGATATTTTAAAAAAATTTATATCGCTTGTGGATTTTAACATATCGTATATAGAAGCTTCTATTTTGGATTTCAAAGTTACTGGAAACTTTTCATACAAATTATTTTTTTCATTGGAATTTAATTGTGAAAATTCAATAAGAGAATTTTCAACATATAATTTACTTATAAACTCATAAAATGGATAATCATACAATTTTTTATCTGTATTAAAATAGAGTCCATCGGATTTAAAATTTGGTATATCTAATTTACATTCAATGTTTTTATAAGATATTTTTTCTTTAAAAATTGAATTAAAATGTTGATATATTGATATCATAAGATTATTTAAATTTAATGTTATTGTTATATTTTTATTATTTTCATTTAATATTAACTTTAATTCATCTCCAATACTAATATTACGTATTTTTATTGCATAAAGAAAAAACTCTATTAAATTTATATCTTTTAAATCTTCTTTATTTTCTGTGCAGTTTTCTAATATTTTTTTTAATATTCTATAAAATTCTGCATGATTTTCTTCATTTTCTGAAGGAAATATAATATTTGTTTTTGATAATATAAGCTGCTCTTTTGTATTAAATTCTCTATAATAGAGAACTTTTTTAGAAAATGGCATCTCCGAAGAATAAACGTACATTATTTTTATTTATGGTTTTAATTTAAATGGTAGTTTACTTATATTAAATTTTGATCTTGTAACCCCACCAATTGTCGTTTGTTCTAAATTTCCATATTCAATATTCATAGTTGTCGTTACTTGACCATTATTTTTTTGTCTATTTTCATTAATAGAAAATCCTGTAACACCAACATCATTACTTGTTTTATTTTGTAAAAAATTTGTATCAGCATTTAAAAAAGAAGAATCTCCGGATTTTTCGTTGGATTGTGCAGCTAATATACAATATGAATCATAAACAAAAGAGACTCTATATTTCTGTACAGAAGTATCGATATTGTATGATAAAGAAGAACCCTCCACAGTAATAGGTGCTACATTAAAAAATCTTATTATTTTTCTATTTATTTGATTAATTCCCGATCCGTTCTTACCATAAAAAAGAATATCTAATTTAGGCAATTTAATATTTTTTGTAGCATCTGATCGAGTTACAAATCCATAGTGTCCGGTCAAAATCATCCATTGTCTAATAAATAAATCAACAAACGAAAGATTTGTTTCTAAAAATGAAACAGTAAATTTTTGATAATTTCCTCTACCTTTTGAAGTTACTGGTGCTTGGAAAGCACCAAATTGTAATCCCTCATTAGAGGCGTCTATAGTATCACTAGGCAATGACACATCAGACGCAAATGCACAAAATGGATATATATCATGAGGGTTTGTATTTGATTTACTTGCGAATATTTCTATTATTTTTTTACTGACTTCCCACGAATCTGCACCACCTATCATTTCCAAATTCTTTAAAGTTGTTAAAAAATTAGATTTTAATAGCGGTAAATCATTTATCTCAATATATATACACCATTGAGTAGATGCGGGTATTGAGGTGGGCCATCTACTCAATATATCGAGATACATTGGTATTGGACCATTTAGATTCTCATATCCAAAAGGAACCGCTTTTGCGTTTTCAGCCATATCAAATACTTATTCGTTTGATATGTTTTAAGGTTTTGCTATAAGAGGAGACGTTTCGGGTTGTACCCAGAATTGATACGCAAGAGTTACCTGTTGAGTAACAATTTCACCAGCAGCAGTTACATCTAAATTGTATGTTCCTACCTTAGTACAATAGGCTCCCATTAAGTTATAAACTCTTATAGGGGTTCCATCCTTACCCATTAAAGCAATGCCAATTTGACCCAAATCTCTTAAATTATACGCACCTGTAGATGTTGCATCATCAAACGTAGCTCTCGTCCATAATTCAAGTTTTTTTCTAATAGATAAATCTTGAGGCATTCTGAACGTAACGTTCCATGCATTACTTCCGGGATAACTTGCGGTTCCGGGGACATTAAACTGAAGACCCATAAAAGGAACTTGCACATTTTTAATCTCTCTATCCGGAAGAGAAGTAGTTGTTATATAAACTAATTCTTCTCTATCAAATACTATATCCGAAGCTCCGGACGAAATATAGAGAACTCTGAAAAGATTTGTTCTAGCAAAATCCTTTGACAAGGCAGCTTCGAAGAAGTTATTGATATCTTGATGTTGAAATAAGTTTGGCATATTAATATTTATCCTTAGCTAATAAGTTCGTCGAAATTAACACCTGTTCTAGTGGCTATGAAATCTGCCAATATGAATTCAGCAGTTCTAACGGGCTGAATGTATACGGAAAGTCTCATTTCATTATTGTCTATAACATCCGGTGTATTGTTTCTTTCGTCGCATACAATTCTATAATCATACAAACCATCATTATTTCTGGCCTGATTGAATACAGGGGCAAGAGCGTTAACTAATCGTGTTCTTGTTGTGAATGTATTTGGTTCAAATACAAAATACTTTAAAAGATTTTCTGTAGTTTTTTCTAATGTTAAGAACAATCTTCTAACATTAATTCTATCAAATGCGGATGGTTTTGTGAAAAGTGTCTTTTGTCCAAAGATTACGTATCCATCACCGGGGAAAAACGCTATAGGATTGACATTAATTCTATATAGTAAATCACGTTGTTTTTGCGTTGGATTTATTGCAAGATCAGATACGTTTGTTAACACGCCTCTAGTAAATCCAGCAGGAGAAGTCCAAGGGAATGCAACGCGAGAAGTTTGCGCGAAAACAGCGGCAGCATATGCAGACGCAGGAATCCAGACTTGCTTATCGGAGCTTAAATCAGTAGTTTTTACCCAATTTCCATATGTAGTCGAATAGCTGGAAACGTTAGATGCGAACAGGTTTTTGAGAGGCCAGTACACATCTTTAGCAAAAACATAATCACTATTTTTAGTAACTTTAGAATTCGATCCTTGAATGAAAATATACCTAAGAGGATCTGCAATGAAAACGTGATCCTTTCTAGTAATATCAGCAAATGATACAAATTGTGAAGCAATATCTTGATAGTCTGAAACAATTCCACCAATAGGATCATTTGTTTGCTCTTTTAAATCTGTAACTGAAACATTAAAGGTTTCATCAAATATTTTGGGCGTATATGTGCCCCCTTCTTCATGTTCCCATTTCTTTTTAGCACCCACCCAAATAGTTCCTAAACCAGCTTCGGCGGTAACATCCAAGTCAATATCTAAATTATTAATGTTATTGAGAATTCTCTGAAGTTTGAGAGGGACATTTCCAACATCACCAGCAATTGTATCGGTATCGGAAACATAAACTCCTTCTGAGAATAGATTTTTGGATCCAGCATTTAATCTCACGGTTCTTGCGGGAAGTCCATTACTAGCCAACCAAGTTCCTCGTTGAGATACAAAAGGATTTGTTAAAACTTTTACAGATGATGAATTTTTATCAACTATAGAATCCAAGAAGAAAGAGACAGGAGGACCGCCGTTTCTATCATTTTGAGTACGTTTTGCATATAAAGATCCGGTATACCCTTCAGTTGGAATAGCATCTAATACTACAGTATCTTGAGCGTAAATGGATGTTCTAACTTTAAACACCATGAGAGTAAGACAATCATTATAAAATGATGTTCCGAAATCAAAATCTCTCGGAAATTGCTCAACAATTTCCGAAATACTTGTACCAGCAGCCGAAAATGCTTGTGTTAATGAGAAATTAAAACGAGATGAAGGAACAACACTAAATGTTTGATAATTTCCATTAACTATGTCAGAAGCTGCTTTAATTCCTGTTATGGATACAAAATCACTTGCAGGATTGTTTTCTGAATTATCAGCAATAGCAACATAATATCCTTCATACAAATTGTTAATAGTGGATTTTTTCGTATCAACAACCACTAAACCGCCTTTTGTTTGTAAATCCTCAAAGCTTAATATTTCATCATCTACGTAAGAACTTGCCCATGTAACATTATTTTCTGTTAAGTCGAGATATTCTTGATCGGTGAGCAATATAGATTTAGGAGGTCTGATTTCAAATGCTGTAGAATCTCCATATTCAGTTTCGTTGCCACTAATTGGATACACTAATGCAGTATATTGATTTGAAAATCCTTCACCCGCACCTGAACCATATGGCATTCTAGTAACCAAAAGATTTGTAGGAGATTGAGTTAAAAGTTGTCTAGCGGAGTGATAAAGATATCTTTCAGCTGAATTGGTTGGACTTCCGAAAATGCTTTCAAATTCGGAAATACTTCCTACATTAATAATTTCATCAGTCGGACCCTCTGCTGCGAATCCTGTAATAAAAGTGTTCGTAACGCCAACGGGTCTTGCAATTAAGCTAAGATCTACTTCATTAATTTGTACACCGGGAGATGCTATTGTTCTAGTTGCCATAATTTATAATAACTATTTACCTTTTCACGTTATCCATTTTAAATATTTTTATTATAAATTTCAAATTATATTGTAATTATATAGTATGAACGTATTTGATTATATTATTAAAAAATCCACAAATCACATAAAAGAAAACGCCACAAACACTTCCGTACAAAGAGCAGCAGACGCAATAGAGAAGGCATTGAAAACCAGCGCAAATGTAAAAGCAGATCCGATTGCAAAGGATATATCCAAAACATTATTTAATACAGATGTGCAATCCGGTGAAAATCATTTGGGAAATGCTCTTAAAAAAATACAAGAGAATCCGGAAAATCCTAATTTATCAGATGTGGAATTAAAAAGCTTTTTAGATGTAGCTACAAAACTCAATCCAGAAAAAAAGGAAGAAACCAAACCGGAAGGATCCACATATAAAACACAAACAACAACTACACAATCCGATCAAAAAACATCGCAACAACCAAATTCAACACAATATAACCCTTTAAATCAGCAGTAGTGATTGTAAATAATTTAACAAATGAATATTAATCCATCATATAATACTGTATCAAATAGACCAATTGCATGTACCTTTTGTGGTGCTCATGTAAACGGACAAGTAAATCAAGTTAAAAATTCCAACACCCAAGAAGTCGAAAACATATGTAAATGGGTGTGCTCTCGGTGTGGAAACTTGGTAAAAGTCGGAAAAGTTTTATGAATTTTAAGGAAACAATAGAAGAATCCTTAGATGGAGTATGGAATAATAGACAATATGGAGGTGCTAGTGAACTTCCTAGAAAAGATTATCAACCATACAGTTCTAGCAATGGGTATTCATTTCCTTATCAAAATGGAGCACCTCCAATATTCCCCCCGACAACGCCACCACCAGATAATACACCATCACTTCCATGGCCTTTAGGAACGGTTACTGATGATTTAGCAGATGGTTTTGTATATACTTTAGCAGCATTTAATAAAATGAAAATGTGTTTAAATGAAAATCCTTCGCTAAACTTTAAACAAAAAATTGCTATTAAAAAACTAATGAAGGCATGCGGAAAGGCTATTTATTTAACAAGAAAAGTGGGAGAAAACATAGTTGCAGTTGCGAATTTAGCAGAAAATCCACCATCTCAAGTAGAAAGTAAAATATTTTAATTTTATACTTTACATTTAAAACAATATATACTATTATATATTGCGTATGATAATTAATAAAAACACAAAATTGCTTTTAAAATCTACAGCAATTGTTATTGTAACATCTACTTTAGCTTCATTATCCATTTGGATGTTTGGGGGAAATTTTTTAGCCAGTTTACTACTGTTTGTTAGTATTCAATATATTCTTTTCGGATTTATCGGAACTATTATAAACAACTATTTTCAGAATGTTACGAAACAAAAAGAGATTGATAAGCTAGAACAATTGTCCAGTATTCTTGAATGTGCATATTGTAAAACTCACAATATAATAACTTTCCTTCCGGACGAAAATGAAAGAGTGGAATTTATTTGCGATGCTTGCAACAAGAAAAACTTTGTTAACATAAATTTCACCGTTGCCAGAATCACAGAACCCGTAATTCTAAACAATCCGAACGGACCTTCCCTTTTAAATGCAAAAAATGAAAACTAAAAATACTATTGAATGGTGGGAAAAAACTCACAATGAAGCATCTATGTTATCTAAGTGGATGGCATTGTACGAGGCGGTTAATATCATATCCGATAAAGCAGAAGAACGAGGAGTATCACCGGAAAAAATTGTTTATAAGCCAAAAGCTATAAAAGATTACATATCCTCCACAGAGGATATCATTCTTAATAAAATCTTGAGAAGCGATTATGGAATAGATGTTTGTTATTCCGAAGATGATAATTTTGATGTGAATATTATTTAAAAATTTCCATATACGGAAGTATTATCACAAGGATTATCTTCTTCGTAATTAAAATTGTTTAAACTTACTTCGTTGGCTTTATTGTTATCATTTAGAGGATTATTGCCAACTCCGGGTCCGGGGCTTCCAATTTCATTGCTATAATCATATCTCTTACCTTTGAAAAACCAAACATAGTGTCCTGCTATTGCATTCCCTTGAAATTCATCTATAACTTCTGTTAATTGATAAACAGTCGGTCCTCTTTTGGGATAATTTAAACGATCTATTCCAAATTCAGTAAGCATCATAAGATCTCCCGCCTTCGGTTCTGAAGACAATCCATAAATTGTAGTAAAATGATCTGGATGTATAACACCAGACATATCAGAATCTGCTATTATGCCGAATTTAGAAAGTAATAGAGCATCGTTGTTTAAATTTAATAATACAACTAAAGGATTTCCGGTTGAAAATCCCGCAGTAGTTTCTTCTCCGTATAAGAAATTTGATGCAGATATCGTTGTTGTATTTGTATAATACGTAACTTCTTGTCCGAAAATATTAATCTGTTCTTTCCACCAATATTTAAAGTTTAACCTCTCCGCATAATTGGTTTGTTTGTTTAAATATCTTAAAGATTCCATAATTATTTTCTAGATAGCTTAAATTTTTTCGAATTGAAATCATATGATAATGATATACCAGTTCTATTTAAAGATTTTTTATAGTTTTTATCTGGGGTGTGTTTTATTCTATAAGTTTTTGCTAACCTAATTCCATCCGCATTGCTTATATTCCAATTACCTTTTTTGTCGTTTTTTACTATTCTGTTAACCAAAGGATCCTCTTTCATTCCATCCACACCATAGCATCTAGCTACTTGATTTTGATGTTTTCTATCTATAGATCTGATTGGATTTTGATGATGAGTTCTTGTATTAGGAGTGAATCTTTCCTTAGAAGCATCAAAAAATTTTTTAAAAGTTTCCATTGTTATTAATATTTATATCTAGAAACGAAAAAATCCGGTATTTCCACCGGATTTTTTCTTGTTTTTTTGATTATCGATTTGTATGATTACTGATCGAAAAGTCCCTTATTAACTTTAACGCCTCCAACATTTTGTTTGGATTTATTTGTAAGAGTATTTGGATCACACTTGAAGGGTTCTGGTTTACCAGAGAATTTCTTACCCTTTACAACTTGAGCCTTTTTCTTGGAAACAGGAACAGCACCATTCACTTTATTTGACTTGCTATCCAATTTCTTTTTAAGCTTTTCTTGATCTACAATGGCATGACCTTCAATTTCAGCATCGACAGATTCTTTAGAAAGAGGAGTTTCATCATCTTCCTCGTCGTATATATCAGTTTCATCGCCAGAAAATTCATCGGTTTCCATGTCTTCATCAGAATCCATGTCCATATCTTCAGATTCTTCCGAATCACTTCCTAAATATGTTTCTAATGCAGCAACAGCAGATTTGAGATGATCTAAAACAGCTTCCAAACCTTCAGGTTCTTCTGAAAGTTCGTCTTCCATATCATCTAATGAGTCGCCATCTTCATCAGATAGTTCAGCATCAAAATCCAAATCATCACCTTCGGAGTCTTCAATTTCACCGGAGAAATCCAAGGTGTCGCCCTCTTCATCACCGAAAGCTTCTTCAGCTACAATCTTGTTGAAAAGCAGATCGAATGGGTTTTTAGATTCGCTCTTAACAGATTTAGGAAGAGCGTCTGAATCAAATTCAGAATGTGGACCTTTAGTAGGTTTTTCTAAGTTTTTTATTGCTTCTGGACCAGAATCTTTAGAGAGTTTCTTGGCCTTTTCAGCACCATCAAGTTCTCCTGTGTTGTCAGCAGCAACAGAGGAATTTTTCTTCGTTTCTTCGTTTAATACCGATAGATATGATTTCATGAATGACATATGTTTGTAAAAATATTTACTCCTTAGAAGTTACAATTCAATATATTTTTTTTACTCATAATGAGGTTTTTCTTTTAATTGTTGAGATCCACTTTCCTTTTCAATAAAGATTTTTAATTTTCCATCTATTCCATTGATATGTTTATCATATAATCTGTTGGCAGCAGACTCTGCTTGTTCTTCATCATTAACTTGAATAGATTGTAATGGAGTATATTCAGTATACCACCAACCACCTTCTTCATGCCCTCCAAATTCCTTAACAATATCATATGCTGTTACGTATGCAGGAAAAGAAACCCCTTCATCTTCAGAATCTGCCATAAAGTCTATCATTATTACTTCTTGGCGTTCTGTATCACTTTCCTTAACATTTGGATATCCCTGTCCATGTGGCATATTAGTAGAGCCTCTGGATAAGTCTTCATCATATTCTTCGGTTGCGATAACTTTATCTGATGTTATTTTATTTCCAGATTTCTTGGCACTTTTTTTAACACCTTTTACAATCTCTTCCTCCTCTTTAGGTCCGAGGTGTTTTTTCTTTGCAACTGATTTTGCAACAGCCCAAGGATTGACCTTTTTTTTCGCTTCATTTATAGCGTTTTTATAAACTTCCTCATAAGCATTTTCTAGTAAAATTTGATCGTTCGTTCGCATATTAAATATATTTAGTGTCATTTAATATCAAATTACACTCCTTTTTAACATCAATACATTTTAAAATTTCATATGTAGAATTTATTTGATTAGGAAACCATACGATATAACAATCATCTACTTTAAAATTTGTATTTTTTTCAAAAAGAAGAGAATACATGTTTAATTGTAAACTATATTTGTTAAATTCACATTTATCCAAATGATCAACGGGGCGAAGCATTTTCTCTCCATAAGAATTTTTCTTATCTATTTTTTTATTTGTTTTATAATCAAATATTACAAATTTTTTTGTTTTTTTATTGTAAGAAATATTATCTATAGTCCCTCCGATCATGAATTCTTTGTCTCCTATAACAAATTCAGATTTTATGAGAATGTGGTCTTGTTTCCACCAATCATAAAAGTCTCTAAAACTTTTTATTATGATAGCCATTTCATTATAATATTCATTAATATCATACCTAGTATGCTTTTTATTGAATTCTTCAAAAGAAGATTTGTCTATAGGCATTAATTTTCTTTCCAAGAAATTTTCAATATGTAAATGAAATTCAGAACCTTTATGACAAGAATATTCTTTCGCATCATTCCATTCATTTAATAGCTGATATACATCTATTCCTCTTTTTTTGGCTATATTAGGAGCAATTTTATCAGAATTGAAAGGTTTTTCATATTTCGAAAGCAATCCAGATACGGATATCTTAGCAGATTCTCCTGCAATTTTATATGAATGATCCTTATCAAAGAAGAAGACATCGGAAAATGCTTCTTGAATTTCTATTAATGTATCAAAATTGGGAGTTAACATGATCCGAATCCTATTACTTTATTTTTTTTCATTTTTTTATCGATAAAATCTACCTTTGTTTGAAGATTATATATATCTGCAAGAGACATATCAGATTTTATTTCATTTTCTATAAAATCTTCCGGATAATTTAAGCTGTTTGCAAGTAATTTGGCGTTTTCTTGATTGAGATTTTTAAATTCGTAATCAATTTGAAGTCTTCCTTTTCGCATGAGAGCTTCATCAATATCATGTTTTGAACAATTATATGTTAAAATTATAGAAGTCTTCATAATATCACTCATAATACCATCTGAGAGATTGAGAAGAGATGATACTGAAGAACTATTACCACCATCTTCTCGTTTCAAGATGATTTTTTCCGCATCTTCCAAAATTAAAACAGAATTTGGCTTTCGCAACAAGTTTGAAAGACTGTTTGGATCCGTTGAAAAATATTCCAACATACTAGTTGGAATATAAATGAAATCCTTATCAATAGTATTTGCCAAATACTTAATATATGTAGTCTTACCAGTACCGGGAGAGCCATGAAACATATATAACCCATTACTTTTAGTATTGAGTCTATCTATAATAGTATCATTAATATCCAAAAATTCCGAACCATAATTTAATTGCAGATCAATATTGGTATTAACTTCCAAATTAATCGGTTCAAAATCATATTCTCCATAGGGATTTCTTATAAAAATATGAACTCTTCCTCGTTTTTTATTCAAAATAAATGGTTTAAAATCTTCAAATGGAAATTTTTGAACAAAAACAGGAGCAACAAATAATATCGAAAAGATTTTTTCAATATTTTTATTATATCCCTTTTCCTCCAAATCTTCATCATCTGGTGTTTGATGCAATACCACAGGTGCTTGACTTAAACTGGTTGATGCAATATTTTCATTGTCATCTGGTTGATTTTTCATCGAAATTCTAATATAGATGTCCTTATATGAAAACCAAAAACTGCCACCACGAATCCCATCTATTGGGTTTTGAGTTATAAGATTTAATTTTCCAACGGATGTATATGAAATAAGTTGTGCATTCTTAAACAGAAACAGAAGAGCATCAATAGTAAATTCATCATCGGAATAAAAATAGCCACCCGCAGTTTTGTATTGCTTTTCTATATACTTCCTAATAGGAAATTCATTGTCTGTTATGCTATTATAGAAAGATTCTTTGAAATTGAAAATTTCTGAATTTTTTTGATTTAATGTTGGTATTTCAAACATAAAAATAGTATATCCTACTAAAAATAGAATATCAAGATTTTTTTTATATAAGTATTATAGTGAAAAAACTTAATAAATCACAAATTCATGATTTATATGAAAAGTGTATAAAACTTTTACAAAGAAAGCCTCCAGAGTTTTTAATTTTTCAAAAACTTGAAAACCTTTGTGGAGTATGTGTTTATGAAGATGATTTGATAATATTAGATCCGAGAAGAGATTTAATAAAAACAGCATATCATGAATGTGTACATTATATTCATCCAGAATGGAGCGAATCACAAGTATTATATGCAGAAAGTAGACTTATGAATGTAATTTCAAATTTAGAAACTGCAAGATTTTTAAAGATTCTTTCAAGTAAAATATATAAAGCAGAATTGATTAAAAATTTGGAGGACAGAAAAAACTTTGACGTATCCAAATTAAAAAACAATAAGTAATATAATATAATGAGTTATAATTTAACCAATCAAATATCCACCGCTCCCCTAAACTGCAACGTGGGATATAACAATTCGTGGATAAAAGTTGAAAACAATGCAGATAGAGAGCTATTTGCACAAGCATCCTATATAACTAACTTTTCCGATATAAATATTAGCTTATCTGCTAGTGATTTAGATATAGGATCTGTACACATACAAGACCCTGATACAGGACTAAAAGCAGATGTTGTTCCAGTCGGCATCGGAGTTGGAGCATTGAGGGTAGTAGGTGAAGATTTGAAATCAATCAAAGATGATGTCACCATAGGTGATAAATTGGGAAATTTTACATCTGTTTATGCTCCCTTAAGCGCACTTAAAGTTTATAATACAAATCCAGTATCTTCTATAGAGGTAACAAATATTGTATCCGTAAACACATCTAATACCTTTCCGATATCCGGATCTATTACAGTTTTAAATCCTGTAACTGCTGTTAATATTTTAAATCCTGTTACATCAATGAATGTGACTGTTGTTAATCCTGCCTCTGCTACTGCTTTAACTTCTTATGCTGATGGTTATCAATTAGATCAATCAGGAAGACTTAGAGTGGCATCAATTGGTGAGCAATGGTGGTATACATCATCGGTTGATAAAGATGGTGATTTAAGATTTCAAGAAGCATTTACTGGTAATGGGCAAAGTATTTTTGTACAAAATTATGCAGCAACTCTTATGACATCTGGTTCTGCTTCTAATGGAAGTGGTATTAGAATTAGTCGTAGAAGATTTCATGTTAGACCCGGTGTTGGATTGCAGTGGTTTAGTACGTGGAATTGGGATGGTAATGATGCAGGCGTTGTAAAAAGGTGTGGCTGGAACACAGCATTTAATGGAATGTTTTTTGAATTATCCGGTGGGGATATGAATGTTGTAGTTCGTAGAAGATTACCAGACGGGACATTAAACGAATCCAGAGTCCCTCGCAGTCAATTCAATGGAGATAAATTAGATGGATTGGGAGTATCGGGAGAAAATTGGAATCTTCCAGCCCTCTCCGCTTATACGACCAATACTTTAACACCAACGGTAACCGCAGTAGCAGTTCAAAATGCCTTATCAGCCTTTAATGTTAGATATAAAACCACAACATCAGCTTCCGCAAGTGCATTTCAGATAGGATCAAAAGTAACAGTTCAAGGATTATTACCGATTACATTTAATGGTTGTGCTGTGGTCAAGGCATATGACACAGTAAACAACACTATAGATTTAACATATGCATTTAATCCGGGAACCTATATCTCCGGTGTAACAACTGGGTCTATTATTCAAAATGCTTTTCATGGAACTCATACATATTTCTTTGATATATTCGGGGGAAGAACAAACCGAGTAAGATTTGGTAAAGTAACAGATAATGGAGAAATCATACTTCATATATTTAAATTTGATGGTCAATTTGGAGGTCCGTTTTCAAGTGCTCCATCTATGCCAATGAGGAAAGAAATTTATAATACTCAAAATGTTAACCTTCAACCATCATTATCTCTCTTCGGTGCAGCTTTAAATATTGAAGCTGAAGCTGTTTTGAATCCTTGTTTTGCTACAGCGCATAATAATAACTATCTCTTATTAGATTATAATACACCATCGGGTGGCGATCTTAAAGAATATCCTTTACTTGGTGTTGGATTAAGAGTGGGTGAACCGTATCAAAGAGGAGACTTACAAATTCAAAGCATTAATATGATTGACATTAGAAATATTGGCGGTTCAAATAATGGTGGTGCTATTTTCTGGAGATTGTTATTAAACCCCGTTTTATCAGGTTCGATACCAACACCTACTAATGTTGGCAAGTGTTCTAGGCACTGGGAATATACAGTAGCAGATCATACTACAAATGGTGTGAATTTATCAGCAGGGGCAGCATCTCAAGGTATTGAACTTATGGCTGGCTATGTTGCATCAGTAGGAACTATAGATGTTAGAACGTCTTTAAATTTTTTAAATTTAGGTAGTAATATTGATTATTCAGATGCAGATAAAGTAGTATTAATGGTAAAACAATTATCTCCAGCAGCAAATGATGCTCAGGTAGTTGCGTCAATGAATATAATTGAAGCTATTTAGAAATATAAAATTACAATTAAAAAGAAGTCAGCAGATAGAATAAAATAAGCAATAGCTATCGCGCAGATAAAAATATATTTTCGGTGTAAAAAAAGATTGCCATACCATGGAAATATAGTATAATAGTTGACACTATTTATTAAATATATTGTATGATATTCGAAGAACAAATCTCGCGCAAACCAAACAACTACCCTTGGACAGAAAAATTTATTGAAGCCATTTATGCTGGGTTTTGGACAGATAAAGAGTTTTCTTTTTCTTCTGATATTCAACAATTTAAAGTAAATTTAACCGATAAAGAACGCGAAATAATTATTAGAACATTGTCTGCTATCGGACAAATTGAGATCAGCGTCAAAACTTTTTGGGCAAAACTTGGGGAAAATCTACCGCATCCTTCTTTGTCAGACTTGGGTTATGCAATGGCAAATACAGAAGTAATCCATAATAATGCATATGAAAGACTGATTACTGTGTTAGGAATGGAAAATGTATTCGAAGAAAATCTAAAATTAGATTGGATTGAAGGAAGAGTAAAATATCTTAAAAAATATACACACAAATATTACAAAGATTCCAAGAAACAATATCTTTATGCTTTGATTCTTTTTACATTGTTTGTTGAAAACGTTTCATTGTTTTCTCAATTTTATGTTATCAACTGGTTCGCACGTTTTAAAAATGTTCTTAAAGACACTGATCAACAAGTAAAATATACAAGAAACGAAGAACTTCTTCATGGTTTAATTGGTTCTAAAATCGTTAACACTATTAGAGAAGAATATCCAGAATTGTTCGATAAAGAATTAGAAGAAAAAATTCTTAATGAGGCACAAGAAGCATTTAAAGCTGAATCTAAAATTGTGGACTGGATGATCAATGGTATAAAAGAAAATGGTTTAGATGCTGATACTGTAAAAGAATTTATTAAAAATCGAATCAATATTTCGTTGGAACAAATCGGATACCCAAAAGTTTTTGATATTGACAAAAATATTATTTCCTCTACAATGTGGTTCGAGGAAGAATTATTGGGTACTAACATGACAGATTTTTTCCATTCAAAACCAACTGGATATCAAAAGTTTACACAATCATTTTCAGAAGACGATTTATTTTAAGGTATGAAATTTGATACATTAGTTAAAAATTTAATAGAATCAGTGGATACAGAACATAAGGTTGGTGGTGAACATTGGGCAAAAATGGGAGATGATGAAGGTAATACCAACTATGTTTATGTTAAAGATATTTTAGATGCCGCAGACAAAACTATAAAAACTAAAATAGTTAAAACGGATAAATTTAATAAACCAGTAATAGCCAAACCGAAAAATGTTAAAAAATACGCAGATGATATGAAGAATGGTAATTGGGATTGGGAAAAATCTGGCCCGATTTATGGTGATTTGTGGGAAGGTAAATATGGGGCTTTTGACGGAAACCATAGATTAGCTGCTGCGATTGAAGCTGGTTTAGAAGAAGTTCCATTCAAAAACGTTGGAGATATAATAAGCAAGGCAATTTCAAATAAAAAAAGAAACAAAGAAACAATTATCGGTGGTGTTAAAATAAGAGTTAAAATATAAAATTATATGACAAACAAATACGAATGGCTAAACAAAGACTCACGAAAATTTCTCGAAAGAGGTTATTTGTTAGAGGGAGAAACAGCAGAACAAAGAATTAGAGATATCGCAGAAACAGCAGAAAGATATCTAAACTTAAAAGGATTTGCTGATAAATTCGAAGACTATATGGCAAAAGGTTTCTACTCTTTGTCTAGCCCAATCTGGAGCAATCTTGGAAGAACAAGAGGTCTTCCTATTAGTTGTTTTGGATCATATATACCGGATACAATGGAAGGTATTATGAATAAAGTTTCAGAAGTTGCCATGATGACTAAACATGGTGGTGGAACTTCTGCTTATTTTGGTAAATTGAGAGGAAGGGGAACTCCTATCGCATCTGGTGGTGAATCTACTGGTTCTGTGCATTTCATGGAACTATTCGATAAGTTAATGAATGTCGTTTCTCAAGGAAGCGTTAGAAGAGGATCGTTCGCGTCATATCTTTCAATCGATCATCCAGACATTGAAGAATTTTTAAAAATTAAGTCAGAAGGAAACCCAATTCAAAACCTTTCTATTGGTGTTTGCGTATCCGACGAATGGATGAAATCGATGATTTCTGGTGATAAAGAAAAAAGAAAACTATGGGGAGATGTTATTAAAAAAAGATTTGAAAGTGGATACCCTTATATTTCATTTACAGATACATTGAATAATAATGCACCACAAGTCTATAAAGATAAAGGTCTTAAAATATATGCTCAAAATTTGTGTAATGAAATAGCACTTTCAACATCAGAAGACGAATCTTTTGTTTGTGATCTTTCATCTCTTAATCTAGAGAAATGGGAAGAATGGAAAGATACTGATGCTGTTGAAACATTAGTTTATTTTTTGGATGCCGTGATGACAGAGTTTATCAATAAAACTGAAAATATAGAGTTCATGCAAGCACCTAGAAAATTCGCTATCAATCAGAGAGCATTAGGTGTTGGTGTGTTAGGTTGGCATTCTTTATTGCAATCTAAAATGGTAGGGTTTGAATCGTTTGATGCTAAAATATTGAATAACCAAATATGGAAATTTATAAGAGAAAAATCTGATTCGGCTTCTGAACAATTAGCAAAAGAATATGGTGAACCTCCATTGTTGGAAGGATATGGTAGAAGAAATACAACAACTCTTGCTGTTGCACCAACCACTTCATCGAGTTTTATTTTGGGTCAAGTATCTCCAAGTATAGAACCAGTGGAATCTTGTTATTATGTCAAAGATCTTGCTAAAGGTAAATTTTCATACAAAAATCCTTATCTTAAAAAATTATTAAAACAAAAGGATAAAAACGATGATGATACATGGAAATCAATTCTGTTGCACGGAGGAAGCGTTCAACACTTGGATTTTTTAACACAAGAAGAAAAAGACGTATTTAAAACGTTCGGGGAAATATCACAAAAAGAAATTATTATTCAAGCAGCACAACGACAAAAATATATTGATCAAGGACAATCTTTAAATATTATGGTTAGTTCCGATACAAAGGCTAAAGAAATAAATGAACTAATGATATTTGCATGGGAACAAGGTATTAAAGGTTTATACTATCAAAGAAGCGGAAATGCTGCTCAGAATCTTGCACGAAATATTTTGAGTTGTAAATCATGTGAATCTTAATATGAAAATAAAACTACTAGCGACGAACGCTAAAGCTCCGGTTAGAGCTAATGATTGTGCGGCGGGATATGACCTATTCTCCCTATACAATTATACTCTTTATCCACATCAAAGAGTATTAGTTCAAACTGGAATTGCAATGGAAATACCAGATGGGTATTATGGAAGAATAGCACCTCGTTCGGGTCTTGCGATGAAAAAAGGAATTGATATTATGGCGGGAGTTATTGATTCGGATTATCGCGGAGAACTTGGAGTTTTACTTTTAAATACAGATCCAGAAAAAGTGTTTTATATAGAATCGGGAGATAAAATTGCTCAGATTGTTTTTGAAAAATATTATACTTTTGATATTGAAGTCTCTGATGAAATATCAAAAACAGCTAGAGGAGACGGAGGATTCGGATCAACAGGCAATTAATCAATAAGAATCACCAGAATCTGAAGAATTTAAACAATCCTGAGCCAAAAAAACATCGGAGCAAAGAGAAGGAGTAATTGATACTAATAACTCCTTTCCACTTGCAAATGATAAATCATACAAAAACCTATAATTAAGAGGTTTATAATTACGAGTTAATGTTGCTAATAAAGAATTGTCTAAATTATAATAGATGTTATAACTTAAATATGTTGCATATTGAACATTTATTGAACCAAAACTTGGAAATCTCATATTGATTATTTTTTAAAATATTTTATAATACTTACAATGAAAATAAAATTACCAGAAACTATACATGAACTTGGTCTAATTACGTTTAAAGAACCTATGTATATTGACCTATATCATGTAGATCGTCATAATCATCTAGCTTATTTTGAATGGGATTTTGGAATGGAATGTAAAGTATTTTTGGATTCTTGGATGTTGGAAAGTAGAGTACCAAAAGGAATTAAAAATAAAGTTTTAATGCAAATTCAGTATGATCTTGGTCATGCGTTTTTTCATTATGAGGGAGATCCAAACTATATGTATTATCATTGGGCATTAAAGGCATGGCTAAAGGATAGAGTTGATTTGGATGAAAATTTTGGACAAGATTCATACTACAAATAATTGTTGACATTTTATCATTTCTACATTAATATTTAATAAATGAAAAAGAAAACTAAACCATCTAAAAAAGTAGCAATAGAATTTGATGAAAAGCATCTTGGCACTCTCGCAACAGCATTAGAAGTTTATTCTCGTCTTCGTTCTGGACAGATTAAATTTGCTATGGATGCTGCATATTGGGATAAAGAATTAACATATCAAGATGGAGAAGTTCTTGAAAGCATGGTGAGAACTATCGTTTTTCATAAAGAAGAACAATTGATGAAACATAGAAATGCTTATTATGGTGTTGGTTGCGAAAAAATGAAAGACGGCACAGTTGCATGGGAAATTAAAAAGACTATCGATCAATATTTACATTACCAAAGAAATAATGGTTATAGAAGTATTTGTAATGTTTCTGGTGATGGGGCTTTTCAAATTTCTGATGTTCCTATTCCAAAAATCATAGAACCCTCTCGTATGTTATCGGAATTTGCTTATTGGAAACCACAAAAAGAATTTAGGATTCCGCAAAGATATCAAGAACGTGTGGATAAAGCAATGAAAAGTAAAGACTTTACTTTAGTTTGGCAAATAGTAGACAAGGCATTTAAGAATACCTTGCCAAAAGGTTCTAGTTCTAGTGTACAAGAAGTTGCTGGAACTTACTATGTAGTAATTACAGAACCATACAAAATGGATTGATTATGGAAAATATTATTGAAGAAATCACACAACTAACAGAAGAATGGTATTTTTTGATAGGAAAAGATCATCATAAAGATCGTGATTGTCATTGGTACGTAGAAACTAAATGGAGTTATGGACATCCTCCTATCTATACAGTTCAACATCACGGTTATATTCTTGATAGAATCGAAGAAGAATTTGCTTCATATGAAAAAGCATTGACTGTTTTAAGAGACACTTTAAAAGAAAAAATAGAAGAAGAAAAGAAATATCAAAAAGAAGAAAACGAAGAAAATGGATGGTAATAAATTTTACAGAATTAAAAAAGTTCAAAGAGATAAAAAAGAAATGTATTTCCCGCAAAAGAAAGGAACTTTTGGTTGGAGAAATGTTTATTATGATTTATCATTTGAAACACTTCAAGGTGCTACAGGTTTTTTAGATGACTATACAACACCTGTTAGCAAAACAACAACATACATAGAATACAATAATCCAGACGCTAAATTAAAGCTTGACGTTTGGAGTAAATTCCTTCATATTTTTTGTGCTGACGTATGAAAACATTAAACAAAGACAAACCAATTTTATTTTTAGGAGATCATCATGGAGAATGGTCATATCTTTTAGATATTTTAGATACTAAAAAAATAAGTGATTGTTATTTAATTAGTGTTGGAGATTCTGGAATTGGATTTACAGATAAAGAAAATCAAGAAAAAAATAATCATTGGCTCAATGAAGAGTTTAAAGAACGAAATATTATCTTTATGGCTATTAGAGGTAATCATGATGATCCTATTTATTATCAAGGACTTAACAGAGTTTTATTAAGTAATTTTGAACTAATTGAAGATTATACCTTGATGGAATATGGTGATAAAAAAATTCAATTCATTGGCGGTGCTACTTCAATCGATAGAACATCAAGAAGAGAAGATATTTCTTACTGGGAGGAAGAGGTTATTAATTTCAATAAAGATAAATGCAAAGAAGTAGATATTCTCGTAACTCATACTGCTCCTTCTTGGTGCTTTCCGCAACAGTTTAATGAAACGGTCTATGGCTGGGCAAACGAGGATGCTTATTTACTAGAAGACCTCACAGAAGAAAGAGCAATAATGGATGAAATTTGTAAGCTATGTAAACCAAGACTTCATCTTTATGGTCATTTTCATAGCTCTTGGACCGAAAGAGTAAATGGATGTGTACATAAATTGTTAGATATTAACGAAATTTGGAGTAGCATCGAGTTATGATTTTTAAAACGATAAGTAGTATAGTGAAAGAAATAGTCGTAACTGCTGAATTTTCTTTTTATAATTCCTCTTTATACAGAGAATTTTTAGAAGAAAGGGAAGAAGTCTTGAAACACAAATGGTTAGAGAGTGAAAAGAAAGGCTATGATATTGGTTATAGTACTGCTTTAATTGATTGGATTTTAAAACATAGGACTAATTGGAGAAATTATCGAAGAAATGAAAAATAGAACAAAAAACATTTTAGCAGCAATAACATTTCTTCTAGCATCAATACTGTATTACTGGTTGATGGTTGTTTTAAAATAGTATTATTAGATGAAAGTTAGTCTTCCTATAGAAGAAGGGTGTTTTAATATCACTCCAGATGAATTCTGCGGATTGTATTGCTGGCTGATAACACCGGAAATTGATGCGAAATGGAATAAAAATAACCTTTTTTATAGATCTTTAATTGTTGATAGAGAAGGAAATGTATTGTCTTCTGGTTGGCCTAAGTTTTTTAATTATGGAGAGAAACCAGAATGTTATCCAAATCCCGAACAATACAATGATTGGAAATATGAAGAGAAAAAGGATGGTTCCCTTTTAATCGCTGATTTTGTAAATGATCAATTTTCTATGAGAACTAGGGGAACAGTAAGTTATGTTACTCAAAAAAACGCAAAGGATTTTGAATTACTAACTCAAAAGTATCCAACTATAGTCGAGTTCTTAAAAGAAAATCAACATCTTAGTTTATTGTTTGAGATCGTAACTCCTAATAATGTAATAGTTATTAGATCACCACAGATAGAATTTTATCTCTTGGGTGCGATCAATAAAAATAGTATGGAAATTGTTTCTTCTTCTGATTTATTAGAAATATGGAGACGGATCGGACCACTTCCTGTACCCCAACTTTATAATTTTTTAGATACCAATGATCTTTCCAAAATTGCTGAAAATATAAAATATTGGAAAGGTAAAGAGGGTATTGTTGTCTCTTATAACAATGGACAAAATAGAATCAAATTAAAATCGGACTGGTATAAATGGCTACATCGAATAAAATCTCAACTAAGTTCCGTCAAGAACCTTATTGATTATTATATAGAAAAAGAAATGCCTCACTATGAAGCCTTTTACGAGACAATCGAAACTGAATTTGATTTTGAGATTGCGATTCAATTAAAAAAAGAAATAGAAAACATTTGTGAATCGGGAGAAAAATCAAAAAAATACATTGATCACATTTTGGAAGTAGTGCATGATATAAGAAAAGTTGAAACAAGAAAAGAACAAGCACTAATGATTAAAAGAAATTTTAAAGAAAATTCTTCATTTGTATTTTCTATTTTAGATGGTAAAATAATAACAAAAGAACAGTGGGCGAAACTTATAAATCAAAATTATGAAAGTTAAAGAACTAATTGAAGTATTACAAAAACTAGATCCAGAAACACTCGTACTCGTAGATGGTTACGAAGGTGGGTATGCTGTTCCGATTGGTACAAAACAAATAGAAGTATGTGGTCCATTTGAAAGAGAATGGTACTATGGAGAATACGACGATTGTAAAGAAGAAGAATTATTTAAAACCAAAGCGATCATCATATCGAGATAATTATTTAATATGAAAATAAAAAACACACTACTAGCACTAATTGGAGCCTGTTCAATGTCATGCTCCACGACTCCAACAAACTCAGAATCTTGGATGACAAATCAAAAAAATGCCTGTCTTCCCACAGCAATTGCTTTTCGAGAAGGCTTGCAAAAATATGATGTTTGGTCCGAAGTTCTTAGGTATGAATGGATTGACAAAAAGACTCTAAAACAAAATGGTCATGCAATTGTGGTATATATGTACCCAAAAGGACAGAATAAACTCTGGACATATGACTTTTGGGGTAGTTATAGAGTTCGCGCATTTAAGGACAATCCTTTACAAATTGCTAAAGAAGCAGTTAGAGTTAGATATGAGGATAGAGACGTTTATTTTGCAGAATTTATAAAGTAAATGTATTTTAATTTATCATTAAGAAACTTTTGCAAACCAAGAAAAGACTTTGAAAAGTATTTTTCTTATTACAAGCAACTTTCTAAATATAAAAACTTAGAGTTCGAAACATGTTATTCGGGATACAACATTTTTCAATTTGAATTAGATTTTTGTCCAATTGCAAAAGATCATGGCGGTTTGAATATAAATTTAAATTTTTTGGGATTTGAAGCTGGCTTGAGAATTTATGATTCCAGACATTGGGATTATAAAAATTGGTGTTGGGAAGAATAGTCTTGACATTATAATAAAATATATTAATATTGGGCTATATGAAACACGAAACAGAACTTGAATTTGTTAAAAAGTATCCGAAAATTCTAAGAGATTACAGAGGAGATCCAATGCAAACATGCATGGCGTTTGGAATTGAAACAGATGAGGGTTGGAATGATCTTCTAGACAAATGTATGGAGAAACTTCAATACTTTTGTGATATTTGTTCGAAGAATGGTACAGAGATACAAGTTGTTGCTAATCAAATTAAATCAAAATTTGCTACGCTCCGTTTTTATTATAGTGGAGAGGGAGGAACAAAGATAGAATGGGACATTATTGATGACATTATTAATCAAGCAGAAGCAGAGTCCGCCAGAACATGCGAGATGTCAGGTAAACATGGAGAAGCGTGTAAAAAAGGTGGATGGTATATGACGCTATCTTATGAAGAAGCAAGAAAGCTAGGTTATGTAGCTTGTAATGAATCAACCGAAGCATACTGGAAAGAAAAAGACGCAAAGGGAGAAAAAAATGACGACCACGATGAACCAGAAACAACTTGAAGAGTTTGCATTCTATGAAAGCGGACTGTCTGCTGATGGATGCTTACAAAAACTTGATCCATATACAAGAGAAGCAATTGAAAGATATGGTAAGATTCTTGTAGAAAAACAAAAAGAAAACTTTATAGAAGGCTTTCAAGGAAGTTGTTATTGCTGCGAACCAGTAGGAATTCTAAATCAACAGTTAGAGGAAATTGCAAGAAAGCTTTATGGAGTTGTATTACACTTACAAGCAATATCTAGTGATAAACCTATAGCAGTAATTGGAGATAGTCTCTATCAAGAAGCAGTAAATGCTATTAAAATGTATGAAGAATATAATGCCAATTCTTGAAAAAATCCTATTCCTTTTAGTTATTCTTGTATTGATACTATCGGCTTTTGTTTTTAGTTATTATATACAAGACCAAAGTAAATTAGACATGCAAGAACTGGAACAAATTGTAGAAAAAGAAATTATTCAATATCATGGAAAACACTAAATATTTATTTGAAGAAGTAACTGGCTGTACTGCATTTAATTTTTATGTAAATGATCAGCCTCTTTCTGAGATATCTTTAGAAAAACAAGAAGAAATATTAGATTATCTTTTTGTTAAGGTAAAAAAAGGTATTAAAGAAAATTCTATATCCTTTCAAAATGTTGTGCAATTGTTTCAATATGATGATTATGAACATGATCCAGAACCCTGTGAATCTTGTTATGATACGATTTCAACAACGACTTGGAAAATATGATTATAATAGAAGAAGATAACGCACTAGATGCATATGTTAAAGAATCCTCAATAGAGGGATATGGTTTATTTGCATCTAAAGATTTCAAAAAAGGAGAACTCATCGTAGACTATAATTTGTTTCCGGAAAATTGGTATAAAATGAAATACGTTGATTTATCCGAAGAACAGATTATAAAAAATTGGTATGTTATGATCGATAACAAAAATTGTATTACCAATGATAAATTTTCTAAATTTTCATATATAAATCATTCCAGAAATCCAAATTGTTTTTGGAGTATTAATAAAAGAATTATAACTGCTGATAGAGATATTCAAAAAGATGAAGAACTCTTTATCGATTATCGTTTAGAACCTAGACCAAACAGAGTAGAATTTCCAGATTGGATTTAATTATGATTCTTGCTCTTTCTGATTTACATTTAGGTAGCCCAATTTGCCAAGCAAGTTTGACTTTACATTTACTTGAAAACGAAACTTATGATACTCTAGTAATTTGTGGAGATTTGTTAGATAGTTATAATATTCACAGACTTTGCAAAATACAGTGGAAAGTTCTTTCAGCTTTAAGAAAAATTTCAAAAAATAAAAAATGCATTTTTATTAAAGGAAATCATGATAAAGATTTGGAAACAATTTCGGCTCTTCTTGGGTTTGAATTTGTTGATGAATATTCACAAACAATTAACCATAAAAGAATACTTTTTACTCATGGTGACAAGTTTGATTTTTTTATTACCGCTAGACCGTTTTTAACCGAACTTGCTTCTGGTATATACTATATTTTACAAAAACTAGATAAGAAACAAAAACTCACCAGAAAACTTAAAACCAAGATTAAAACATGGCACGGAGCAGCACATGATTTAACTGTCCGTATTGCTCAGTATTGCTACAATAACCAGTATGATGCAGTTTGTTTTGGTCATACGCACGTTCCTAAACAATACTATGTAGGTGGAGTAGAATGCGTAAATTTAGGTTCTCAGTGTGAATTACCGATTACCTATGCTATGATTGATGATAGTGGTAAAATAGAATTAAAAAATTACGAGTAAGAAAACCCATATAATTAAATAAGTATATATTATTATGCCAACAGAAAATTTGTTATTAAAAGTCGATGGAAAACTTAAAGTCAATGGAAAAGTAAGAGTCTTAAATACTAATTCATCAGAAGAGGTTATCAATTATAATTTTAGAGGTGATTTCACTGGCATACAATACAATCTTAATGATGCGGTTGTTTCACTTGGTAGGAATTTCGAAACAAACATGAATTCACGCTCTTTATATCTGTATAAAAATATAACATGCGCGGTTGGATCATCACCATATTCATCTGCATATGCTCATTGTTGGGAATTAATCGCAAATTTACCAGATTTTAATCCAGCTGATCCTCTTGCTGATTTACCGGATAATGAAGCGGGTGTAAAAATTGATGGTTGGTATATTGATGGAGTTCCGGTTGGCGGACAATCTTGGAGAGTAATGAATCCAACTTCTAATATTAACGGTAGACCCGCTTATACATATGGGGATGAAACCGTATTATGGAATGGTTCAAATTGGGAATATAATAATAGTGGATACGGAACACTATCAACCGGAACCGGAAATGCCCCTTATCCTTGGCAAGCAACTTGGGCAAATGGATTCACTTCGGAAAAAAGTGTAATCAGAAGTTAAAATTTTTCTTGACTAAATTGAAAAATAGTTCATAATCTACTATAGATTATGTTAACAGAAAATAATAAATTCGAAGAATATAGATACGCTATTCGTCACAAACCTACTCAAAAATGGGTTAAATTTAAAAATGATGATTTAGAATTAACCGTAACTACAATAAAACTGGTAAATTTTAAAGATTGTTTAATTTCTTCAGCAACTAAAGACATTTTAGAAACATTTTTAAAAGTGAGCGCATTTAACAACACTCCTAATTATGGTAAAGAAAACTTTTTAGAATTTGAGATTGTAAAAGTTCTAACAACATATACAATAGAATCATGAGTGATTATACACAACCATACACACCAGAAGGAAGACATCCAGAAGACGCAATTTATGAGGTTAAAGAGTTCGTCAAAAAACTCCAAGACGTTCAAGAAGATTATTTTCAAAGATTGTCTAAAGGATTAAAATTAACCCAAGAAGGAGAAGAATATCTTTTCGATTACATTTACAATGTAAACAACGATGACCAAGAAATTGATGACTTTGCTCATTATGTGCAAACTCTTGGAAAGAGTTATAGAAATTTTATTAAAAAATAATATGAAAGAAAAAATTGACCCAATGCTGATATTTATGGCAATTATGTTTAGTTGTATTCTTGGCACACTTTGCTATATGTCTAAATTAGAAAGAGAAGACAAAAACAAAAGAGCAGAGCTTGTTAAAGAAGCTATTGAAAAAAACTGGACACCAGATCAAATCCGAGTTATAATAGAATCAAGATGAGAACTATAAAGTTTCGTTTCTGGAGTCCACAAGGAAAAGCATTTGTACAACAATACAAATATAACGGACTTGTTGATGAATTGTTTGATGAGAGAGAATGGAGGATTTTAGTTCCTTCTCAATATACAGGAATGAAAGATTGCGAAGAAAAAGAAATTTGGGAGGGAGATATTATTGAGTTTGAAAGACCTTTAACGAACAGAGATTCTAAAAAATATATTGCAATTGTATCCTATGAGGATGCGGCTTATTCGATTAGGTCTAAAGAAACTGAAGGAACACTTACATATGGTTTGCTACATGATCTTTCTAATGCCATTTATGATTGGAAGGTTAAGGTAATTGGAAATAAATTCGCTAATACAGAATTATTATGAATACATTTTACGAAAGAATTCATGACGGGGAATTTTTTGTTTACAGTGAAGAAAGCAAAAAATTCTATTTATCAGCGATGAAAAAGTTTAAAGACAAAGGACATTTGGTTAGTGAGTATACGGAAGAAACTTTGGATAAACTTGTAAGGTCAGGTTCTTTTAAAAAACATACTAAAAACCCTGTTGTTATAGCTCAACATGATGTCATTACAGATATTATTCTTGAGAACAAAAAACTCAAAGAAGAGATAGCACAACTTAAAAAAGAAATAAACTAAATGAATACAGAAATAGAAACACTAACAAGCGTAGTAACAAAAGAACTAGATAGAATTAAATCTAATATGGTTCAAGACGAAGTTGATAAGAACGATTTGAATTGTATAACGGATGCAATCGAATGGTTACAGATCATAAAAGAGATCGATATTGAATACAAAAACACAAAAGGAACTGGACCTAATCCAGACAGAATAGAAGATCTTTACAATCAAAGAAATATCCATTATAATTTTGATTGCGAAATTATTAACAATGCTTCGGGTTATATCATAGCACCTGTATTTACATATAAAACTAAAGTAGAAGCTGCCACATGTATTATTTTCAATTCCTTGCAAGAAATGAAGGATTTTTTAAAAGATAAAAAATATCTATTGTATATGGTTATAGTTTCTATTAAAGCTCATATGGTCGAGACTGCTGATAATGGGATGTTCATTATAATTCCAAATAGACCATTGTACGGAACTCCAGAAATAAAATATACTTTTAGAGGACACATTTTAAATGATACCTAGAAAATACGCAACATACCAAAACACCAAAGTTGGAGACAAGATTAAGTTTAGAGAATCTACCAAACATTGGTTTCTCAATAGAGAAGAGAATGCAAAGAAGCTAGTATCTGGACAAGTTTATACAGTAAAAAAAATTAGCGTTGCTTCTTCTTCAACTGGTGTTATACTAGAAGAAACAAACGAAGAAGTAGAACTAACTTGGTTTGATATTATAGAATGAATGAATATACGCCAGATAAATGGTTAGTTGTTAAAATTGAAGGAGGAAAATTTCCTTTGACCTATAAAGTATTTGCTTGTTGGTATGGAGGTTATTTAAATGAAGACTCTTGGAAGCTGAATAGCGGAATTACAAAAGTCACAAAAGAAGACGGATACTATTTGTTTGAAGGTTATTCTGGTTCTGTTTATTCTTGTAGCGAAAAACGCTATGGTGCTACTATATATGGTCACGGAGTTTTACAGGACATTATCAACAAATCCAAAGAAGCTGGAGTAAACGTAGAAATAATGCCAGAAGATACAAATTGGCTTGACTTGTCCTACGAATAATTCTATATTGATTACATGAAGGACAAAATAGAAGAGGATAATTTATATGTGTGATTGTTGTAATGCTAACAAATATTGGAAAATTTTTAGTAAAAACGGTAAACTAAAGGAAGTACACTGGGGAGATGATCGATATTTCTTCAAAGTAAAAGATAAAGATTTTGTTGTAAAATATCATTCTAAAAATGTTATTAAGATATATAAAATAATAAAATGCACCGAATGTACCGATCTTTTGTATTATAGCTGGATACCTACAAAAGAAAAATCAATAGCTAAGTTAGCCTACCTAAAATAAGGGGTTATACTCACAAAGTAATTTATGAAAATTTCGAAAGTTAGTTTAGGTGGAGAGAACAGCCGTAGACGTACGAGTGGCACACGTTCGAGTCGTGTACTTTCGACCATCTTTAAAAAATTACAAAAGTTAGATAGAGAGATTTCAAGACTTCAAAATAAAATAAATCCTTTTGGTGCTTATAGTTTTGATTTTGGAAAGCATAGAAACAAGAAACTCGAAGAACAAATTAAAAAACTTGACATGCAGAGAAAAGAAGTTAGACTTGAGAGAAAGAAGTATGGTAATTAAAAAAAGAAAACCACGGACAAAAAGTTATGATCTCGGTTTTGATGGAGCGCATATTAACGGAAAACCAATAATGCATGATTCTCCAGCAATAGAAAAATTGGATTTTCGTTTTAAAAATAAACTATGTCTTGGGTGTGGAAAAAAAGAGTGTCAATGTAAAAGTAAGAACAACAAAAGAAGTTTAAAAACTTGACTTGAAGAGAAAAGAAGTTAGACTTGAAAGAAAGAAATACAAATTATGAAAATAGAAAAAGAATATTATGAAATTATAAAAGAAAAGTGGAAACCTTTTCTTGTTGGTGTACCCACTGACGAGCAATTTGATTGTTCGTTTATTCTTAATACATTAGAAAACTTTATGTTTTGGGAGAAGATTGACGAAAGCACATTTCTTTCTTTCTTAGAAAAAATCCTTAGTATTTTCGGAAATGTTAATACAGAAGATCATTATGAAGAAGTTTTAGATATTTTGGAAGAATCAGAATTCATCAAAAATAAATTCAACAGAGAAAATTCAGAAGACAAACATTCTAATTTTTTACTTGCTCTATGCGGAGATTTCGATACGGTTCAAGAATATTTTGTGTTTTTAGAAAAAAGTAGACAAGATACATTAAAAAAAATTAAGAACTTGACTTGAGAGGAGAAATATGAAAATTAAAATTAATACCATAAAAATTGATCACGAAAATCATTATGATTTTTCATTAAAGATATATGAATTTATTAAAAATAAAGTAGAAAATAAAAAGGATTGTGAAAAAAACACTTTCACTGCAATTCCTAAAACGAAGAAACCTTATTTTTGGCAATTCAACAAAAAGAAAAAATATAAACAAGAATGCGATTTGATTTTTGAAGATTTACAAAAGATATTAAAGACAGAGAAGAAATAAAAACAATGAAACTATACATAATAAAAGTAAACGGAAAGCTTATAAAAGCTGTCCATGAAGATTGGAATTGGGAAGAAGCACAAGAAAATTTAAAAAAGATATATGGAGAAGATGCTGATGTAGAGCTAGTTTCTAGTATGTCTGAAGAACTTTTCGAAGATCTTACGAAATTTAAACTCGAAGAATATGAAAAATAAAATTACAGTAAGTCTATACGCTAAAAAGTACGGCGAAAACGAACTAGCTAAAATGATTCTTAATAAAGAATTTGGTTTTGAATTTTCGATTGAAAGCGATACGGAAAGAAGTCGGAGAATTCTTTCCCTTGAAGAAGCACTATCTTTAAAAGATAGTTTAGAAACAGCTTTTAGTGATTACAAAAAATATAATTTATAAAATTAGTGAGCGAGTAACGGAAATGATCAACCGTTTGGTAAGATACCGATAATCGGACGCAGGTTCAAATCCTGCCTTGCTCACCAACTTTTTTGGATACGGAAATTAAAACATGAAACTATCTAACTATTTTTGGGAACCAATTAAAATTGAACACGGAGTTCCTAATTGGAAGATTGAAGAAATGAAAAACAAGAGACAATTGTTCTCTTTAGCAGACTTTGAATAATATGACTAACAGAACACTTAAATTCCGCGCTTGGGATAAACTAGCAAAACAATTCACCTATCCAGATAAAGGATATCAGGGTCACTTCATTCTTACTTTGAATGGAAAATTTCAAAACCTTCAGAATGGTTCTGGTGGTGATGAATATGTTGTCCAGCAATGGACTGGATTTGTTGATCGTAACGGAAAAGACATATATGAAGGAGACATTTTTTCACAAGAATTTGATCCAATTATCTTTCTTGATGGAAAATTTATGACCAATTTACGTGGAGCAAGATTATTTGACTTAGAAGAATTTTGGGAGGATGGTCAAGAACCTGAAGTAATTGGAAACGTCTTCGAAAATAGTGAACTTTTAAATAATGAAAATTAACATTGAAAATTACCAAGTATTATCTGAAGACTTTACTAAGCATATTTGCGTTGTAGTTTTAAATCATTATATTGAACTTGAAAAACAAATTATTGATGACAATAAAGATAATAGTGATGTAATAATAAGGTCTAAAAAAAACTTAAAACACTTGAAAGAATCAAAAAATTATATACAATCATTTTATAAACAATGAATAAAACAATGAGTAATATATCAAAAACACAAAGAGTATGGGCAAAGATTGATAAGCGTTTCTTAGTTTTAAGAACCGAATTTGTTCCTAATGATACGATTGTAATATATGAGCGAGGAGGAGCTAAAGCTCTTTATTATGAACCTGATAGCACATATCTATATGATAATTTAGTTATTCAATGGGGTAGTGGAGTGAATGATTCTAAAGGCAAGGAAATTCTTGAAGGAGATATTGTTAGAATTGTTCCTGATGGAAATATATACAAAAGCTATTGCGGACAAATAATTTTGTCTACTAAAGATAGTTTTATGATTAAATCTGAGCAAGGAAACATCGAACCACTACTTGATTCTAAAAATCTTGAAATTATTGGAAACATTTTTCAATTGCCTTGTAATCCAGATCACAATGGAGAATGTTTGGTTTGTGATTGTTGGTTGAGCGATTGTGAATTTATTAAAGAGAATAATGATCAAGACATATAAATTCACATTTA